TCATTCATTGGGCGACCAAAATAATTTTGGAAGTTATTGGACAAATGCACTTATACCATATTTTGATAAAATTAAAAGTGAATTTGTTTGTATATTATTAGATGATTTATTTTTTATTAGACCAACAGAAATTGAAAAATTGTTTAATGTATTTGATGAAGCAGAAATAGAAAAAAAACGATTTGATAAATATATTCTTGGTGCACTTCCAAATAACATGTTAATTGGTTCTTCACAATTTACTAATAGTTCATTATCACTTCATAAAGAAATGGACTACAGAACAACATTGAAACCATCAATTTGGAGAACAGAATATTTTAAAAAAATGTTAAAACCGAATTATACTGCATGGGATTTTGAAATTAATAATATGCAAGAAAGTAAAAATGATAATTCTATAGTAATTTGTCATAAGATGGTTGATTTGACAATACAATTAAATATTTATGAAAAAGGATGGTTTAATTATAAAGATTATGAAAATAAAAAACATCTAATTTGTGCAATAGATGATGAATTACTTAATAAATATAAAAAATGAATATTTTAATAACATATCCACATGGTTTGGGGGATTGTTTGATGCTAACTCCATCATTAAGAGAATGGTATAGAAAAAATAATACAAGGGTTAATGTTGCAATAATGAAAAGATTTGAATCTTCTAAAATTTTTGCAAATAATCCATATGTGGATAAAATATTTTATGTACAAGACCCTTGGAATGATTATGATAATGCAAATATTGGTTTCGTTGAAGTAGAAAAAGCTGGAGAAATAATTGCAGCACAAAATGATTTAATTTCAATATTTTTAAATCAACCACCACCAATACATAAGATATTTAAAAATGCAGGATTACTTGGATTGACTTTAGAATCGACACATATTGATATATTTATTTCTGATGAAGAAAAAAAGATTACTAATGAAATTATTAATAAATATGTTGGATTAAATCCGTTTGGTTTTATACAAACAACAACTGGTGCAGGTGTTACTAAAGATTTACCTAATGGATTTGGTGAAAAATGGTTGAGAAAAGAAAAGAATTTAAAATATTTTATCGAAATTGGTAAAACTTTTAAATATGATGAATACAATATTAATATTCAATTTGAAATATTACGTAGAGCATCTGCAGTTTGTATTCCAGATTCAGTTTTTTATCATGCATGTAGTGGATTAGATAAAAATATTGATTTTGTTTATTTTGGAAGAGGTGTTGATGTATATAATAGAGTAAGAAATCTAAATAATAAAATAACAGAGAATGTAAATTATTCAATACCAAACATATGATACCAATATTAGATATACGACATGTTTCAATAATAGATGCATTACCAATATATAATACTGAAAAAGAAGTATTAACTGTTGGATGCGGTGATTGTAAAATTGATTATCATCTAATTAAAATGAATTATAAAGTATATTCGACAGATTATCAAACAGCAGAAAAGTTTAGAAAAAATATGGAAGAATATTTTTCCATATTAAATTACTATCACAGTAATATATTTAATCTCAATTCATTTCCAATTCAAAATGCTGAAAGTGTAATATGTTCTGAAGTTTTAGAACATTTAATTAATTATAAGGAAGCATTTATGAATTTATTGACATTAACAAGAAAGAGATTAATTATTACAATTCCTTTTGAACAATCATATAATGATTCTGCCCCACTACCGGAAGGTCATTGTAATTTTTGGTCAGATTCTATATCAATTGGTTATAAAGATATTCATGAATTTATTGAGATGGCAAAGCCATATGCAATATCAATTCAAAAAATTAGAACAAAAGAATTGGATATACAAATGGGACAGTATGATTATTTTATAATAATTGATAAAAATCAAAAATATAATAATTGAGATGCAATTACATGAATTAAATGAAATATTTCTAATGATAAATAAATCTAAAAATGATTTTGATTTATTTCTTGAAACAGGTACATTAATAGGCGATACCATTAATAATATTAAATCGGAATTTCAACAATTAGTTTCAATAGAAATTGTTGAAAATCTTTATAAAGTATCAAAGGAAAGATTTATTAATGAAAATAAAATTGAAATAATTTGGGGTGATTCAGTTGTAGAAATGCCTAAATTAATTAATAGATTTAATGATAAACGAATTATATTTTTTTTAGATGGGCATTATTCGGCAGGTACTACTGGTAAGGGGGATAAAGATGTTCCATTAATAGAAGAATTAATAATTATTGAGGAAAAATATATTAATGATGGTTTAATAATTATTGATGATGCTGATTTGTTTGAATTTGTTGATTCTCAAGTATCATGGACAGGAATAAATGAAAAAAATATATTAGATGTATTGAAAAATAGAATTATTAGTTATTTTTACATGCCAGATGTTAGGTCAAATAAAAAAAGATTAATAATTAAATTAGATAGTAAATATAATTAAGTATGTTAATTTATGTAGATGTTGATGGCACAATATGTGATACCAAAGGCGGTTATATGAATGCCAAACCAATTAAAGAGAATATAGATAAAATTAATAAACTTTATGATGAAGGTAATATTATTGTCTACTGGACTTCCAGAGGTAAAAACACAGGTATTGATTGGTCAGAACTAACTGGTCAACAATTAACTGTTTGGGGTTGCAAATTTCATGATGTCATTATGAATTCAAAACCCGCTTATGATTTATTAATTGATGATAAAAGTAAAAGAATTGAAGAATTATGAATATTTTATTAAAGTATTTATTATTAAAAAAATAGAATATGAAAATTGCTAATGTTATTTTTGAAAAAGAATTAGTAAATCATACAAGGGTTGAATATGTAAATTATTATAATGAATCTATTATATATGATACATTAGACAAAACCATGCCAACATTATATGTGGGTTGGTCATTTATGAAAGCCTGTAATCCCGATAATTTAATAATTCAAAATGCAGATATTCTTAAGAAAAGAATCATAACCAATGAATTATATTGGGAATGTAATTTTGAGGAAGGTAAAGCATCACATGTTAAAGGAGTTGATTCTTTTGTAAATTTTGCACCACAATTTTATTTTACACCAAAATATTCTTATGTTAATTTAGACCCCGTTTTCTTTCAATTAAAAGATGTTCAAGACATAATTGATGTTATTCCTAAAAGTATTGACAAATATTATTTTTTAAAAAATAGTATGTTATATATTTTATGCGATAAAAAAATATATGGTCTTAATTTTGATATGTATCGATTTTTTAAATTTGATGTTGATAAATTAATAATAGAAATTGAAAAACTAACATTTAACGGTAATTCAGAGAATTATAGTTGTATATGTGATATAGATGGTTCGATATACGAAAAATATTATAAAATTTTTCCAAACTTTGAATTATTAAAAAGGTATATTGTAATAATAATATAAAAATAAATTAAAAAATTTATAAACCGTTAGTATTTATTTAAACTAACGGTTTTTTTATGAAAAAATATAAAAAGTGGGATGTTGATTCTTCATTATTGGAAGTAAAAAAATATAATAATAGAAACGATTTTTATAAAAAATCTTCAAGAGCATATGAGATATTGAGAAAAAATAATTTATTGAATATTGGATGTAGTCATATGAAAAAACCATATTATTCTGCTATTAAATGGAGTATAAATAAATGTAAAAAAAATGCAAAGAAATATAATTCTCGAATAGAATTTCAAAAAAATGATAAGAAGGCATATGAGGCAGCAAAAAATCATAGATGGCTTGATGAAATTTGTCAGCACATGCAATTTAAAAAATTACCGAATGGATATTGGAATAATATAAAAAATTGTAAACAAAGAGCATTACAATATAACACAAAAACAGAATTTATAAAAAAGTCGCCTCACGTATATTATATTTCGTTAAAAAACAAATGGCTTGACGAAATTTGTCAACATATGATTCCAATTGGAAGTAAATATAAAAGATGTATATATTCATATGAATTTTCTGATAATCATGTTTATGTTGGGTTAACATATAATTTAATTAAAAGAGAATATAATAGAAATTCTGATGAAAAAGATAGTGTTACAATACATATAAGAAAAACCGGAATAATACCAATTAGAAAACAATTGACGAATTATATTTCAGTTAATGAGGCAATTAAATTAGAGGGAGATTTTCTTAAAAAATATATATTAGAGGGTTGGATACCATTAAATAGAAATAAAACTGGCGGTATTGGTGGTAGTTCTTTTTAATAAAATCAAGAAATGTGAATTTGAATTATAAAATATTCCCAAATTTTACTCTTCTTAAAAGATATCTTGTTGTGATATTGTCAAAATGATTATAAGATAGTATTTATTATTAAAAAATAAGTACTATGGAAAATAAAGTAGAAAAAGCACTTGAAGATTTTGTTGAAACTCTTAAAACTGATGAAGAATTAGAAGAAAAAGCAAAACTTGATAAGATTAAAAAAGTTGTTCTCGATGAAAGAGACGGTCTTATTATTGAACGTATTGATAAACAGTTCGTTACATCGGATGGAAGACAATTACTTAGAGAAGTATATTAAAAATATTCATTAAAATGAAAAATGAAAATTTAATTAATCTTTCAGAAGAAATAAGAAAGATTAACTATCGTGTTGATTATAAAATCAACGAATCCCCTAAATATCGTCCATTAGTTAGTAGTAATGAGGAATTTGATAAAGTTCCTATATTAACAAATGAAGCTGGTGAACAAGAAGATGCAGAAAAACCGGGTGGTGGAGAACAACCTCCAGCACCTTCAAATGACCAACCTATTGGTACTGATGCACCAATACCTGCTTTTGATAAAACAGGTGGTGATAGTGGTGAAATTCCAGCAGAACCTATGACTGGTGAACCCTCAGACCTTATGGCGAATCCAATGGGTGCTCCTGAACCTGATAATCAGGTTAATGACGTTCAAAATGAAATTATAAAACACAATATTGAAGCCATGAAAAGTATTCATGACCAATTAGAAGGTTTGAATAATGTTGTTCAAGGTATAAATACTAAATTAGAAGCACTTAATGCAGATGTTCAGGAAGTTCGAGAACCAACTAATTCTGAAAAGTTAATGAACAAAACCAATGTAAGTTATCCATATTATTTTAATTTAAATGATTTTTGGTCGGGAAATTGGTTTAATGAAAAACGTAATCAGGAAATGGAAAAGGGTATAAAAGAATTACCTGATGGTACATTTGTTGCAGATTTTGATGATTTGCCACAAAAGTCTAAAACAGATGTGCAAAATAGTTTTAATGACATGATTTAATAATGAGAATTTTTCATCAATATGGCTCAAAGGATAGACTTTTTGAAATGATGCAAAAAGTTGGTCGAATGGGATTGAATGAAGCATTGCTTCCTAAAGAAAAAAGAATAGCAATAATTAATGACTTTATTAAATTTGTTGATAAAAAATTAAAATTAGATAAAGATTTACCAGAAATTGTGTTATCTAATGATGAAAAAGAAGCACAAGAAATGCATTCTTTTGGAAAGAATACACCAGAGATAAAAAAAATTAGAATTGTTATTGCTAATAGAAATTTAGCAGATATTTTGAGAACATTAGTGCATGAGTTAATACATTATAGACAATATTTAGATGGAAGATTAACTTCAAGTTCAAATGATACTGGTAGTCCTGAAGAAAATGAAGCGAATGCACTTGCAGGTGCATTAATGAGAGAATTCGGTAAAATGAATTCAATAATTTTTGAATAAAAATATTTAATATGAAAATACTTACGCAAGTTGGTAGTAAAGAAAGATTTCTTGAAATGTACCAAAGGGTTAATAAAATACAATTGAATGAAGAAATTGTACAAAACAATAATTCAAATTCAGTTCTTGAAAATGCATTTCAAGAATTAAAAAACAATCAATTAAATATTCAACATACAAATAATCAAGTTAGTGGTGATGAAAGTTTTGTTGAAATAATTGGCACTGATAAAGGTGGTAATAATGTAAATTTCAAATTCAAAGTTACTTCAAGTCAAAGTGAACAAGATGGGGTATTTAATGTTGATTCAGCACAATTAGATGGTTTCACATTTAATACAAAAGGTGGTGGTCAAACTATTGAAATGGATGTAAATGCATTGAAACAATTTAATGCTCAACATGGTCAAGAATTAGTTGATATTGTTAGTGAATTTGTTGATGTTGAATCTGAACAACCTGAAGTTGATGAACTTTATGAAGAAGCTATAAAAAAAATTGATTCTTATCCATTTGGTGCTAAAAATAGAGAAGGAATGCAAATACTTAAAGCATATGCAGATGAAAAACCAACAAATCCTGAAGTAAGAGTTAATTCACCTGAATTGGAAAAATATGTAAGTGAAATACAGGAATATAATCCTGAAGAAGAACAACCTGAAGGAGATGTTTTGGATTTGCCACCAGATTATAGTGATACAGATATTTCTACTGATGATGAACCAGATATTGTTAATCCAGATAATATTAAACCATCAGAACCCGATGAACCAATTTCTCCAGAAAAGGAAAAAATAATTATGCAAGCATATGATAATTTGATTGCAAAAGGTGTTTCTGCACCAACAGTAAATCAAATATTGGCAGAAATTGATAAAATAAATCCACCTGCTTTAGAAAAACCAGACCCTGAAAGTCATATGGCTGCTGGAAAGAAAAGAGTTTATCCAAGTATGGCTGAACCATTTTTAGAAAATTTAGATGCAACAAATTTACTTTCAAGAACTTATGAACAACAATTAAGTCCAGAAAAGAAAAAAATAATAATTAATAATGCTGAAACATATATTGATATGCAATTAGGTGCTAAAAAATTTCAAACATCAAAAGAAGATTATATTGCAATGGTTAAAAACGTGGCATTGGAAATATATAATGCGAGTTTAGCAAAATTAAATGAAACAGATTATCCAGAAGAAATGGGTATTCCAAAAGAAATTAAAACAATAACAAAATATCCAAAACCGAAAAAAAAACATAAAATAAAAAAATTAAAAATTAAAACTGGTGTTAGTGAAAGTACTGACCAAGATAAATATGAAGATATTGTTTTTTTACAAGGTGATGAAGCATATCAACCTTTGGAAATACTTAGTACAAAAGGTAAAGATGCTGCATTAGAATATTTAAAACAATGGCATTATCCCGGAGAACATCAAGGTAGTCAAGAATTAGGACATGGCACTGGTGACCAAACTTATGAAAAAGATGGTTATATTATGTCATGGAATTCAAGTATTGGTTATATTGGTTTACAATATGATTTATCGAAGTTAAATGAAGATGATGAACAAATGTCACATCAGTCATTTGATAATGAAGAACCAAATATTGAACAACTTGCAAAAGAAAAAGAAGAACAAGGTGAAATTATTCAAGGTGGTAAGGGTGATGGTAAATCTCTACTTGAATTTGACCCAGACCAAGTAACAAAGGGTTTGGAAGTTGAAAAAGAACATACTGATGACCCATTAGTTGCAATTGAAATTGTATTAGACCATCTTACTGAAAATCCTGAATATTATACTGTTAAAGATACTCCACAAGATTCTGCACAAGCTGAAGCAGCAAAAGATGCTGAAGAAGGAAATGAAGAAAATGGTTTAACAAATCCAGATATGGACATGGGTTCACCAGTTGAATTTGCAAAAAAATTTAATAATGAACCAGATGATAAAGAAATGACTGATGTTTTGCTTGGATATGAACCAAAAAATGTTGGAGATAATATTGGAGATGATGAAACTCCTAAAGCCCTTACAATTAAAGAAGATAGTGAAAGTGAATTAAAGCAAAAAGACCCAGCAACGTGGCATCAAATTCAAATTGCAAAAAAGACAATAAAAATGCCGGGTGCTATGGCTAATGTTATGGGTGGAATGACAAAAGAAGAAGCAAGAGAAATATTAGCTAAACGTGGTATTAAAGTAGAAGAAAATATTATTGGTGCAAGTAGTGCAAAATCAGTGGTCGGTTCAAATTCAAATGTTGAAGCAGAAAATGCCGATAGTTTGAAAAAATATCAAGAATATCAAAAAAAAGATTTTAATTCTTTAAAAGATAATGAAAAAGAAGAATTTTTTGAACTTTGGAATAAATATAAAAATACTTAATATTATATTAATTATATTATTTGTATTTTTATTAATTGGATGTCATTCAAAAAAAAATACATCACAATATACAGCACGTAAAAATTATTCTAAAACCGTAAATAAAATTCATAAGGATGTTTCAAAACATAAAAAGCAGCACAGGAAACAAGAAATAATTGTTTTTGAATAAAAAAATAAAGACTACTTAATAGTAGTCTTTATTGTTTTCATAAAAAATTTAATATTTTATTAATAATTTTATATTTATAATATGGTATTCTTATTAATTTAATATTATTATTTTTAGCATAATTATTTTTAATATTATCATATTCATTTGTAATTTTAAAAGAACTCAAGCCACCAAAATATTCAATAGGTTCATAATGTTGTTTTCCATCATATTCAATTAAAATATTTTGTTTTGGTAAATAAAAATCAAATTTTAATTTTTTATTATTTTCATTTTTACAATTATCAAATGATTTTTGAAATATAAAATTAATATTTTTATTATTTAAAATTTCTTTAATTTTAAATTCACCCTTTGAAATATAACAATCAGGACATCCATGATTATTTATATGTGAATGCGGTGATTGTTTAAAAATTCCATGTTTAAGACAAATAATTTTTATTTTAGACCTACAGTTTATATATTTAACTAAAGAATAGTCATATTTATCACCATGCGTTTTCTTAGCTTTTTCAATAAAACTATTTTTAGCTTTTAAAATTTTATTATTGCTTCTAATAATTTCTCCACATTTATAACAATCTTGTTTTGATAAATGATTATTTGGCTTTTGTTCAAAAATTCCATGTTTGGGACATATTATTTTTATTTTAGTGTGACTATTTTTATATTCCGATAAAGAATAGTCATATTTATCGCCATGAATTTCTTTAGCTTTTTTAATGAATATTTCTTTTGTTAATTTTTTATTATTTCCACAAATTTGACACCCATAATTTTGCAAATGGGCAAATGCTTTTTGTTCAAAAATTCCATGTTTAAGACAAATAATTTTTATAATATCATGTGCGCCAATATATTTAACTAAAGAATAGTCATATTTATCGCCATGAATTTCTTTAGCTTTTTCAATAAATGTTTTGGTTGTTAATTTTTTATTACTCGCACAATTAGGGCAACCATGTGGATTAGTTTTTCTTGTATGATTAGCAGGTATCTGTTTAAAAACTCCATGCTTTTTACAAATAATTGATACATTTAAATGATTTTTTTTATATTCCGATAAAGAATAGTCATATTTATCGCCATGAATTTCTTTAGCTTTTTCAATAAATGTTTCTGTATTATATTTCATGTTTTAGTATTTATAATAAATACAATAATAAATTAAAAAGATGTCGATATTTAGAAGTTATTTTAAAAAGAACACAACTCTTATTACTAATAATAAGACCAATAACTCGCAGAATCCTGTTACAGAAGTATCATATGGTACATCTAATAAACAGGTTAGTCGATTTATTTTTGATATTGACTTAACTGAATTACATAATAGAATTACTGATGGTCTTATTAATCCAAATAGAATTGTGAAACACATATTACATATGACTAATACAATTAGTTATGCTTCGCAATATCTTGGACAAAAATCATATACACAAGCAATTAATAGAGCAAGTAGTTTTGATTTAAATTTGTTTAATATTAATCAAGATTGGGATGAAGGTAGTGGTTATGATTTTATATATGATGATACAGTAATTGCTGTACCAATTATTGAAGCATCAAATTGGTATTCAGCAAGAACAAATACTTTATGGATAAATTCTGGTGCATATATTAGTGGTGTAACTCAAACAATAGCTACTGAAAGATTTGAAAAAGGAAATGAAAGTCTTGATATTGATATTACTAATTATATAAATCAAAGATTATTTGGTACTGGTTATACTGGAACATCTGCATTTACTGGTTCTTCATATGGTCTTGGTCTTAAATTTCCAAATAATCTTGAATCACAAGAAACAGCATATAGAGAAGCGGTTGCTTTTCATGCAAAAAATACTAATACTTGGTATGAACCATATGTTGAAACTATTATTGATGATACCATTACTGATGATAGAAATTATTTTTATTTAGATAAAAGTAATGATTTGTACTTATATATAAATATTGGTGCATTTTCACAAGATATTATAGTAAATAAAGTCAATATATATGATAATGAAGATAATTTAATTGATATATTAAGTGGAACATCAATTGTTAATGTGGGTAAAGGTATTTATAAAATAACATATTTTGTTGATTCACAAAATTATCCAGATGCTGTATTATTTAAAGATGTGTGGACTGTTACAATAAACAGTAGACAAAGTGAACATGTTGGAGAATTTTATTTAATATCTCCTGATAAATATTATACATTTGACCAATCAAATCAAATTCAATTTGATAATTATTTCTTTTATTTTTGGGGAATTGGTGAAAGAGAAAATATTATTTCAGGTGTAGTAAAAAAAATAAAATTAACAATAAAAGAATTATATCCAAATCAAAATAATTTCTTACCTTTAGATATTGAATATAGATTATTTACTACAATAGCTAATAAATATGAAATTGATGTAATACCATTTACATCGGTAAATAGAACAAATACTGGTTATGAATTTAATCTTGATACATCATGGTTAATACCTCAAGATTATCATTTACAAATAAGATTAAAAAATGGTAATTATTATGAAAATAAACAAACACTTTCTTTTACAATAGTTTCTAATAATTTAACTAATGTATAAAATATAAAAGGTTTATTTTTAAAAATCCTTGTATTTATGTAAAATGTGAAATATATTTGTATTGCAATTTTTATAATTGAAAAAATAACTTTACTGTAATTTAAAATTGAAATGGAAAATCAAAATTCAACGACAAATGCCCAAGGTGGTAATTTGTCAGATTTAAAAAAAATGTTTTCTGATTATCAGAAAAAACAATCTCAAACAAACAAAAGAAAATCACGTGAAGACCTTTTAGCAAAGTACTTTGTACCACGTAAAGCAAAAGAAATCTTCAGAATTCTTCCCCCAAAACCCAATAAAAAACATATTGAAGAAGCATTTTTTCATGTTGTTACTACTAATGCTGCTGGTGGAAAAAAGAAACATGGAACGGTAATTTACTGTCCTGCTCATAATGACCCTAAAGTTCCTAAATTGGGAGCAGATAATAAGCCATTAATCGACCAAGCAACTGGTAATCCTATTCTTGTACCTGCGCCATGTCCTCTTTGTGTAAGACATAAAAAATGGCTTGCAAAACAAGACCAATCCTTAAAAGGAATTAAAAAGGAAAATATGAATGATGCACAAAAAGCAATCAAAGCTAAGAATGATGAAATTTATAAGGAAGCCATTAAATGGGAAGCCAAGAAATTTTATATTGTTCGTGGAATTGATAAAGGTGCTGAAAAAGATGGTGTTAAATTTTGGAGATTTAAACACAACTACAAAAATCAGGGTACTCTTGACAAACTTCTTCCAATTCTGGAAGATTATATGTCAAATCATCAAGCAGATTTTTCCGACCAGAATAATGGTACTGATTTAAGTTTAACTATGACTGATAGTGAATTCAATGGTTATATTTATAAAGCAATTTCTGCAATCACAGCAAAAGGTAAATCATTATTAAATAATGACCCATTGATTATGAGAGCATGGCTTGAAGATGATATAACATGGAGAGATGTATTTAAACCAAAACAAGCACCCGGAATGCCACCATATGAATTTCTTGAAGCAGTGGCTAACGGTACAAGTCCTTATTGGGATGATACTGATGCAAATAATAAACATTGGGTATTTCCGGGTCGTCCTGACTTGGAAGAAGCAGCTAATACTCGTACTCGTAATCTTGATGCAAATGAAGAAAACTTTGAATATGCTTCAGATTTAGATGATGAATATCCAAGAGTTACTATAAGTAATATTACTGAATCAAAAGTCGGTACATTTGAAGATGATGCTACTGATTTAGGTAAGGAAATACTTGCAGAAACCGCAGAAAATGTCATTACTGCAGAAGAAAATCAATCAGGTAGTCCAGATTATGACGACCTTCCTTTTTAAAAAGTAATTAATTAAATAAAAGGGGAATTTTTATTTCCCCTTTTTTAATCTATTTTAAAAAAATTAAAAATTTATGAAAAAAAATGAAATTGAAGTACCTTCAAATGAGGTAAGAAAACCGACTGCAAAAAAAACATTTAGTCTTGAAAATTTTAAAAAGAAGGTAGGAGTTGAAGATATTCCAGATAAACCACTACAATGGATAAAAATTGATGATGCTATGGAGGAGGTAACTGGAATTCCGGGCTTCCCAAAGGGCTACGTATCAGCATGTTGCGGATTTTCTAATAGCGGAAAATCCACTGCAGTAGCGTTAGGTATTGTTAATGCACAAAAAATGGGATTGCTTCCAATAATAATTGATTTAGAAAATAACTTAAGTAAATATCGATTAACTACAATGGGTTTTGATTGGGATAAAGAACATATTTTTATTGATAATGAATATCTGTTAGAACATTTTGGAAGAGTTTTAGATAAAAATAGAAATTATGCTTCAATTGAAGATTTAGCGAATTGTGTTCGTTTCTTATTACGTGAACAAAGCGATGGTAATTTACCATTTGATTTAGCATTTGCAATTGACTCAATTGGTACGTTGAATTGCAATAAAACAATTAATGCTGCAGAAAAAAATGAATCAGATTCCAATTTTTGGAATGCAGGTGCGTATGAAAAAGAATTTATGTATTTATTTAATGATGTTATTCCAAATAGTAGGAAAGCAACAAAACAATATACAAATACAGTATTTGTTGTTCAGAAAATTGGTCGTGATGCAATGAATAATTCAATTACTATGAAAGGTGGACGTACATGGGAATACACGCCTCGATTGCAGTATTATTTTGGTGGTATTGTGTCAAAAGGTGTTAAGAAAATTACAGCTATTTCAAAAAAACGTGAAATATCATATGGTGTGTCAGTAAAAGTTAATGTATTAAAAAATCAAATAGATGGACCGCTTGGTGGTATTTCGATGGAAGGGTCAATAATTTCAGTACCACAAGGATTTATAACTCCTGAAGGTGTTGAAGAATATAAAAAGAAAAATATATTATATTTTCGTAATTTATTTGGTAATGATGATTTAAATGTTGATGATATTGGCACAGGTGAACGTATTGAAAATACTGATGGAAAAGTAGTATTTGATATTATAGAAAAAGCTGAATAATATTTAAATCTTTGGTTAATAAATTTAACCAAAGATTTTTTATTTTTTTTATTATGAGAAAACCTAGAGGATATTGGACTAAAGAAAAATGTAAAGAAGAAGCATTAAAATATAATAATAAACGTGATTTTAGATTGTTTGATTCGTGTGCATATAATGCAGCAAAGAGATATAAATATATTAATGATATTTGTTTACACATGAAACCACTAAATAATGCACATTATAGATGTATATATGCTGTTGAATTTATTGAAAGTCATTCGGTATATATAGGTTTAACATATTTCATGGAACAAAGGCAAATAAAAAGAATGAATAAAAGTGGTGATACTGTAACAAGTTATATTAATAAAACGAGTTATATTCCAATATATAAACAATTAACTGATTATGTCGAAGTAGAACTAGCAATTAAATTAGAAGAAGAATATCTTAATAAATATAAAAATAATGGTTGGGACATATTAAATCGAGCAAAAACTGGTTCTATTGGGTGGACAGGTAAAAAGCACAAATATGATGATTTAGATTATGTTAAATCAATAATAATTGAATATAAATCGGTTGGAGATTTAATGAAAAAGAATAACGCATTATATTTAAAAATAAGAGATAATGGATGGAGAGATATTATATACCCAATGTTGAATTATAAAAAAAGATATCCAACATTATTTTGGACTAAAGAAAATATAATTGAATTTGCAAAAAATTTTACAAAAATGAGAGACTTTGAAAAAGAATTTACTTGCGCATATAGAATTGCATGTAAAAATAATTGGTTGGGTGAAATATGTCAAAATTTGAAATTAATTGAAGTATGAAAATACGCACATTATTAATTGATGGGTCATATTTACTTCAACGCTCATATCATGGAGCTAAAGATATATATACTTCTAATTTTGGACATTTTGGAGCAGTTTATCAATTTTTAACTACAACACGTAAATTAATTAAAAACCATATGATAACAAAGGTCATTATATGCTGGGACGGAGAAATGGGTGGGATTATGCGCCACCAAATAGATACTAACTATAAATCTAATAGAAAAAGCAAAAATTGGTATGAAAAAATTGAAATGAGTGATGTTGAAATTCGTAGAGAAAGGGAGAAGGAAGAATCAATATTAAAACAAAGAAAAAGAGTACAAGCATATGTCGAGGAATTGTTTCTCAGACAGATTGAAGTAGTTGAGGTAGAGGCTGATGACCTGATTGCTGCATACTGTTTACAACATAATAATCTCGAATCCATTCACCTATATTCTAATGACAGGGATTTCGCTCAATTATTGGATTTAAATATTACAATAATATTTCCAAACATTGACCAACCAGTAACTCGTTCTAATTATTTAATGCATTTTAATCATCATTATTCGAATGCACTTGTTTTAAAAATAATATGTGGTGATGATGCCGATAATATTAAAGGTATTGAAGGTATTGGTGAAAAAACATTATTAGAACATTTTCCTGAATTGAAATTCAAACATATTAGTGTTAGGGAAATTTGTAGAAGAGCAGATGAAATAAATAAAGAACGAATTGCCAATAAAAAGAAACCATTAAAAGCATTAGAAAAATTAATAAGTCCAGAAGGTGTTGAAAGATTAAAAACAAATTTTCAACTAGTTAATTTAAGAGAACCAATGCTTAATGAACAAGCAATTGAAGAATTAAAACAATTAGAAATACCATTATCTCCAGAAGGTCGAGGAAGCACAAATTTACTTAAAATGATGAATGAAGACCAGTTCTTATCAGTGTATGGTAGTACATTTGTTCAATATGTTGAACCATTTTATACAGTTATTATGAATGAAAAGCAATTATTTACAGAGTATATAAAAAATAATCGTGGTAATTTATAAAAAGTCTTTTACTTTTAGTAGATTCACACTATATTTGTCATAGTTATTAACAATTTAAAAATAATCAAAATGAGCGAAAAAGAAAATAATAACGAATTTAGATTTTCATTATATCAAGAAAATATTTTGTTATGTGAAAAAGCATTTAATGCAGATAAATTTAATCCATTTACGAGATATTCAATTGATATTAGAGATATTCTTCCACGTGCAATAACAAAATTACAAAAAACTTTATCAAAACGAAATTATTACGTTATTAGTGATAAAGTCGATACACATTATAATCCAAAACCTATTGTACAACAAATTGAAGAAAAAACAATTAAAGGAGTTGAATGTAAAATCGGTTTTTATATAAACAGTAATCCAATTGTTGAACGATTATTTTATGTTGATGGATTTAATCCTGTGGCAAGATGGTCATTTGATTTAACAGATGCAGTTATTGAAATTGCTGATACTATTTTTGATAAAATAAAAAAGAATGACATTAAAAATATGTGGGATGATTATGATTTAATTAATTTGGGTGGCTTATCAATTAATCAAATCAGAGAATTTTCTATTTCTAAAAGAGAAGAAATATTAAAAAAAATTAGACGAAACTAAATAGAAAAATAATATTATTATTACTATTTTTTATTAAAATTGTAATGATTTTTCACACACATATTTTAAAATGGCAGATATAACAGAAAATACATTATCATCATATTTAGGTCCTGAATTTCAACAACATCTTATGTGGCAGTTGTTAGTTGAACCAGAGTTTGCAGAAAAAATAATTCCAGATATAGCAATTGAATATTTTGATGACCCAAATCTTAGAAGATTATTTTTAATTATTTTAGAATATTTTAAAGAATTTCAGAAAGTTCCAAATCTTCAAAATCAAAGTATTCATCAAGCAATTAATAAATATAAAACTCCAAATAATGTAATTGAAGAAGAATCATTATTTGCTGTAATTAAACGTATTGAACTTTGGAATGAAAGAATTATTAATAAACAAATGCTTTATGATGGAGATGTTATACAAAAATCTACAAATTCTTTTATTAAACAACAAGAATATCGTAAATTAGCTGAAGGTATTATTGATAAAGTAAAAAATGGTGAAATTAAAAGTAAATATGTTATTGCAGCAATTGAAGAAAAATTTCAAAAAATTACACATATTGGTGAGGATGAAGATGATTGTGAAGAAGTAATAGAAGGTATTGAAAAAGCATTAAGAAAAGAATTTAGACAACCAATACCTACTGGAATTGGTGTAATAGATTCATTGACTGGTGGTGGTCTTGGTAAAGGTGAAATTGGTTTAATATTAACACCATCAGGTGTAGGAAAAGCCTTGCCAAATAGCCATAAAGTATTAACACCAAATGGTTGGGTTGAAAATGGTACATTAAAAGTTAATGATTATATTTTTGGTAGTGACGGAAAAAAACAAAAAATATTAGCAGTATATCCACAAGGTAAAAGAAAAATATATAAAGTTACTTTTTCAGACCAAACAATATCTTATTGTGATGTAGAACATTTATGGGCAGTTAATTCATTTAAACAAAGAAATCAAAAAACTAATATAAATGGTAAAACATTAAGTATTCCTGACCATACATTTCAGATATTAAAAACGTCTGAAATTATGGAAGATATTAAAATAAAAAATAATTTAAATTATAGATTACCTAATGTATTACCAATTCAATTTAATAAATTAGAGGTTAAAATTGACCCTTATATAATGGGGGTATTATTGGGTGATGGATGTTTAACAAGAAAAAATCAACCACACATTATAACATCAGATTTATTTATTGTTGATAAAATATGTAATCTTGAAAAAAATGTTATTGTTCATGAATATGAAGGAAGAAAAGAAAATTATAAAAAATTATATCGAATATCATTAATAAATTCGAGAAATGTTTTAGAAACAGAACTTAATTTATATGGTACTGATTCAACTAATAAATTTATTCCTAATATTTATTTATATAATTGTATCGAATATAGAGAAAAATTATTACAAGGTTTAATTGATTCAGATGGTGGTGTTGGTAAAAATCATTCAATTATTTATTCTACAGTTTCAAAAGAATTATCAAAAAATGTTCGAGAATTAGTATTATCATTGGGTGGAACATGTAGAATTAACGAAAAAATTAAATCGTATAATAAAAATGGTGTAAAAGTTTTAGGTAAAAAAAATTATTGTTTAACCATAAGTTTTCCAAACAATGGTATTAAACCATGTACTTTACCTACCAAACTTGATAGAATTGTAATTCGTGATAAATATGAATATAATAAATTTATAAAAAATATTGAATATTCACATGAAGAAGATGCAACATGTATATATGTTGAAAATAATGACCATTTATATATAATTGATGATTATATTTTAACACATAATACTACTGCACTTACAATTATTGCTAATACTGCTTATGAACAAGAAAAAAATGTTGCACAAATTATAATTGAAGATACAAAAGAACAGATTAAACGTAAACATTATACTATTTGGGCAAAATCTGCATTAAGTAAACTTGATGATGAGGATGAAAATGCAAGAGTTTTTAAAATTGCAACAGAAAAAGCAGAATCATTAGAAGGAAAAGGTAGACTTTTGATTAAACAATTTAGTCAGGAAAATACTACAATGTTGGATATTAAAAATTGGATGATAGGATATCAAAAAAAATATGGTTTTAAATTTGATATACTTGTAATAGATTATCTTGATTGCCTTGAATCTCATAAAAAATCACCAGATAGAAATGAAGCTGAATTACAAATAGTAAAATCTTTTGAAGCACTTGCTTCAGATTTTGATATACCTGCATGGTCAGCAATTCAAACTAATCGTTCTGGTTTTGGTGCTGCAATTGTTGGAGCACAACAAACAGGTGGCAATATTAAAAGAATTCAAAAAGCACATTTTTTTATGTCAGTTGCTAAAACACCAGCACAACAAGATGCAAATTTTGCTAATATTAGTATTCTTAAAGCAAGATTTGCAAAAGATGGACAAACATTTGAAGATTGTATTTTTAATAATGATACAATGCAAATTATTATAACTGACTCAAAATATCCTGTAAAGAATAAACTGAAACATTACGATGAAAATGATGTAAATAAAGTTGAAAGTACTGCAAATAAAATGCATGTTGTTGTTAGTCAACTTGCTGAAGATTCTAAAAATGCTGTTGATGTTGTAAATTTATCTTCTACTGAAATTAATAGATTATTGCAAAACAATTCTGAATTTGAAATTGAACAAAATACAGTAAAAGAAAATGAAACTGTAATAAAAACAAATACTGACGAACCTATTGTAAAAAAAGAAGAACCTATTGTTAAGACCGAACCGATTAAAGCTGAAAGTAGTGATTTTATTGAACAAATGAGAAGAGAGATTGAAGGTGAGATACATGGTGTTCCTGTTAAACAAATAGAAAATATTCATATTAGTACTACAAGAATAGATTTAAATCAAAATGAAATTAAACAAATAATTGATATTGCCAACGAAGCAATACTGGAAATTAATGGTGTGGTTGAAGAATTAAATGAAGAAATAATTCATCCTGAAGTAATATTTCATGAAGAACAAATAAAAAGGGATGAAAAAAAAGAACCATTTGAATGGAATGGTGAATCAGGTAGTACAATTAATGAAATTATTAATCAACCAGAAGTAAAATTAGAAGATATTAAAAAATCATTAGATTTAACTAAATTTGTTCCACCGGGAGTTTTTGTTAAAGAAATTGATAATAATATTGTTGAAAAAAATCGTGAGATTAAAGAAGAAAATTTAACAATAAAACCATTAATTGAAAGAACAAATAAAAATATTAATATAAAAGAATTGGAAAATAAATTATTAATTGACCCTGATGAGCCACAAGAAAATGAAAAAAATGTATTTAATATTTTAAATAAAGCACGTCAAAATCAGAGAGTTATAAAAGATGATTAAAATATTTTATAAAAAACAATAACTTTTTTGAAATTTCTACGTATTTATTTTTCCAGACGTTGTAAAATATTTTTTATTTTTTTTGAAAAAAACTTGCACAATTAAAAAATGTGTTATAGATTTGCATCGTCAAAATGATATAACGTTCTTTAAAAAGATTAAAAAGTATATTGCGGGGTGGAGAAGAGGCATCTCGTTTGGCTCATAACCAAAAGGTCGGGGGTTCAAGTCCCTCTCCCGCTACAAAGATTAAGAGGTCACGGCATACACTCCGTTGAAAGTAAGTCACAAAAGAAGACTGCGCCAACTTAATCAAAATGAGAAGAACTGATAGTGTTTACAGCAGTTGAAAAATAATGTATGCCGTCCATGAGTGACGGCAGAAAAACAATACTAACAAATTTCTTCTAATTTTTAAAGTTCTTTAAAATATATGGGGAGATAGCAAAATAAAAAACAAAAAATACTATCTCACTGCTCTCTTAACAGAGAGAACTGATTGTATTTTCAGTAAAAGGTAAAGCAATTGTCGTTAAAACAATGATGTGCAGGTTCAAATCCTGCTCTCCCCACAAATTTAAATGCGATATATAATTGCATAATAGTACAAAGGGAAAACGTAAAGTGTTTACAGTAATTTCGATGGTTCGAGTCCATCATTATTCGCCAAAATTGAATAATTAGACAAGCTGGTTAAGTCACAAGTCAGTTAAACTTGCAAAACAAAAACAACAAATACTTTAAAATTGTTCCCTAAGTTATAAAGCGGTAAAAAGTTGTTAATAATAACAAATTAAACCCGCAAGTTTTTAGTTGTTGATATCAGAGTTTTTTACAAAAACAAATTATATCACCTAACATTTAATTGGTTAAAAATGGTTTTTCGAGCAGAAGTGCTTTTTTTTCTAAAAAAGGAATACTGAAGAACTTGTTGTGAATACAGTAAATTGTAAAAATGAAATCCCCTTCGTGAGAGAGGGGACAAACTTACCAAATTACAACTAAACTTCTTCTCTTATTTGAAAGAAGTGTTTTTCTAAAATAGAAATGGGCGGGGATTTGATTAAGAAATTAATCAATACTTGCCCATTTTTTTGTTTTTTGTAATATTTTGATATTCTTTTGGTATAATAGTTGGATTTTAAATAAACTTTTTATATATTTGGCATCAAAAATTAATTAGATTTTGATAATATAAAAATTCAATTTAAAATATCATGAAAGAAGAAATTAAAAAATTTGAATTTGAAGGAAATGAAATTTCATTTCTCACAGGCAGTAATGTTATGATAAATGCCACGGAAATGGCAAATCTTTTTGATGTTAAACCAAATTTTTGGTTAAAAACTGATACTGCACAAAGAATTATTGCTAAATATGCCGAGTTGAAGAATATCAATACGGCTGATTTAGTGATGATTAGGCAGGGTGGTAATGATAAATCTGCACAAGGAACTTGGATACATGAAGATATTGCTTTAATTTTTGCACAGTGGCTTTCACCAGAATTTTATTTTTGGTGTAATGACAGAATAAAAGAGTTGTTCAAATATGGAATTACTGCAACACAAGAAAAAATAAGAAAAATTGTTTTTTCTTTAAGTGAAGCAACAAATGTTTTGAAGAATAATAGTAATTGTAAGACCGGAAGATATAAAATTTATGAACAATTACGTTTGAGAGGAATTCTTGATGAACATAATAAACCTTTTCCAGAATTTATTAATAAAGGTTATTTTACATGCGAACCATTAGAAAGTAACAAATATATAAAACGTATTATGGTTGGTGAAGAAGGATTAAAATGGTTAAATCAAGCGTTTTATCCTGAACAAAATGTTTCTGAGGATTATTTGGAACTGAAAATGAGGATTGATGAAATGCAACATGACCAAGCAATAATATTAGAAGGTATTGCGGTAGTTGCTGAAACAATGCTTATGGCAAAGGGTGGTCATCTTACTGATGAAATGAGTAAAAATGTAACAAATAGATTACGTGATTTTGTTGAAAAATCAAAGAAAATTCAACTTGCACTTAATAAATAAATTATATATTATGGAAAATTTGGTATTAACACAGAAAATGTTGGCAACAGTTAAGCAATCATTAATTGATGGTCTTACTATTGCATCTGGTAGTAAAAGTTCAGCAACTTACTATCACAGTAAAGACGAACAAATGAAAGCAATTCAGGGTCAAATAAAGAACCTGTATAAACTTTCAAAGGAACTCCCATTGATTATAGCAAGTCAAAAAGGAGCTACTGGTAGATTTGTTTCTGAAGTACTTTTGAATGAATTCAAAAATACTTTAAGGGGTGGAGCATGTAATATTGTTAATCCAATTGATTGGTATGATAATGGTTTAAGTGATAAGGCAGTACTTTCTGCATTAAACAATCTTGGCGAAAATGGTTTACCATATGTATTACGTCTTTTCATTGATTTGAAGAATGAAAAAGTAAACAATGAAAGAACAAGAAAAATTATGCTTGGTTTTATTTGGGGTCAAGCAAATCTTGAATTCTATTCAATGAAATATCGTAATAAAATTGCTGAAGTACTTAGGCATGCATATGGTGTTAAGAAAACATCAATATTACTTTCAATTGCTCAAAAACAAATAAATATTAATGGAGCAACTTTGCTTGGAAGTGAAAAAGAAATGAGTATTGTAAATGAATGTATATTGAAATATTTCAATGGTGATTCAATTAAAGCATTCAAATTGTTATTATTTTTATTTAAAAAAGATAGTGGCGTAGCATATAATGCAACTGAATTTCCTCTTTTAAGTGAATATCAGAAAGCAAAAATTGATATTACTGGTATTAAAAATGTACCAGAAGAAGTTTTACTTGGTTTAATTTCAAGTGTAAAACATCCACAATATCATTCAATGTGGTCAACTGATATTCAGAAAGAAGCAACAAAAGCACTTATTCGTAAGAATGTTGAAGTTACTTCTGTAAATCAGCAGGTTCGTCAAACCAAATCAACTGCAAAGTTGGGTGTTGAAAAAACTGTTGATTTGGAAAAAGCAACTGATTTTCTTGCACTTTACAAAACTGGTTATGAAAATGGTTTTACTGACGAAATTAGGTCAGCAATTGTAAAACTTGCACAAAAGAAAAAAATTCAGGGATTCTTTTACCAGAATATTGGTGTTATTGTCGATAAAAGTGTATCTATGACTGGTGATAAAAATGAATCAAAAAATACACCAATGGCTATTGCAGATTTTACTGCATTGGTTCTAACTGCTTCAGCAAAAGAATCTAACAGAGTAAATACTAGAGGTGAAATTACTGATTTGGCAACATCATTTATTGATTTGTTAAAAGAAGAAAATTCTTTAAAACCATATGATGCAATTTTTATTTTAACAGATGGTTATGAAAATGCTTATGATGGATTGACTAATGAAGTTATTTCAATTTGGAAAGCAGAAAGTGGTAGGAATATTCCAATGTTCCAAATATCACCAATTACAAGTGCTGAAATGGGTGCTAATGTAAGAAAATTGGGTGAAGGTGTTGTCACAATGGCAATAAATAATCCAGTCGCATTACAGCCTCAAATCAATGCAAGATTGCTTGAAATTGATACAAAACGTTGGTTGGAAAATCAGGTATTGGCTCTTGAAGCAGCACCTGTTAAAAGAATTAAAAAAATTAATATAAACGATTAATAATTTGTATGATACTTGATAAATTAAAATTATTTTTATTTGAAAAATGGAAGGATGTTATTGATTATGAAGGATATTATCAAATAAGTAATTTTGGTAGATTAAGAAGTGTTGATAGATTTGTGATAAATAAAATGGGTGTTAAACGAAAATTAAAAGGTTCATTGAAAAATACATATCAAATAAATGGTGGATATTTAATGGTTTCATTAGGTAAGAAAGGTATTAATAAAGCATATTTAGTACATAAATTAGTAGCAAATGCATTTCTTTTAAATCCATTTAATTATAAACAAATTAATCATAAAAATGGTAATAAAAAAGATAATATATTAAATAATTTAGAATGGTGTACTGCAAGAGAAAATACTCATCATGCAAGACAGAAAATGAAAAGTAGTTCTAATTATATTGGAGTTTCATTTTCTCCAAACGATAAAACTAATCCTTGGGTTAGTAGAATTACAATTAATGGAAAGATTAAATATATTGGTAGATATTCGAATGAAAAATTAGCATATGAGGCATATTTAAACGAATGTAAAATTAATAACATTAAAATTAAAAAATTATGAATAATCAAAGAGAATTTACTGAACTTTTAAAGGGATGTAGACCACATAAAGATTCAAATGGAAATATTATTATTCAATCTATTATGAATATGTCAATAATAACATTGACAACTGATGAAGAAAACTCATTGGATACTAGATTTGCGAATCCATTAACTTCGCTTCAAGCAGGTAATCAAACTTATGGTCAAATTAGTTTTACTAATAAAGAAAATAAAGAAGTTATTGTACCTACTCAAATGGCTGTTATGACTAAACAAAGTGCTCAAAATCATGGTATGATAAAGGCGGGTTATTTGGAAAAATATGCAAATACCACTTATCATGATGCAGGTTGTGTACAAGGTGGACAAACAGGTTATTTTTGTGGAACTAATGAATTTCGTATGATACCCGTATCAATGCGTGAAATGTTATTTGATACAATTGGACAAACAGGTGGTTATTCAAGAATTTATCCTGCTATTCAGAAATTGGGTAGTGATACTCAATCTGGTACAGGTAATTACTTGAATGTATATTTCGAAAAATATGATAAGAAACTTGAACAGTTTATTGCACATTTTGAACGTCCACGTAATCTTATTGGTATTATTGTTTTAATAGATGGTGAAATTGTTGCAATAGACAAATTTCCTTCATTCACATATGCTGAACAGGTATGGGATTTGATGATTCGTGACTGTTATGGTTCTTTGGCTATCATTTCTGAAATTAAGAAGAAAAGTTCTGGAAAAGAATTTACTTCAACATATAATGAAATGAAAAAAACTCATCAAGAAAATATTGTTGATTTACTTGAAAAAGCATTAAAGAAAACAAAACAGAATATGACAGCTAATGTTCAGGAAAAGATTCAAGAACTACTTGAACTTACTTTTGATGCAACTCTTGATACAGAAGGACAATCAACTTTTGCAAAAGCACCAAAATCTTATGTTTTAAAAGAAACTAATAATAGTTATGTTGGTCAAGTGATTACTGAAAATGAATTTAATCATCTTGTAAGTATAGTTAAAAGAGAAAAATTTGACCCTAATGCTTATAGAGAAGTTAACGAATTGAGAAAAAAAGCTAGAAAGCAAGAAAAATTTACTTTATAAAATTTAAATTATTTATTTAAAACCCGTAAGAAATTCTTACGGGTTTTTTATTTTACATATATCTCGATTTTAAATTAAATTAATTGTATTTATTATAAATAAAACTGAAGCAAAAACTTCAGTTTTGGTAATTAGGGGTACGGTCATATAGTTACAAAGATTATGAAAAATAAATTAACTACATTAGAATTTATTGAAAAAGCAAATAAAATACATAATAATATTTATGATTATTCTTTGGTTGAATATACGGGTAATAGAAATAAAATTAAAATAGTTTGTTCAAAACATGGAATATTTGAGCAAATACCATTTGACCATTTAGATGGTCATGGTTGTTCAAAGTGTTCACATCCAAGTAAAAAATCAACGATAGAGGAATTTATTGAAAAGGCAAATATTATACATGATAATAAGTATAATTATTCATTAGTAAAATATGTTAATGCACATAAAAAGATAAATATAATTTGTAAAAAACATGGTGAATTTTTACAAAAACCTAATGCTCATTTGTGTAGTCAAGGTTGTCCTATTTGTAAAAATTCGAAAGGCGAAGAAAATATTATAAAATATTTAAAAGAAAATAATGTTTTATTTGAATATCAAAAAAAATTTGATGATTGTAAAAATAATAAATATAAATTATTTTTTGATTTTTATTTGCCAAATCAAAATTTATTAATTGAATATGATGGTGAACAACACCATAAAATTTTTAAACATTTTGGCGGTAATATAAAATTTGAAAAAACTAAATTAAACGATAAATTAAAAACAGAATATGCATTAAACAATAATATTAAATTATTGCGTATTCCATATACTGAAAAGAAAAATCTTTCAGAAATATTAAAAAATAATATAAGTATTTTAATAAATACAAAATGACATGCCATTTTTCGCAAGACCAAACTTAGAGAATACTCAATTTAAGCAATTAAGTGGAAGTACACTAACCTTAGAAGGTCAGACTCAAATAGCATCTGTATCTGGTTTAACACTTACTGATGGTAATCCAATTCCAACTAATGTATTACTTACTGCAAGTGGTGCATCATTTTCAACAGATGGATATGTTTTAACATATTGTGATACTACAAAAACAATATCATTAGCACAATCATCTGCATCAGGTGGTTCGACAATATATAATGGTGCATCACCTACAACATGTTCTGTTGGTGGATTAGATATTAATACTCCTATTATAGGTTGTCAATTATCATGTATAATTGAAATGATGGTTGCACCAGTACTTTATCCTACATTAATATCGCCAAGTAGTTCACTTTCATTATCACCAACAACAACAATTTTTGAAATAGGTTGTAGTATTGCATTTACTGGAACAATAAATTTTGACAGGGGTAGTGTATTTCCCGTATATTGTGGTGGTACTCAATATAGAACAGGCGTTGCTGATTGTTATGTTTTTACAGATATGGGTGGTAATCAATATTCGGGAATAACTAATACATGCATAATGCCAAGTATAACAATATCATCTGGTAATAATACTGCATTTGGTGTTGTTGATTATACTGCAGGAATAGCACCTACAAAAAGTGATGGAAATTTAATGACAGGTTGTACATGTTCTGCAGATACAATTTCATCATGTGCTGTTGTTTGTGGTATATATCCATATTTTTATGGAAATAGTGTAAGTGTTCCTACTGCTGGTTCAGCATTACTTACAACAGGTACTAAATGTGTAATTGATAGTAGTAGTAATGTCATAGTAAATTATAATGTTACAAGCAAATATATTTGGCTTGCAACTCCCGCAACATCAACAACAAAAACTAAGTGGGAAGGTTCAAATGCACCAACAACAAATACAGAATCAATACCGGGTGGATTATTTAATGCACCAACAACAGTATCAGTAAATTCTCCAAGTTCTTGTTGGTCAGGAGTAAATTATAAATTTTACATTAGTAATTATCCAACAAGTACAATAGCTGGTGGTACTCCTTATAATATAACATTTAAAAATAGTTAAACATGGCAACACAATTAAATACAAATATAAAAGTTTCAGCACCTGCACCAATTGATAAACGATATTTAAGTGAAAGAACAGTTGGTGGTAGTCCATTGCCATATTCCGCAACAACAGAGGTAATTGCAATAATTCCTTCAAGTGAAAGATATATTGGATTAACAGTCAACATTAATAATGTTGATTATTGGTTTAAAAATGGTGTTGCTGATGGTAATTTGATATTAAAAACAGTTACGGGTGGAACAGTTAATATTATTAATGCAATAACTGGTGCAACAAATATTGGATTTTTTAGCGGAAAAACAGGTATACAAACACTTAATTTAAGTGGTGCTGGTTTTGGTTCATATATTGGTAATTATTATTCTGAATATAATAATTATTATAGAGATAGTTCAGGAATTGTAAGACTTGGTACACCAACATATCATGGGGCACTTAGACGTGCATATATAAATTCTGCAAGAACAGTTTCATGGTTATTTGACCAAGGTTTAAATGCATGGCAATTAAGTAGTGTTGATATTACTTCATATATTGGAAATTATGTTCCAATTATTGGATATACTGGTAGTGGATTTACAAATGCAACATGGAGTGGAAGTACATATAATGGTTCTGTTTTAGTTACAGCATATGGTAGTTTAAATACAGGTGTAACAATTACAGTAGGTAATCCAGTGTTTAATAATATACGATATAATGAACTTAGATTTAGAACAATAAAATCAAAAAATCCGGGTGTTATTAAAATAACAAACGATGATAGCTTTATATATTTTTCAGGTTCATCATTAACAAGAGGTCAAAATCTTGGTATTGGTATTGGTATTTATACTGGTGTAACTGGAAATACATTACAATTCAGGAGTATTCTTGGAACAGGTGGTACTACTGTAACAAATAATGGTGGTACAATTCTCATATCTTCAAGTAGTGGTGGTACAACAATAGGTGCTAATATTGGTATTGGTACTGGTATTTATAGTACTAAAGTTGGTGCTTCATTATTATTTAGAAGTCTTAAAGGTAGTGGTAATACCACAGTAATTCAAAGTGGTAGTACAGTTGTAATATATTCAAGTGGTGGTACTGGTAGTGAAAAATATACATATGGTTCACCTTCAGTATGTACTGTTGGTGGTTTACCTGCTGGTTCAACATTAACAGGTTTAACAGCAAATCAAATATTAGCAGAAATTTTAGTTCCAGAATTATGTGGTACAATTACAGCACCTTCAATTGGAATTGGATTAACTGCTTCAGGATTATATGAAATTGGTTGTAGTCTTTCTCAAACAGTTACTGGAACATTTAATAGAGGTTGTATTAATCCACAATATTGTAGTAGTTCAGATAAACGAAGTGGTTGTGCAATTTCATATTGTTTTACTGGTTGTGGAATGCCTTCTGGTTTTCAGAGTTGTGCATCATCACCTGCAATACAAACAAATCCAAGTTATAGTGTTATAATAAGTTCACAAAGTTGGGGAGTTTGTACTTGTTATGATGCAGGTAGTCCTGCTTTAGGTAGTAAAGGTACACAATATTGTACAGCACTATCAGCAGGTTGTACAAGTGCTGCAAACAGTTCAATTGTAGGTGTTTATCCTCTTTTTGGAACAACTTCAAGTATTACTGTTTTAACTAAACAATCATTAGTAGATATGACCACAGCAAATAATGTTCAAATGAATTTAGTTTCAGATAGTAGTCCAAATAAACAAAAATTTGAAATTCCATGTGCTTGGCTCAGTACACCAACTAATAGACCATTAGTAGGTGTTCAACAATATAATACTGTTTCAGCACAATGGGAATATCCGGGTGGTTCACAAGGAAGTTCATTAGCATTATGGAATTGTAGCACATCATCAGAAACAATACAAGGAAATTCAATTGGTTATTGTAGATATACATATAATGGTGTTGATAGAAGCGCAGTATGCATAAGATTAGTTTTTTAAAATATAAAATATGTCAAGAAATATAGGTACATTTAATTTTGCAGCAAATTTCGAAGGTCTTTTAAAAGCACCTATCGATGCAAAACAATTAGTTGGTACATATGCTGACCTAACATTACCTGCAACATGGTGTGGAAGTGGTAGTGTTTGGCTTTATGATGGTGCAGTAGTTTCAGTTGCTTCAGGTGTAAATAGAGGATTATTCTATTTATGTGATGCTAACAACTATACTTCAACAAGTAGTTGGATAAAAGTTGGAAGTGGAAGTGGTACATTAACTGGTGCAACAAATGGTTTACATCTTGCAAATAGTGGAACAACAGTTGCATTAGGTGGTAATCTTTTAAGTGGAACAACAATTAATGGTATTGGTTTACATAATATAAGTTTATCAAATCTCACCGATTTTCAAGTATCTACAAGTGGTTTAACAACTATTTTTGGTATTGATAATGTTGGTTTACTTTTTTTATTTTCAGGTGGTTCATTTTCTTATGAAGACAATGGTGGTATAAAATATGGTGGTGATTATGAAAGTTATTTCACTAATCGTTCTCTTATAACTAAACAATATGCGGATGAAATAGTTACTGGTTTAAAACCTAAACAAGTAGTTAAAGTAGCTACTACAACAAATTTAACATATCCTTTCAGTGGATTATCAACAATTGATGGTATTATACTTTTAAATGGTGATAGAGTTTTAATAAAAAATCAAATACCATTTATACCAAGTGGTAAAACAAATGGTATTTGGATTGCAAGTGCAAGTACGTGGACACGTGCAATAGATTTCGATGGTACACCAAGTGGTGAAGTAGTTTCTGGTTCATATGCATGGGTTTTAAGTGGTGATACAAATAAAAATACTTCATGGGTATTAGCAACGGATGACCCTATAATTGTTGACACTACTCCATTATTATTTGTTTATTTTAATCATGTTACTGATGTTAAAGCAGGAACAGGAATTACTGTTACAACTTCAGGTACAACACATATTATTAGTCTTAATGATGCAACACAAGATATACTTGCTGTTACAATTACTGGTGCAACAAATGGTGTTTGTAAATACGATAGTCATAATGTTTGTCTCGATAATACAATTCAAACAATACTTAATTCTACATTAACGGGTGTAACTGGTGGATTAACAAAATATAGTTGTCATGATGCTTGTCTCAGTACAATTACACAAAACATATTAAATATTTCAGTTACTGGTGCAACAAATGGCATTTGTAAATATGATAATCATAATATTTGTCTTGATGGTACTGTTTTTAATTCAGTATTAACAGGTGCTACAAATGGTATATGTAAATACGATAGTCATAATGTTTGTCTTACTACAATTACACAAAACACATTAAATACTTCAGTTACTGGTGCAACAAATGGTGTTTGTAAATACGATAGTCATAATGTTTGTCTTGATAATACAATTCAAACAATACTTAATTCAGCACTAACTGGTGCAACAAATGGTTTAACAAAACAAGGACGACAAGTTAAACTTGGTGGTAATTTAACTGGTGTTACTACTATTAATTTATGTAATAATAGTTTGCGTTTACAATCAGATAGTACAAATATTTATGGACTTGCAGATTTTAGTTTAAATACTATATATTCAGATTCAAAATTTAATATATGTTCTCAAAATGGAAGTAGTGCACAATGGGGATTATCTGGTAATAGTGTAAATATTGGCATGTATCATTGTATAAATCTTTCAAATGGAAGTAATATTAATATCTATAATACTGGAATTACATTTACAAATAAATGTTCAAGTGCATTAAAAATAGTTAATCTTGGTAATAGTGGTTTAACATATGGCGGTAATTATTGTAATAATAATCCACGTTGGATTCCTGATAAAGAATATGTTGATGAACAAATAAGCGGTACTTCAAATCTTGTTAAGATAAAACTTAATGGTTATTATTGTACATTAAATCAAAATTATTATACATATAGTTGCGATGATATTATTGCTGTATCTGGTGTTTCATCACATCCAATATTTTTACCATCATTACCAGTTGTTGTTTGTAATTACACTCAAAAAATAACAATTGTCGACATTTGTGGAAATGCGTTAGCAGACCCAATAACAATTAATGGTAATGGAACATGTATTAACAATGGTGGTTATTCTACAATTAATACTGATTATGGTTCAATAACATTTGTATATAATGGAATTTTTTGGAGTGCAATTGCTTTTGTTAACTAACGAATAATATTTAAATAGTTAAATAATTAAGAATAAAAAAACTATTTATTATTAAAAGAAAAATAAAATTATAATATATAATAAATAAAATTATGGCATTTAATACAAAAATTAAATTAACAAATCAACATGTTGAACAAACTCAAAATAGTTCATTAGTATTAAGTGGTAAAACTCAAGTTGCAACAGTTGGTGATTTAAGATATCAAATACATCCTGATTTTACTGGAAATACACAAGTTGTTGATAAAAGATATGTCGACCTTCAAGCAAGTGGTGCTACTGGTAGTACTGTTTATAAATTAGCAAGTCCTACTTCAGTATGTGTCGGTGGTATTGATGTTGGAACAATTTTAACTGGTAAAACATCAAACGAAATACTAAAAGAAATATTAGTTCCTACTTTAAATCCAGTTTTAACTAATCCATCAAGTTCAATTTCTTTAAATCCTTCAGGAACTTTTGAAGTTGGTTGTAGTATTTCAACATTATGCGTAATAACTACATTAAATCAAGGATGTATTAATCCACAATATACAGCAACATGTAATAAAATAAGTAATGGTGCATGTTGTTATAAATATAATGGTGTTGGTGTTACTGGAAATTATGCATGCACTGCATTAAGTGTAACTAAATGTGCTGCTTCTTATGTTATTTCTGCGGGTACACAAACATGGTGTTCATGTGTAACATATTGTGCTGGTGTTCAGCCAAAAAATAGTGCAGGTGGTAATTATGGTTCACCTCTTTCTGCTGGTGATACAACACAACAAACAGCATCATTAACAGGTATTTATCCATATTTTTGGGGTAAATGTACTTGTCCCGGTGCTGCGGGAGCAAATCGTCCAACAGCAACAAGTGCTATGGTAGGTGGTGGAACTAAAATTGTTGCAAGTTCATCAAGTTCTATTAGTATTAATTTTAATAGTGGTAGTGATGATTATTTGTGGTTTGCATATCCAGCATCAAATACAGATAAAACATGTTGGTGTATAACTGCACTTAATAATGGTTCTATTGGTGGCGGTATTAGTCCTGCATGTAATTTATTTCCATCATCTAATATAACTAGTGTTACAACAGTTTGTTGGTCAGGACAAAGTTATAAAGTTTATATTAGTAATAAACAAACATGTGTAACATCATCAATGTTAATAAGTTAATAAATAAAAATATAAAAAAATGGCAATACAATTAAATGATAATTTAAAGATTAATGTTGGAAATCCAATTGATTCAAGATATTTAAATTCTTGTAATTATCCATATGTGAGTGTTGCAGCAGTTAATGCTGACATTCCTCAATCACAAAGATATAGTGGTTTAACAGTAAATATACTTAATACTGAATATTGGTATCAAACAGGTACTAATGATGGTAATTTGGTAATTAAAAATGCCAGTGGTACAACTTTATGTGCAAATAATGGTTTAGCAAAAAATGGTAATATAGTATCGTTAGGTGGTATATTAACTGGTGATACATTAATATCATTACCACTTAATTCCCAAATAACATTAACTGTTGGTCAAGGTAATCCTGCTAATTTTAATGGTGGATATTTTTCTGTAACAAGAGATTGTATTTTAGCATGTAATAATAAAGTGTTTATTGGTGCAAGAAGTGGTTCAAGAAGTGCAATAACTATAATACCAACAGGTATTACAGTTTGTAGCGATATTGGTAGTTTTAAAGGTATTGAATATTATTGTGATTATAGCGTAAATTATACTAATCGTTCATTAGTTGACAAAGGTTATGTTATTAGTGTAATTTCTGGTAGTACTGGTGGAACTAATATTTGTTCAAGTGATACACAAATAATATTCAATAAAAATAATATATTAAGTGGTAGTACAGGTTTAATTTATTGCCACACAATAGATGCATTACAAATTAATAATGGAAGTCAAGCATTAGGTTGTGGTTCAGTAGCAATGGCTGGTGGTAGTACTACTTATAGTGGTGCAACAAATTCTGTAGCAATGGCTGGTGGTTATACTTGTGCTGATTATTCAATAGCAATGGCTAATGGTACTGCTTGTGGTATTAATTCAATAGCAATTGGTAATGCTATTACTTATGGTTGTAATTCAGTAGCAATGGCTGTTGGTGCAACACATGGTTGTAATTCAGTGGCAATTGCTAATGGTTTTACAGACACTGGTGCAACAAATTCAGTAGCAATGGCTAGTGGTGCTGCATTTGGTTGTATGTCAGTAGCAATGATTGGTGCAACACATGGTTGTTGTTCAATATCAATGATTGGAGAAGCATATGGAGATTGTTCAATAGCAATGAATGATGGAACTACATATGGTATTAATTCAATAGCAATGGCTGGTGGTATTACTTGTAGTGGTGCAACAAATTCAGTAGCAATGGCTAGTGGAACTGCTGTATGTGGTTTTAATTCAGTAGCAATGGTTTGTGGTATTACATATTCTGATTGTTCAGTAGCAATGGCTTGTGGTCAAGCATGCGGTTATTTTTCAGTAGCAATGGCTGGTGGTACTACTTTTGGTAGTAATTCAGTAGCTATTGGATGTAATAGTATTACATGTATTGGATGTAATACAGTAGCAATGGCTGGTGGTATTACATTTTGTGATAATTCAGTAGCAATGGTTAATGGTTTTACTAATGCTTGTTCTTCAGTAGCAATGGCTGGTGGTACTACTAATGGTTTTAATTCAGTAGCAATGGTTAGTGGTCAGACAAATTGTATTAATTCAGTAGCAATGCTTGGTGGTATTACTTGTGCTGATTGTTCTATTGCAATTGGTATTAATAGTAGTACTTGGGCTTGTAATTCAGTAGCAATGACTGGTGGTTTAACTTGTGCTGAATGTTCAGTAGCAATGAATGGTAGTATTTCAAATTGTTGTAATTCAGTTGCAATGGCTTGTGGTTGCACAAACGGAATTAATTCAGTTGCAATGGCTTGTGGTTACACAAACGGAATTAACTCAATTGCAATGAATACTGAAAGTGTTACTTTTAGTGATGAATCCGTAGCAATGGCTGGTGGTCAAACAAACGGAATTAATTCAGTAGCAATGGCTTTAGGTGCAACGCAAAGCGGTGCAACATATTCAGTAGCAATGGCTGGTGGTCAAGCAAATAATTGTTTTTCAGTAGGAATGGTTTGTGCTCATGCAGTTGGTTGTTTTTCAGTAGCAATGGTTTGTAGTCAAACATATGGAATTAATTCAGTGGGAATGATTAATGGAATTGTTTGTAGCGATTGTTCAATAGCAATGATTGGTGGAACTACATTTGGTTGTAATTCAGTGGCAATGATTAATGGAACAACACAAACTGGAGCAATAAATTCAATAGCAATGATTGGTGGAACTACATTTGGTTGTAATTCAGTGGCAATGATTAATGGTTATACTGATACTGGTGCAACTTGTTCTGTAGCGATTGGTGTGGGTAGCATTACATATTGTTGTGGTTCAATAGCAATGATTGATAGTATTGCATGTAGTATTTGTTCAATAGCAATAGCTGGTAGTAGTACATATGGTAGTGCAACATATTCAGTAGGAATGGCAAGTGGTGTTGCAGGTGGTTATAGTTCTGTAGCAATGGCTGGTGGTCAAGCAGATGGTTGTTATTCAGTAGCAATGGCTGATAGTCGTACGTGTGGTAAATATTCAGTAGCAATTGGTTGTGATAGTATTTCATGTAGCGATTGTTCAATAGCAATGCTTGGTGGTATATCAACAATTAATTGTTCAATTTCCATAGGTAATATAATTTGTGGTAATGTTACTGGTTGTACTGTTACAATAAATAACATATTAAATTTAACACCAACAACAACACCAGCAAATCCAACACTAGGTACAATATTTACTTGTTGCACAGATAATCATTTATATTTCTATAATGGTGGTGGTTGGAAACAATTAGATAATCCATAAAAAATATTTTTAATATTATTAACTTTTTATAAATATTTTAGTATTTATAAAATATTATAAAAAATTATAATAGTATGATAAATAAGAAAATTTATGATAATAGATGACAAAATAAAAGATGATGATAAATTTGCAATTGTACATGTTGAAGGTGGTCATGGTAAATGTATAATGTCTAGTGCTTTAATAAGAGCAATAAAAAAAGCATATCCTGAATATAAAATTGTGGTTGTTTGTGCATGGGACGGACCTTATTTTTATAATCCAGACGTTTTTAGATTTTATACTTTTGGTCAAATGCAGTACTTTTTTTCAGATTTTATTCGACCAACAACTAAAATTTTCAGACATGAAGTTTATCATAGTGAAGACCATATTCTTCAAAGAAAACATCTTACACAATCTTGGTGTGATATGTTTAATATTCCTTATGATGGATATAAACCAAAAATATATTTAAATCCAAGAGAAATTGAAATTGCTAAAGATAAAATAAAACCGGATAATAGACCAATTATGTTATTACAAACACATGGTGGTTCTCCACAAGGACAATATTCAAAAAAATCTTGGTATAGAGATATGCCAATTGAAATTGCTCAAAAACTTGTAAATTATTTCAATAAATCATATAGGATTTTACATATTAAATCTCCAGAACAACCAGTTCTTCAAGGAGTGGAACAACTTAATTTACCACATAGAGAATTATATGCAGTATTTCCATTAAGTACTAAAAGATTATTTATCGATAGTTTTGCTCAGCATGTAGCAGCAGCTTTGGATTTACAAAGTACTGTTGTATGGATTGGAAATAAACCAGAAGTTTTTGGTTATGCTGAAAACATTAATGTTATACCAAGTGCAAATTATGTAAGAGAATTAAATAAATTTAGTTATCTTGACCAATTCGATATCGCAGGACAGATACAGCAGTTTCCTCTTGATACGGTAAATGTATTAGATATAAATAAAATTATTGAAGCAGTTAATAAACAAAAGTAAATTAGAATTGAATTTTGTTGTAACAATTCAAGTATTTATATTAAAATAAAATTATGGCACAAGGATTAGATTTTAGCATTCAATTACCTTCTAATATTGAATCACCAATGTTGATTGATGAAGTATCATCAAATGAAATTTATATTGGTGTTTCAGCAAATAGTAAAGACATAAGTAAAGATACTTGGAAAATAAAAAGAATTTGTAAATCAGGTAGTGAATGGAGCATAGGTTTTCCAAATGGTTCTCAAGAATTTGGTTTTGCTTGGGATTGTAGATTTGGTTTCACATATTCGGCATAAGATTATATATAATACAATAATCATTTTTATTTTGGCAAAAACAAAAGCCAATTTAAATCTATTTAGTATTTATAAAAAAGATATTATAATGGCAACTTTCACAGTAGATTTGTTATCTGGAAACATATTTTTATTTAATGGTAATTTCAGTGGTAGCGGAAGTACACCAACAACAGGTTCAACATATCCACAAGTAAATTTATATACAGATTTACCTGCTGCAGGTACGTCAAGTGGTAAAATTTATGTTGTTAGAAGTGGTAGTGGCACTTATGTTGCTAATAGAAAATCATCTGGATTTTATTTTAGTAATGGTAGTAGTTGGAAATTTCTTGGTGATACACCTGATTATTTTAAATCAAATAATTTTCAAATATATGATAGTGTAGATAATGCTAAAGGTGTAATGTTTATTACATCAGGTATTAGTACAAATAATTTTAGAAATTTAACTATTCAAAATTCGGATGGTACTTTAGCGTATCTTACTGATTTAAATACTAAAGTAGATGTCAGTGTTTTTAATAACTTTACGGGTACTACATTACCAACATTTTATTATAATAAAGCACAAATTAATAGCTATACTGGTAAAACAAATACATTAATTGGAACTAAATTAAATATAATTAATTTTAATAACTTTACTGGTACTACATTACCTACAAATTATTACAATAAGACTCAAATTAATAATTATACTGGTTCAACAGGTTTGCAACAAGTTACTGAAATTAATGCTAGTACAAATATTGAAAGTAGTTTTAATGGGGGTTTAGTTTCAAGTAAAATTAGACCAACTGGTGACACAGTATCTGCCATTACAATTAATAAAGCAGATGGTATAACGCCAATTATTACAATAAATACAATAAGTGGATTAACTGGTTTTGGAACAATAACACCAAAAGGTCTTGTACATGCATATGGAATAGATACTATTGGTGATTTAATTGGTACTGAAACTAATGCGCTTATTATAGACGGTTCTTTAGATGTTGATAAAAATGTTCAATGGGCAGAAAATGGCGTTGCTAAATGGCTTGCAGAAACTTATAGAGATGAAAATGCAAAATTTTGGTATCTTTATAATATTGACGATAATAATAGTCCAATAGTGATTTCAGAAACTGGTAGATTTGGTGTCAATAGCCCAAGTAATATTATGAATAGTCATGCTGCATTAGTAATAGGTGGTCCAAATGATATATCGATTGGTGGAATATATACTCGAAATTATATAAGTATTTTTGAGTTTGAAATTGATAGTATTACTGGTACAACAGATACTTTTAGATGGAAAATAAGTATTGACCAAGGACAAACTTTTAGTGCTTGGTCAATAAGTAGCGGTTGTACAACTGGTGCAACATTAATTTATGCTGGTATTACAGTTCAATTTAAAAATATTACTGGACATGGTTTAGGAACAACATTTATTTTTGCCGCTTTTGGACAATTACCAATTGGAACTTTTGTTGTATCAACTGTTGGTTTTACTGATGTTCAACAAACATTAGATTATACTGCAAATCCTATTATTTATAATAATATAACTGCAGAAGCAAATAGTAGTACTTTAGGTGGTGATGTTATTATATTTAATTCTGGTACTACTGTTAATGCTATTTATTTTGGAACACAAGTTAAAATAGATAGTATCTATGTAAATATGTTAAATATTGCTTCAGGTATTATTTTAGTTACAGAATATTGGACAGGTAGTATGTGGGTTGATATTAATAATTTTAATAATAATTATATAGATTGTACAAAAAATTTAACACAAAGTGGTTCATTATCATGGGATAGTACATTAATGACAAATTGGATTCAAGATGATTTGTCTGACTTACCGGGAGATGAAAATTATTTATATTGGATACGAATAAGAACAACAACAAATCCAATCATTGCTCCTATTGCAAATAGTTTTGCTCGTGGTGGTAATTATAGATTTGCAATAATGTCTTCACCAAATGATACTGTTCCACATATGTATGTTGATAGTTTAGGTCGTGTAAATATTGGTGGTGGCGTAATAACAAGACTAAATAAATTTCAAATCAATGAAGCAAATTTTCTTGATGTTGCTGTTGGTAGTCAGAGTCTTATTGAAATGGATTCCAATAATGCTAATGCTGCTGATTTAAGAATAAAATTAAGTTCAAATGATGCGATTGGTACTGGTTTAGCAATTGTTAAGACGAGAGGTACTTTATGTTCAGTATGTGGAGTACAAAATGGTGACGAAATTGGACACGTTTGGTTCAGAGCACGTATTGCTAATACTGGTGCAACAGTAAACTCAATTATATCACAATATACAGGTAATGGTTTACTTGGTTCATATAATGGTGATATATTATTTAACACTGCAACTAATTCAGTTCCGACTGAAAAGGTAAGAATTACTGCTGTTGGAAACACAGGTTTTGGCATAGTACCAACTGCTGTTATACATTTGAAAGCAGGTACTATAACAAATGCACCACTTAAATTTACAAGTGGTTCATTACTTAGTAGTCCAGAAGTGGGGGCAGTTGAATTTGATGGTTATAATTTTTATTTTACTATAACTGGTAGTACAATAAGAAAAACATTCTCATCTCTTGAAAGTCCAATATTTACTGGAAATCCAGAATTACCAGTAAGTACTTGTTTAAATAATATAAATTTATGTAATTTTATATTAAATTCCGGTGGTACTAATAACAACACTTTATTCAAAACATGTGATTTTAATGCATATACTGGTAGTACACAACCAGCAATCGTTAAAGTAATTACTGGCGCAACAAATGGTATTTGTAAATATGATAATCATAATATTTGCCTTGGTGGTATATTAACTGCACCAATAATAATTTGTGGAAATCAAGATTTTTGTTTACAAAGTAGAAGAATTAATATTGCAAGTTCATGTGGTGCTCAAATATATGATAAAAATGGTTGTGGTATGGAATTTTATAGCAGTGGTGGTACTATTTCTATAAAAGGTATGACAAGTGATGGTACAGAAGCAATACGTTTTCAATTAAGTAATACTCAAGTAACAATTACTGATAGTAGAGCAATACCAAGAGGTTTTGAATATAATAATGATTATAGTAGTACTTTCAGTTCAAATTCTTTGGTTTCAAGAGCATATGTTGATACAGTTGCAACAGGTTTACAAGTACATGCTGCTGTTGAAGTAGCAACAACAGGTCCTGTAACACTTTCAGGTTTAACAATAATTGGTGGTGTTCAACTTACCATAGGTATGAGAGTTTTAGTTAAAAATCAAGCAAGTGGTGCTACAAATGGTGTTTATACCGCATCAACAACCAATTGGGGTCGTGCATCAGATTTTAATGGCTCAGTTTTTGGTGATGTTGTTTCAGGTGCTTATATGTCAGTTATCAGTGGTGCAACCAATAAAAATACTTCATGGATTCTCACAACACCTAACCCAATTTATATTGGAATTACACCTTTAACATTTGTATTATTCAATTCTACCCAAGGTACTGTTAGTGGTAATGGTATTTGTGTTACATCAGTAGGTGGAAACTATAATATTGCAGTTAAATTAGCAAGCAATTCAAGTTTATGTAGTGATGTAAGTGGTTTATATGTAAATTCAGCCATTGCAGGAATTGGTTTACAATATAGTACTGGTGTTATTAATTTAAATGGTTCAAGTCTTGCAGGAAACAGTATTTGTTGGTCAGGTAATAGTTTTAATGTAAATGTTAATAGTGGTACACTTAGTACTACTTTAACAAGTAAATTAAATACAAGTATATATCAAACATATACTGGTACAACAGCACCTGCAACATATGCAAGTAAATCATTTGTAAGTGGTTATACTGGAATAACAGCACCTAATACTTTTGCTTCAAAGTCATTTGTAAGTGGTTATACTGGAACAACAGCACCTAATACTTTTGCTTCAAAGTCATTTGTAAGTGGTTATACTGGAACAACAAATGCAATATTAAATAAAAAAGCAAATATAAGTGGCGTGACATTTACAGGTGTAGTTAATGTATGTACACCAGCAACAAATGATAATAGTAATTGTGTAATAAATAGTGCATGGTATATTGGTCAATGTGCAACAGCAATGCCTTTAATGGATGGTACTGCTACAGTTGGTACTTCAACATTATGGGCAAAACAAGACCATACACATCCAAGTGATACAAGTAAATTATTTACAAGTGGTGGTACAATGAGTGGTACATTAAAAGGAACTATAATAACAGGTTCAACAAGAGTATGTTCTCCAATAGTATGTGGTACTTCATGTGTTCAAACAGCATTATTATGTTCAACAGGTACAGTAAAAGGAACTATAATAACAGGTTCAACAAGAGTATGTTCTCCAATAGTATGTGGTACTTCATGTGTAAGTGGTGCTATTATATCAGGTTCAACTTGTATGATAACATCAGTTATTAGAATAAAAACAGGTGCTGGTATAGGAAAAGTTTTAACTTCGGCAGCAGATGGAACAGGTTGTTGGTGTAATCAAGCAGCATCAGTTCCTTTCTGTTGGGTAGGTACTACTGCTAATGGTGTTGGTACATATGTTAATATGAGTTGTATATGTTCACAACCTAATATGACTTTTAATGGTAGTACTTTATCTGTAACTGGTAATATTAATGCAAGTACTTATATATGTTCACCAATAATAACAGGTAGTACAAGAGTATGTTCACCTATTGTTTGCGGTACATCATGTATAAAAAGTCCATTGATTTCTGGTGGAACAAGTGCATTCGCTCCTACTCCTGCAGTAAATAATAATAGTACTTGTATTGCAACAACAGCATGGTATATCAAACAAGGTAGTACTGCACTTCCATTAATGGATAGTACAGCAACAAGTGGTAGTTCAACATATTGGTCAAGACAAGACCATGTACATCCAAGTGATACAAATAAAATATCATTAATAAGTTATAGTGGTTATACACCCGGTACAGGTGCTACTGTTACTATTGATGCAAGGGTAATGAATCATCAAATTACAATGCCAGCAGGAAATATAACAATTGCAGTATCTAACGCAACAAACGGATTAAAATTTTTTGTACATATTACACAAGATGGTGTTGGTGGACGTACAGTTACTTGGTTTAGTACAATTAGATGGGCAGGTGGTACTGCTCCAATATTAACAACAACAGCAAGTAAACGTGATGTATTGGGTTTCTTTAGTACATCAAGTAATACTTATGATGGTTATTTAGTAGGATTAAATATATAATAATGGTTATAACATATAATACATCAGGTACTTTTATTTGGACATGTCCATTATATCTAACACAAATAAGAGTTGAATGTTGGGGTGCTGGTGGTGGTGGTGCAACAAAGACAACTATTACATATGGTGGTGGTGGAGCAGGTGGTGGTGCATATTCAAGTGGTTTTGTTAATGTTATTCCCGGTTCTGGTTATACTATTATAGTTGGAAGTGGTGGTGCTGCAGGTATAAATGGTGGTGATAGTAGTTTTAATGTTACTACTGTTGTTGCAAAAGGTGGTACAGGAGTAATACTTGATAGTACGGGAGGTACACAAGGTGGACAAGCAAGTAGTGGTACAGGAACTATAAAATATAATGGTGGAAATGGTGCAAATAGTTATCCGGGTGGTATTCTTGGTGCTCCAAGAGGTGGTGGAGGTGGCGGTGCTGCTGGAAATAAAAATGCTGGTGGAAACGCAATTATGGCTTCAGGTGGTACTGGAGGAGTAGCTGGTGGTGGTGCAGGTGGAAATGGTACTATAACATTACCTAGTTCAAATGGTTATCCGGGTACTGCTCCGGGTGGTGGAGGTGCTGGTGCTATTAGAGCATATACGGGTGGAACATCAATTGGTGGTACAGGAGCAAGTGGAAAAATTGTTATTACTTATTGTGAAGTTTCATTTTTTTAAAATAAAATATTAGTATTTATAATTAAAAATATAATCATGAAATTAACTAATTTTATTGCAAATTTTTTTAGAGGTAGTGGTTCTGAAAGTAGTATGAGATTAATATTTATATTAACTGCATTAACTACATTAACTGGATTACTTACTATAGATATAAAGTTCGCAATTCATATTATTAAATATACTGGAGTTGAAATTGCAGCAGTAATTGGTGCTAATTCATTATTTTTAGGTAGTGTTATTTATGGTAAAAACAAAGCGAAAACAATTGAAAATGACGGTAAGTTGATAGATAATAAAATAAATAATATAGACAATACTGATAGTAGTACTAAAACTGATAAATAAAAATGGACTATTCAACATTTAATATTAATAATTTTTTTATTAAGAAAGATAGCACACTTCCTGAATTAAAATATCCATTAATTCAACATACATTAGAACAATATGATATTACTGCAGATATGTTAGAAAATGTTGCAGTTACTGTATCAATGATTGATGAAAATGGATTATATCGAATTGCTAACGCACCAGCAAATCTTGTTGTTAATAATGATAGACCAGATTTTCCTGCAGAAGAAAAATATACATTAACATATAGGTTTAAGTTAAGAGATACAAGAAAAGCAGGTAATTATAAAATGGAATTTAAATTAGACTTTATTTCATCTGGAAATGAGGGCGGTTGCGGTAAAATAACATTACCTGTTAATGGATATATAAATGTTATAATATCTAATAGTATTACAAAAACCACAGTAATTTAAAATATTAATTGACATTTAAATTTTTTTAATTATCTTTGCATGTAAAGTCAAAAAGTTATATGCAATCACTACCCCCATTCATAGTTTGTTGTGAAAGAATTTCTAAAAGACAAGCATATTATCTTAGGTTTCAATATAATGAAGGATTAATAAATAATCTTAAATCATTACCTGAAGAAACTCGTAAATGGAATGCTGGTATGATGGTATGGGAAGTAACTACAATGTCATTATTTTCTTTAATCAAAAAATATAAAGGTTCAAATAAAATTCATTTTGACTTTGGTAATGATGATAGTCGAAATATTTTCATTCAACAAATACAAAAACTTGAAATTGCTGAAGCAGAGAAACGTAAATTTATTGCCGAATTAAATATTAAGAAAGAATTTTGGGTTAAATACAAGCAAGAATTAGAAGAAACTTATGAAAAATATATAGATGTTGTACAAAAAAATTTAAAACCAAATATAACATTATTTAAACATCAAGTTGTAGGAATAATGTTTTTAAATGTAGTAAGAAATGCATTATTAGCTCTAGGGATGGGTTCAGGAAAAACTTTAATCTCAATAGGTTATGTAGAAATGAATGATTTTAAAAAAGTAATTGTTATAACACCCAACTCATTGAAATACAATTACTTAAATGAAGTAAAAAAATTTTCAAACAATTCACAAGTTTTTATTGTTGGTAAAAAAAATACGTGTAATATTGAAAATAGTAAATACATTATCTTCAATTATGATTATTTTAATTCATCTGATTTTAATAAGGTAAAAGATAAGTTTGATAAATTAAATATAGGTAAAATAGATTGTTTAATTGCAGATGAGTGTCATCGTATTTCTTCAACCTCAACAAATACGTATAAAGCGTTTAAAAGATTATTTAAAGACGATATTTTTAATGATGGAAAAATATCAAAAATTTTTATGTCCGGGACTCCAGCAAAATCGCACGCATATCAGTTATATAGCGTGTTACATCAAATTTCACCATTAGAATTTCCAACAAAAGATAAATTTTATAAAATTTATTGTGGAATGTCGTATAATATTGATGGCTTTGGTTGGGAAACAGATATTAGTTTAACAAAATTCGAAGAATTATTTAATAAAATAAGCCCATTTACATACAGAAAAAAACTTGAAGAAATGCTTCTCGATTTGCCAGAGAAAACAGTACAAAAAATAGTTCTTGAAATGACACCTAAAGAATATGAAATATATTATGAATTAGAAGATGGAACAATTAATGAGTTTAATGATAAAAAAATCATACATCCATTAGCAATATTAAGTAAGTTACGAGAATATACTAGTCATTTGAAAACAAATAGTGTGAGAGAATTAATAGATTCAATTTTAGAATGTGGCGATAAATTAGTAATTGTAGATTTTTTCAAAAAAAGTTTACATGAATTACATGATAAATATCCTGAAATATCAAAACTTCATATTGGAGATGTTTCTGATACTGAAAGAGCCGAAATTGTTAGAGATTTTCAAGATGAAAATGGAAAAACCAAATTATTATTGGGTTCTCAAAGTACAATTTCTGAAGGACTTACATTAACAGCAGCAAATAAGATTGGTATTATTACAGTACCGTGGACACCTTCTGATATGGACCAGATAGTTTTTCGAATTTATCGCATAAATCAGCGCAATGCAGTTAATGCATATTTTTTTGTATATAAAGATACTATAGATGAATACGTTTTCGATTTATGTGAAAAGAAACATCAAGAACTTTCAATGGTAATTGATGGGAAAAAATCCGAATCAGACATTAATCAAAGTATTATTAATGATTTAATCGAAATTATTAAAAATAAACATAAAAAATAGAATTATTTTAAAAATTAAAAGTATTTATATATAAAGATAAGTAGTAATATGAAAAGAGAAAAAATATTAGTTGATACAATTACGATTAAAATATCGAAAGTTTTATCTGAAAAATATAAAAAATTTTGTGATGACAATGGCTTATCACTTTCCAAAAGATTAAGGTTTTTCATGGAAAAAGATATTGAAGGTAAAATTGAAATAAAAAAATAATACTATGTTAATAAATATGAAATGATATTGGATGAATTTGTTGAAACAATATGGCATGCAAGTAATAAAAAATATTATCAAAATAAAGGTTATGTTTTTACAAAAATTAATAATAAAATTTTAATTAAAGTTTCTGATTTAAAAAATGGAAGTCATTGTATGGTTCATGTTAAATGTGATATATGTGGAAAAGAAAAATATTTAACATATAAGGTTTATAATAAAAATATTAAATCTGGTGGTTATTACGGATGTTCAGACAAATGTTCAATTAATAAATATTATGAAACAAATTTAAAAAAATATGGATATAAAAATCCAGTTAATTCAGATGAAATTAAACAAAAAACAAGACAAACGTGTTTAAAAAAATTTGGTGTTACAACAAATTTATTATGTGAAGACACCAAAAATAAAATAAAAGAAACGACTATAAAAAAATTTGGTTGTAAACATAATTCACAATCTAATATAATTAAAGAAAAGAAAAAACAAAATGATTTGAAAAAATATGGTGTTAATTACTTTTTTAATACTAAAGAATTTAAAGAAAAATCAGAAAAAACCAATTTGGAAAGATATGGATATAAAAATCCAGTTAATTCTAATGAAATTAAAGAAAAAACAAAACAAACTAATTTAAAAAGATATGGCTGTGAATATACGCTACAAAATAAAGAAGTAAGAGAAAAGATAAAACAAACCAATCTTAAAAAATACGGTGTTGAAAATATTACTATGAATAAAAAATATTCTGAAAAAGCAAAAAACACAATGATTGAAAGATATGGTGAATTATGGCTAAAACACGCTCCCAAATATAATGCAAATTCAATAATTTATTTAGATATAATTTCAGAAAAATTGGGTTTACCAATACAACATGCATTAAATGGCGGTGAAAAGAAATTTATAAGATATTGGGTTGATGGATATATTGAAAAATATAATATTTGTATTGAATGGGATGAAATTAGTCATAACGAAACAAAACAAAAAGAACGTGATTTAATTAGAGAAAATTTTCTTAAAGAAAAGCACAATTGTCATATTATAAGAATTAATGAAAAAGAATTTCTTAAAGATATTGACAATCAAATTAACATTGTTTGTAATAAAATAAATAATATTATAAATTTAATTAATACAACCATATAACATGGCTACACTTTATACTTGGAATATGAATCCAATTCGAGATGTTTTATTAAATATGTTATTATCAAATGCTAATATATCTGATGATAATATAAAGGAAGAAATTCACAATATTTTCATTGAAATCTTTAAACCTTATTTAAAAAATGAAGGTGATTTAATTTATTTAGATTTTAAGATAAAAAAATCTAAAGAGTATTATAAATTTATTGCAAATAATTTACCAACAAGTCTTTGGAGTATAGGTATTTTAATGGAAAATCCCAGCATGGTAATGAAAGACAATAAATATAAATATGGTGATAAAATATATACTTTTAATAACAAAACTAAAACGTTGAAATATGTTACGTTAAATAAATAACATTAAAAATGAATAAACAAAACATATTGGGTGAAATTAAAGGATTTCTTGAAGGTTATAATAATGATTTAAAATATTTAGTTAATGTTGAAACCGACCCAAGAACAAATATTGCCCAATGCATAATACATGAACCAAATAAAGAATCAAGAATAGAAAACATTAAATATATTCCATTTCTTTATATGAAAGATTTATCAAAAGTAAAGAAATTATATGAAGGTCAATCTGAACAATATATTGAAAGTAAAAAAATTAAATATGGAATTACTATTATTCCATTAAAAACTGGTAATCAAAAAAGATTAGTGGAAGGTTATTGTTATAAAATAACCAGTAGTAGGTCATATAATGATATTAGAAATTATTTTAAAGATGGTGGTATTGACCCATATGAAAAATTAATTGATGATAATGACCAGATAGTTAAAGATAAAAAAGGTGAACCAATTTATTTATATAGGGATTTGTTTTATGCACCAAGAACAACTGAACAATTTTTTATTTCAACACAAACAAGACTTTATAAAGGATATGAAGAATATAAAAATGTTCATAAATTAACATTTGATATTGAAACCACTGGTTTACGTTATCAAATTGCCAGAGTATTTGCAATTGGGGTTAGAGATAATCGTGGTTTTGAAACAATTCTGGAAGTAGATAAAACAAATGATGATGAATCTGAAATTCGACTAATTCAAGATTTTTTTAATTTAATTAATCATTTACATCCAGCAGTTATTTTAGGACATAATTCTGAAACATTCGATTTTGACTTTATTCTAGGTAGAGCAAAATTATTAAAAATGGATTTAACTGAAGTACCTACCGGACTTAAAGAAGGAATACAATTAAAAAGAAGAGGTAATGTTTCTGTTAAGTATGGTAACACTGCTGACAAATATACTGCTACAGAAATGTGGGGATATTCAATTATTGATACATTACATGCTGCAAAACGAACTGCAGCAGTAAATTCTGATTTAAAATCAACAGGATTAAAATATATTGCAAAGTTTGAAAAATTGGCAAGACAGAATAGAACATATATCGAAGGAGAAGATAATTCAATTGGTAAATATTATAATGAAAATAAAATATTTCTTATCGATGAAAAAAATAATTATGTTCAAGTACCTGATGAATATCAGGAAGTATCAAGAAATTTATACAAACTTCAAATTAATAAAACCAATTTTGATGATGAACAATATAAAGTATTAAAAAAGACATATCTTGATGAATGTAAGGGTTTTATAGATTGGTTTAAAATAGAAGCACTTCCAAAAAATTTAATTATATTTATTGGTGGTAAGAAACTTGTAAAACAATATCTTCTTGATGACTTGTGGGAAACAGAACAAGTCGATGAATTATATAATCAATCATCATTTATGCTTGCTAAAATAGTACCTACTACATATCAACGTATTTGTACAATGGGTACTGCAGCAATATGGAATTTGCTTATGACTGCGTGGAGTTATGAAAATGATTTGGCAATACCTCAATCAGATAAATATGAAAAATTTAGTGGTGGTTTAGCAAGATGTTATAAAACAGGATATTCAAAACGTATTATTAAAATTGATTATGCCAGTCTTTATCCTATGATTCAATTAACAGAAGGAGTATTTCCAATTTTTGATATTACAGGTGTTATGAAAAAATTATTACTTTATCTTACAACTACTCGTAATATTTACAAAAAATTGGCAAATAGTACTAAATTGGATAAGGAAGAAGTTGAATTGTTAAGACAAATTGACCCTGAAATACATGTGAAATATATTAATAATGAACTTACTGCAGCAGATGTTGCAATGTCTAAAGTCAAACAATTACCTATTAAGATTTTAAATAATTCATTATTTGGTGCATTGGGTTCGAATATTTCATTTAACTGGTCAGATAATGTTTGTGCAGCAAGAATTACTTGTGTGGGTAGAATTCATTTAAGACATGCAATTAATTGGTTTAGTAAATATGGTTGTATTGCATTACTTGCGGTTACTGATGGTATTAATTTTCAATATCCTGAAAGAACTAATATTAGTTTAAATGGAGCAATTGAAGGAATAATGGATTACGATGGTACAATTGAAGAAATGTGGAAGTATGATGATAAAGTAGGTATTGATGCACTTATTGAAAAATATAATAAGGAAGAGTTTCAAAGTAATACATCAAATAAAACTAATTATATAAGCATAGATAACGATGGCAAAAGTATTTCTTGTTTAAATCTTTCACGTATTAATTATGGTACACTTTCAATGGCTAAAGATAAGAAAACTGGTGAAATGAAAGAAAAAATTAAATTAACTGGTAATACTATCAAGTCTAAAGTAATGCCTGAATATATTGAAGAATTTATTGATGAGGGATTAAAAATGATTCTTCATGGTCAAGGTAAAGAATTTGTAAAGTATTATTATGATTATGCTGATGATATTCGTTATATGAGAATTCCTTTAAAGAAAATTGCAAGTAAGAGTAAAATTAAAAAAACTTTAAGTGCTTATAAAAAAAGAGGTGATGATAAAAATGGTAGAGAAAAGGGCATGCAAGCACATATGGAATTATTAATTGAAAAACGTGAAAAAATTGGAGAAGAACTTTTTGAAAAGCATAAAGATAGTCTTAATCTTGAAAAATTAAAAAAAGAACCCACTATTGATGATAAAATGAAGTTAATTGCTAATTACATGCCAGCAGAACCTGAATTAGATAGCGTGGTATATTATGTAAATAGTGGATATAAAAAATCTCATGGAGATTCACGTAAAATTATTGATAAAATTACTGGTGAAGAAAGATATTGTGCCACATTAATTAATAATGAAGACCTTCAACAAAATCCAAATATGACAGGGGTTTATAATTATGCGAAATATCTCGATGCTTTTAATAAAAGAGTTGAAACACTTTTGGTTGGATTTGCACCAGATGTTCAGAAAAAAATATTAGTTAAAATGGATAAAGAAGATAATTTAATAAAAGCAGATTTTAGTCCATTACTTGATGAATTAGTATTAAGAAATTTTGATTCGGATAATTTTGATGAATCAATGCATTTGGAAGACCTTGAAGTTGATTTCTGGAATAAAACCGGATATGACCCAAGAAAGATTTGGAATGGTTTTAAAATGAATGAAGAATATTGCGTTCATTATGAAATATATGATAATGCATTAATTTATCTTAATGAAAAAATGACAATAAGTAATAAGCCAAGAATCAAATCAATAAATGATGAATATAAAGAAGGCGATTTAGTACTTGTAAAAGATGGTTGTGATTATCATGTTGGTTTGTATAATGGTGTTTATATTCAAATAATCAGAAGTAATGTTGATATTCCTAAAAGTCAAATTGAACTTGAACTTGACAAACAAAGAGAAGAACATCAAAAGAAACTTCAAGAATTAAAAATTACTGAATTGGCAACTAAAAGTGATAGAGAATTGTTTTTAGAAAAAGAAAGAAAATTTAGAATGACTGCGTTTGCAGAATTCAAACAAAAATACGAAATTCCATTAGATAAAACTATGGAATGGGTATTTGCTGAAATGGAACATTCTGATGAAGCATTTGAAGATTTTGTTATTGAAAAACATGAAAATGGTGAGGAAGAAGCAGCAGAATTTTTAGATGTTGATGATGGTGAATCTTAATATAAAGAGTATTTATATTTAAATTAATTATATGAAATTAAAAAAGAAAGACTTACTCGAAATAATTGATTCGAATGGTGAGTTAATTGGTAAGAACGATATACCTACAAATGGCAGTGATTTAGAAAGTCAAGCTAATAATACTACAGACTATAATTCTAAAATTGGTACGCAACCCTTTAGATATGATTTCTTAGGTCGCCTAGGTTTTTCCTTACTACCATTCATGGAAGGAAAAGAAAATGATAGTCAAATAGAATTATTAAAAGATTTGGCTGAACTTGTTCATGAAAAATATATGAAGGATTTACAATATTTTTATAAAAATCCAAATAAATTAAAAAGTGATTATAGAAAAGCAAGTGAAGGTGGACATTCAGAGGAATGTCAGAAAGCAGATATAGAATGGTCCAAAAAAATAATTAAATTAATGGAACCACATTTTGAAAAAGCATTTAAAGAACCAATTGATGAGGTGAATTCAATTACTGAATCGAAAGTAGAAGAAGACAAACTTGTTAATAAAAAATCTGAAGATGAAATGTCAAAGAAATCAGAAGATGAAGAAATTAAAGACAAAAAACTTCAAAAAGTTGCGGGTTTAATTAATAAACTTGATAAAAAAGATATTGACAAATTAATAAATTTATTAGAAAGAAAAAATGAATAATAATTTTTTAAATTTTTTAGATGGTGGTTATAAAGGAATTTCGCAAATAAGAACTGAATTTCCTAATGAACTTAATAACATAATAGAATTTAACAAAAATTTTAAGATAACAAATTGGGGACAAATGTTATTTAATTATCTAAATAATATATCTGAATTACCGAAATGTAAGTGTGGTAATTTAGTTAAATTTATAAAATTTAATAGAGGTTATACTACGCATTGTTCAGTAAAATGTAAAGGTTCTGATGAGGATATTAAAAATAGAATAAAACAAGGTTATTTGAAAAAATATGGCGTTGAAAATCCATTACAATCACTAGAAGTACAAGAAAAAAGAAAAAAATTATTTTTCGAAAAACATGGTGTTGAGCATCAATCACAATTAGCAGAAGTTAGAGAAAAGAGAAAACAAACATGTTTGAAAAAATTTGGCACAACAACAAATTTATTGTGTAAAGATACTAAAAATAAAATAAAACAAACCAATTTATTAAAATTTGGTGTTGAACATAATTCACAATCTGCCAAAATTAAAGAAAAGAAAAAACAAACATGTTTGAAAAAATTTGGTGTTGAATATAATTTACAATCATCTGATACCAAAGAAAAAATTAAAAGAACTAATTTAATTAAATATGGTGTTGAATGTTCATTATTGAATAAAAATGTTAAAGAAAAGGCAAATAAAACAAATTTGAAAAGATATGGTGTGAAGAATCCAAATTCTTCTTTAGAGATTAAAGATAAAATAAAAAAAACGAGTTTAGAAAGATTTGGTGTTGAATATCCCTCACAAAATAAATTGGTTTCAGAAAAAATTGTAAATACTATGATTGAAAGATATGGTGAAATTTGGAAAAAACGTGTTCCATCATATAATGCGAATTCAATAATTTATTTAGATATGATTTCCGAAAAGCTAGGTTTACCAATTCAACATGCATTAAATGGCGGTGAGAAAAAATTTATAAGATATTGGGTGGATGGTTATATTGAGAAATATAATATATGTATTGAATGGGATGAAATTAATCATAATAAAATAAAATGTAAAGAAAGAGATATTATACGTGAAAATTATCTTAAGGAAAAACACAATTGTCATATTATAAGAATTAATGAAAAAGAATTTTTGAAAGATATTGATAATCAAATTAATATTACTTGTGATAAAATTAAAGATATGATAAGAATAATAAATAAATCTACAGTTAATATAATGACATCATAATGGCAAATCAAGAATTACTAAATAAACAATATTATATACCTCAAAATATACTTAAAAGTATTGAGATAGCAAAAGCATCCACTTCAGATACAGATGGTCTAAAACGAGCTAATTTTATACTTAAAAACGGTGTTTTGACATATCAAGCATTAAAAAGATTAAAGAATTTTTTTGATTATTTTAATCCACAAACTGGAGATAAAATACAATACGCACTTGCTGGCGGTGATTTAATGAAAAATTTTATTGAAACAACATTAAATCAAGACCGTGCAAGTATTGAAAGGTCAAAAAAAATTAAACAAGATATGACAACAAATCCTAATTCAGAATTAATGCCATATCAAACACCAAGGTTAAATGAAGAAAAGAAAGAATTAAAAAAAAACGCAGTTGCAGTAATTGTTAATAATAATAACAAAATTTTATTACTTAAAAGAGCAGATGATAGTAAAATTTGGATGCCAAATAAATGGTCATTAGTTGGCGGTGAAATTAAAAAGGGTGAAAAACCACAACAAGCGATTGAAAGAGAAATTCTTGAAGAAACTAAATTAGAAATTAAAAAATTTATAAAAACATTTAGTATTCAAAGACATACTGATAGTATTGAACATGTATTTGCTTGTAGATATACTGGTGAAGAAACAGATGTTAAATTAAATGATGAAAATACAAAATATGGTTGGTATAGTGTTTCTGAAATGAAATATTTAGATATTGTACCTCATTTAATAGAATATATTACACTTGTGTTTAAGTCATATGAAGATGAAAAATAATTTAGTTTAGAACTATTTATAGTAAATAATAATAAAAAATTAAAACATAAAAAATGGCAGATATTACATGTGATAATAGTAGTAGACTATTAGTAAATAGTGCAAGTTTTAGAGATGAAAATCTTGTTAGGAATTCAGGTCGTTATACTTGTGCTAAAGAATATTGTGCAGGAAGTCCAGACACAATTTCTGATGGCGATTGTAAAGGTAGAGACCCACAAACACCGGGTGCTCCAATTGGTACTAATGAAGATATTGCAGATAGAACTTGTTCAATTGCAAAAAACAGTAAACGTTATATTCCGGGACACGAATATTGTTCAGCAACAGCATAATTATAATGTTAACTGAAATTAAAATATTATTCAATAATATTAAAAATTTTCGTCATCTTTTAAAAGAAGGTGTCGGTGAGAATGATATTGTCAATGCAATTCAAAATCATGAGTATATTTATATTTATTATGCTGGTGATAATACAATTGAAAGAGGTTATCGAACAATACGACCATTTGTATTAGGTACAAGTACTGCAGGTAATAAAGTTTTGAGGGCATGGCAAGATAAAGGTAAAAGTGATAGTCTTAGAGCAGATAGTCCAAGAAAAAGAATTGACCATGAATACCATAGAGATAATGATGGTAAAGAAAAAGCTGGTTGGAGATTATTTCTTGTAGACAAAATTAGTTCAGCATATCCAACAGGAAAACGTTTTGTTGATGAAGATGGTAATGTAATGATTCCACCATTATATAATCAAAACGATAAACAAATGACAAATATTATTGCTTCCGTTTCACCAAAAGAGCCAAAATCAGTACAAACAAAAGGTTTAGGTAAGGTTGCAGCACCTTCAGTTGTTGCAGCAAAAGTAGATAAATCACAATTTGATACACAAACAAATAAATTTAAGAAATTTTATAATGCTGGTAAGCAAAAAAGAGATGCAACAGCAAAAGATATTCAAAATTTATATGATGTGGCTAAAAGAGTTATGAAAAAATCACCTGATAGATATTTAGTTGCTATTGATAAAAAAGGAGATTTTCATCTTGTTGATATTGCTCAAAAAGATAAACTTCCACCAGAAGCAATTGTTGGAAAATTAACAAATCTTTATGATAAATTGGTTAGAACAACAAAAACAACCGTACCTGCAGAACAAAGTTTCATTAAACAACAAAAAGATTCGGTCATGAAAAAACAACCAAATATAAATAAAACACCTACAATGGTTAAAGAAAATGAAAAAAATCTTGTTCAAAGAAAAACTTTTTTCAAACAATAAAGTATTTATAAAAAAATATAAAATTTTATAAAATGGCAACAAAACCTGATTTAAATAAACTTAAAACCGAAATAGCAAGTCGTAGAAAAGAGAAAAATATAGCACCTGATGGTATGGGTGAACAGAATCAATTCGGAGCATCACCAAGAGATACATTTTTATATGGATTAATAGAATCTTTAAAAACTGGTAGAGATACAGCATCAAGTAATTTAGTTAAAATTGTTGATAATCAAGTGGCTGTAAAGAAAAAAGAAACAACAAGACTACCGATTAATGAAACTGTTGAACCACAACATCCACAACAACAACATCCACAACAACAACGTCCGCAACAACATCCAGTTATACATGAAGCAGTTGATATGTCACCGGAAAGAGATGAATTATTATATAAAGACCTTGAAAATAAAAGAAAACAAACACTTGCTGAAGCAATATCTGCAGGAATAGTATCGAATAAGGGTATGAATACTGGAATATCATCTTACAATCCAAATTCTGGACAACCAATGCAAATTAATGAAGGTTATTTGGTTGAGAATGTAAAGAAAATTGTTGATAATTATCTAATAGATAATTTTGGTCCTGTTGTAGAAGAAGCAATTAAAGGTACAATCATTGAAATGTATGCAGTTGAAAGAATTAAAGAAGTTTTACAGGAAAATCGTGAAATGATAAAAACACTTGTATACGAAACTATTCGAGAAATACAAGCAAAGAGTAAAGCAAAAACAGTAAAATAACATATAAATTCATTATTTTTATAAAATTCATTAAAAACTTAACTATTTATGAATATACTTATATTCAAAAATGACATACGATGAATTTAAACAGAATTTCTTAACGGAATTTCTTAACATAAAATCATTTGCAAGTAGAATACAATATGCTAATGAACATCTATCAAGAATTGGTAGTGGTAGTGGTAGAATTGTTTATGATATTGATGGTCAGAAAGTATTAAAATTAGCAAAAAATCAAAAAGGTATTGCACAAAATGAAGCCGAAGCCAATATTGGATATTATAGAGATACACAACATATTGTTACAATTATTTATGACAATGCAGATGATGATAGTTGGTTGATTGCGGAAAAAGTAAAAAAGGTGGGTGAAAAGAGAATCAAAGAATTAACTGGTATTCCAAGTCTTAGCGATTTATTTTATTATTTAAGAAACTATGAATCTGAAAATAGAGGTGGTAGACCAATATTTGGACAAGATGAAAATATTAAAAATCAATTAGATAATAATGAATTTGTTATTGATTTAATTGATTTTGTTGCAAATTATTCAATAAATGTTGGTGATTTAAGTAGACCAAGTTCTTATGGTGAAGTACTTCATGATGGTCAACCCACAATTGTATTAACTGATTATGGTCTTAATGATGAAGTATATGATACTCATTATAGTCCTCAAAAAAAACAAAAATATCACATGTATGAATTGTATAATTTTGCTAATGGTAATGATGATATTCTTTCCGATATAGGTAACGTTGGACAAGACCAAAGACATGGAATGTGGGCATTAATGCCATATGGTGTAGGTGATGGCGATGGTGTAATAAATGAAGAATTTAAAGAATTTATTATAAGAAGAAGCATATATCCAAATAAGCCTATAAAAAATATGCCACAACTTGTAGATAATTTTCATGAATGTGTAAATAATCTTAAGGAAACATTAAATCATGTTGATGATAAGAAAAAATTTTATAATAATTTATTAGAACTTCAAAAATATCTTATTTCACAAAATTATTATGATAGAGAACCACTTAGTAGTGAAGAATATGTTATAAATGAAGATATTAAACATGAAGTACCACAAGTTCAAGACATCGTATTTGATAAAAATTATGCAATTCAATTAGCAAATTCAATTGCAGAAAAATTAGGAATAAAAACTATAGAATATATGGCAGGTAGTACTGGTGGTCATGTATTTGATATTGGAGATACAAAGATTTTAAAACTTACTACTGATATTAGTGAAGCAGATGCTGCAGCTAAATTAATAAGAGTAAAACCAATACATATTGCAATTGTTTACAATATATATAAAATAGTTGATACTGAAAAAAATAAATCATTTTTTGGAATAATTGAACGTAATATTATTGACAAACCAGTTCAACAATTTGTTCGAAATGTTGAAATAATAGATACTATTATGCCAAATGATATGACGACAGTTGATTTCTATATTATAATGAAAAAACGTTTTGATTATAATAATTTAGTTAATTTGGCAAAAAATATACTTACAGAAAAACCTGAAGTAAATATTTCTAATATTGAAAGACAACAAGCATATGATTGGTTAATAGAATTATTTGAAATAAAAAAAGAACTGTTGAGTTATAATATTAAATCAGATGATTATAGTAATCCCAAAAATCTTGGATATGAGGATGGTATTTTAAAATTTTTTGATGTTGGTGATTATTATGGCGTTAATGAACCTGATTTGGGAGATGCAAATATTATATTTTTACCTGAAAACGAAGAAATATTAGATGAAAAATATAATAGAAATATTGCAGATAATATCGCAAAACAAATTGCTAAAATAAGAGGATATAACGAACCAAAATTTATTGATGCTGGTGAATATGGTGTTGCTTATGATATTGGTGATGATAAAATTTTAAAAATAACTGCAGATAATAGTGAAGCAGCAGAAAATTTAAAACTTATAAATAAACCATTAAAATATATAGCACAACCATATAATGTATTTACAATCGATTCAAAAAATACATATATTTCTAAAACATATGCAATTGTTTTGGAAAAATTAAAAACAGACCCACAAAAATTTAAAAGACTTAAAGAAAGAATTGATTTTATTTTTGGAAAAATATTTAATCTCAGACTTTATGATATTATTGATTATTATATAAATGGATATGGGGACATAGATACAAAAAAAATTGATGGATATATGTCAAAAAATCCAGAAGATGCTGAATTTTTTTATTCTATATTAAGAATTGCTGAAGAAGCAAAACAATATGGAGTTGAAAGTTTGGATTATTTTAATTATACTAATTTAGGATATAAAAAAAATGGAGTAATTGCATTTTTTGATGTGGGATTTAGTAATGGTTACTTACAACCGAATGGTGCAGAAAATATAAAAATAACTGAAGATGGAACTTCAAAATTCTCAACACCAAATAGTATTGGACAGGATAATTTTCCACCATATGAAAATAATGATACATCTCCAGTTACAGATAATAACGTACCAACAACTCCAGAAAGTGTAAAAGAAGATTTAGAATATCATCATGTTGTAGGTGATGCAACACAAGATAAATTTGCTCTTGATGAAATTGGAAAAAAATCATTTATGAAAGGAGCACAAGCTGTTACAGTAAAAAAGAAATGTAGATTAGGTGGTTTGGGAAATACAAGTGTAGCTTGTAATCAAGGTGATATTAATAATCTTGATATTAAAACAATTAATGAAAATGTTAATTATATTGGTAAAGCATATCGGGTAGATAGTTTATTTTCACAAAAAAAAGGTACATCTGCTGGAGATGTTGTTAGGTTTGAAAGAGATGAACTTGGTAATGAAGAAATGAATATACCTGAAGAAAAATTAGCTGAATTGAATAAATATCCTGCTAATAATATTGTCTGGGTTACAAAAACATTTGAAGATGCTACAAGATATTCAAATGAAAATGATTTTTCAGATATTGATGAATTTGATTTAACTGGCGAAATTATTGCTGAAGATGGTGATGGTGGTTATTTAGTTTTAATGAAAAATAATAATCTTAATGAACAATCATTTAAGGATTTTGAAAAGCAAATTGAAAAAGACAATAAAATACATGGATTAGATAAATTGTTCTTATTTCAAGAAGATGACTATAAAGTATATGCAATTAATGGTGACCATGTGAGAAAAAATTCGTTCGATGAATATGTTGACGGTGGACATCATTACGTTGATTTGGATTTACCAAAGAAAGAGCAAAAATATGCTAAATATATTCCTGAAGACGAAATTTGGATTGATGATGTATTTTTAATTAAACCTGATGATTTAGGTGCAATACTTTTACATGAAACGCTAGAAAGACATTTAATGAAATATTATGGCTTAAAGTATAGTAATGACGATAGTGGCAAAGATGGTGCACATGAAATTGCCAATAAAGCAGAAGTAGAATTTAGAAAAAAAGTAAAAAGCGGTATGAATCATAAAATAAGTGAAAATATATATAATAAGTTTGTAAATAATTATGCAAGAGAACACAAGAAAAAAATAAATTAAATATATTTAAATATATATTTTTTGGTGTTTTTTCTAATACCCATCGCAACTCTATGAATTGATTTATATGATAATCCTGTTTCTTTTTTTACTTCATGAAAATTATTAAAATGTTTAATAAAATTATTATTTAAATCATACATTTTTATTTGTCGTAATTGTTTTGTGTGGTCAAAATTACCTTTTTTATATTCTCTTAGTGTTTGAAATAAATCATATTTTCTTGATAACCTTAAGTCTTCAGAATCACAATATATTTTATTTTTTAATATATTAACATCATGAAATGAATGGTAATTAATTCTAATAAGATGTCCATTGTTTGATTTATAATCAGTATTAATTATTTTTGTATTAGATATTCCCACTAAATTAAATTTATTTTTTATTTCTGTCAATAAATTTTCCGACCCAATAATTGAAAAATATAAACATCCTTCCTTATTTGATGTTGCTTTAAATATTGTTCCATCACCATCAAAAATACCTCTAACAAAATGCCAAAAATATTCTTCAGGTATATTTGGCATTTGACAATCAAAGGATTTCTTAGAAAAAACACCCAAATTATTTAAATCATTAATAATTTCTTTAGATGGAATTGATAATGAATTTCTTAAATAATATTTATTTGTTCTTTTATCAAAAACATTATATGTTGCTAATTTATGTTCGGATTTAAGTTCTCTCTTTAAGATTTCAACCAACTCAATATCTTTAGATGTGAATGTAATTGCATTTTTATAAATGCAACCATCTGAAATAATTAATCCTAATACATATGCTTTATTTTTATTATCAATTTTTTTAAAAAAATTTTTATCAACATAATATCTTCTACTATTACCATCATGAGACCTATTATCTAAAACATATCCATTTATCTTTAATAAATTGCTAATTTTTTTTGGCTGTACGTGCATGAGTTTTCCTATTTTTTCTAATGAGTATTTTTTTATAAAATATAAATTTGCAATTTCGTTTATATCATAATTTTTCATACATTTGTTTTTTATTAAAAATAGAACATATAATTACGGAAAAAATTTAAATCTTCTTCTAATGTATATAAATACTACAATAATTAATATTTTATTATGATGGACAAAATTTTATTTAAAATTTTAAATATTGATTTTTTTTATTGTATTTATATTAAAGATTTTTATGCTAATAGACATTATTAATAGTGAAATAATATTATTTGAAAATTATATGAGAAAACAAATTAATGAATCTGTTATCAGTAATGCACAAAATTTTAGTTATGAAACATTAAATCATGAATTTCCAATAATAAATGGAAATAATATTAATGGATTAATAATTCGAAATGATGTTCCAAACATGAATTCAATTGAAGCATCATTAACAAATTATGAAATACTTAATGGAATTAGAGAAGTTTCATTCAATTCATTTCCACAAATGGGAGATTTAAAATATTATTCTCCTGATGAAGAACAAAAAACAAAAAAATTAGCAAAACAGATTGAATATAATAAAGAAATTAGTCCACTAATTGTTGTTATTGATGAAGATGGTTCATATGTTTTAGAAGGTGGTCATAGATTTGATGCATTACGAGAATTAGGAATTTCATCATTTCCAGCTAAAGTAGTTTTTGATTTAGATTCAATAAATATTGCAGAGAATATGTGCGAAAACAATATACAACCAAATAATAAAATTACTGAATTTGTAAATAATTTAAAACAAAAACCATTTATTCAATCACTTATAAATGACTTAGGGTCTGAAATTTATGCTGTTGGTGGGGTTGTGAGAGATTTGGTACTTAACAAACCCAATAAAGATATTGATTTAATTGTTAGAAACACATCAATTGATTTATTAATATCGCAATTACAAAAATTTGGTAAAGTTGATGTTGTTGGCAAATCATTTGGTGTTATAAAATTTATTGATAAAGATGGTACTGATTATGATATAGCGTTACCACGTAAAGAAAAACCAAATGGTGAAGGTGGTTATCATGGTTTTGATGTTCAGAGTGATGAAAATCTTCCAATTGAAGATGATTTGACGAGACGTGACGCAAAGCTGAATGCAATGGCAATTAATATTAATTCAGGTAAATTTATTGACCCACTCGGTGGATTGGAAGATATAAAAAATAAACAAATTTCTGCTGCAAATCCACAGGCATTTTCAGATGACCCATTACGTATGATGCGAATGATAGGGTTTGCAAGTCGTTTTGATTTTACAATTGAACCACAAACAATGCAAATGATTAAAGATAATGCAAGTCGTATTAAAGAAATTCCGCCAGAAAGAATATTAATTGAGTTCGATAAAATTTTAAAAAAAGGTGACAAACGTATTGGTATACAACTACTTAAAGACACTGGTTTATTTCAACAAATTTTTAATTTTGATTTAAAACAATCAACAATTGATAGAAGTCCATTTGAAGAAGTTAAAACAATAGGTGAGTTTATTTATTTATTAATACGATTATTACCAAATCCTGCAGAATTTTATAAAAATAATTTAAAGGGTGATATTGATACTTATAAGGAAATTAAAGCACTTGAAATGGCATTTGATAGTGGTGAAGCAACTAATTTAATTGAAGCACGAACAGTTGTGCATAATATGTATGTAACATCACCACAATCACTTCAAAGCCAAATAATACCTAGTGTAATTGAAACCGCAGCACAAGAATTATTACAAGGCAAATATCCAAAAGCAGTTGGTGAACTAGCAATTAATGGCAATGATTTAATTCAATTTGGATTAAAAGGTAAAGAGATTGGTGATATGTTAAAATCATTATTGTTAAAGGTATATTCAAATAATGTTAGGAATAATCGAGATGATTTATTAAATTTGACAAGTCAAAAAAATAAATCAATAAAACAAGAAGGTGTTGCAGATAAATATGCAGAAAAAACTTTTAATGTTCCTGATTCAAATACTGCAATGGATGTTAAAGCAATGGGTGGTATAGAAAAAAATAAAGAAAAACCATATGCAATTAGTGAAGAGGGTGATTTATTTTTTAAGAATCCAAAATCGTTAACTAATTTTGATAAAAATGTTAGAGCAATTGCTGATAGTGATGGAAACTTATTTGTTGCACAATCTGATGGTGCTTTTAATCATGCAGATATGGCAGATATATTAGGAATTACCGAATATGTATATAATAATTTCAATTATCAAGTATTACAAAGAGTAAGTGATTCTAATAATTTTGGATTGAGTGATTCGGGTGAAGAATTTATTCAAAGAGGTGAAGACCAAAAAGAAACATCAATTGAAATATTACGTGCAACAAAAAGAAAAAATCCACAATATGATTTTTATTTAGAATATTATGGTCTTATTAAATATGGTAGTATGCCTATTAATCTTACTGAAGAATATCATGAAGTTGGTGATGGTAAATATGTTGTAAACAATAAAATAGTTGATATTAATTTCTTTGCTAAAGAATATGATATATGGAATACTGAAAGTGGAAGAGGAAGAGCAGAATATTCAGACCCAAATGAAGCATCAGTATTAGAATTTTTACAAAATAATTATGAAGATTTTAGCCATAATGAAAAATTAAAACATAAATTATTATGGAAACTTACAGATAATGATGTTTTAAATGAAACACCAATTGATTCAATAACTTCAGATAATATAATAACACCGCAATATATAAAAGATGTGAAACGTAGTGATAATTATGAAAGATATATTGAATATTATAAATATGAAAATAATTTGGAGGATGAAGATAAGGAAGTTATTGAACAAAATGAAGATTTTAAAGAATGGTTTATATGGGAATTAAAATATAAATATGATGATGTAATAGATAAAATAAAAGAAAAAATAAAACCAAATGATACTATTGATATTTGGAGAGAAATGACAGTTGATGATAATTGGATTTATCATATTGGTACACAAGGAAAACATTTAGGTATTTATTGGTCTTGGGAAGAAAATGCTGCTGAAGCACATTGGGGAGATAGTAAAAAATATAATAAAGCAATAATAAAAACATCTGTGAAAGAAGACAATATTGATTGGACTAATACAATATATGCTAATATGGATTTGGCTCTTGGCGAAGATGAAAAAGAAATAACATTATTTAAAAATACATCATTAAAAATTGAAGAATTATATATAAATGGTGAAGATATTATGGATTCTCCGCAAGCAATACCAATTAAAAATAAAATATTTTATGCTTAAAAACATCTTCATAAAAGAAATTTTAACTAAATGAAAAGAGAAATTATAATTAAAGAACAGCAACGTAATAAATTATTGGAAGATTCTGGAATTAATCTTGTTCAAAACGCTAATTTAATTTCTGTTGATATTCAACCAGAATATGAAAAAGGTTTTACTTTTAATATTTATCAATTTACAAAATTTATTAATGAAAATATTTATAACATGAATTCAATTACTTTATTATATAATGGTGCTGATACATTAGGTATGATAAGTGAAAATGATTATAAAATGTGGTTGTTAGAAAATGGATTGGAAGAAGATAATTTACAGGTTATCAAATACTTAGATAAAGGTTATGCTTTTTTTAGAACCTGTATGGATGAAGGTGCTGAAGAAGATGAAACAGTTAATCTTGTTAAATATATGATTCAACACAATATTAATGATAGTCGTGATATTGATGAAGAAATGTGGAATGGATTTATGCGACAATATGATTATGATACAAGTGTTGTTCGTGACCTTTTAGAACCAGCACAAGATTGTATTAATATACCAGACTTAATGGATTATTTAAAAAAATTTTCAGGTAAATTAGTAATATGTGGTGGTGGTATTAATGAATGCTTTAAAGAAGTTGAAATAGCATTAAAAGCATTAAACAAAAATTATAATGTTTTAACAAAATTTACATATTAATGAATAACATATCTTATAGTGCAGTCGTTCTTGATGATAGGTCAAAACAACGACTTATTGAACGTTTTAGTTCAATAATTCCTAATGATTGGAAAATAATTTGTGACCATATGACAATAAACATGGGTGAAATTGACCCAGAACTTGAAAAATATTTAGGATTACCAGTACGATTAAGTGTTAATGAATTCGCTATAGATGATAAAGTAATGGCTGTTGGTGTCAGTGGTTTTGAAACGCATAATGCTAAAGCACATATAACAATGGCTGTTAATCGAGCAAATGGTGGTAAACCAATGATGTCAAATAAATTAATTAATTGGCAACCATTAAAAAGACCTATATTTGTGACAGGTAAAGTAACTGAAGTAGAATATAAATAACATGGCTGATTGGAAAGAATCATCAAGAATGGGATTTGAATTTGAGGATTTTTGTTTAAAAGATTTAAATGAAAAATTATTTCCTCTTGCATATAAAAATATGAAAAAAGAAGAATATAGTTATTATGATATTATACTTTTTAATGGTAACTTTGCAGAAAAACAAAAAACAATTGAATGTAAATTTGATAAAATGGGTAGTATTAGTGGCAATATTTGTATTGAAACCGGATATTGGGGAAGACAATCAGGATTATTAATTACAAAAGCTGATTATTGGATTATTAGTGATGGTAAAATTACATATATTGCTAAAACAAAAAGAATACATGATTGTATTGTTGAAAATATAAATCAAATTGAATATAAGAAAAAAGCAAGGATTGAACAAAAGAAAGGTGTTTTCAAAGAAATGGATATGTATATAATACCAAAAAGATTTTTTGAACCTTATTGCGAAGAAATAGGAAATATTAATGAAATGAAATATAATTGTTTGTTATGATAAAAAGACTTTGTGTATTTGATTTTGACTCGACACTCATAATGAGTCCTGAAAAAGAAATAGGTAAAGTTCAGTGGTCTGAGAAAATAGGAAAACCATATCCATATCAAGGTTGGTGGGGCAGACCTGAGAGTTTGGATTTAAATGTTTTCAATATTAAACCATTTCCAAGTGTATTAAAACAATTAAAAGAAGAACAAGCAAAACCAAATACTTATGTGGTAATTCTTACATCAAGAATGGAAAAACTACGTCCACAAGTTCAAGCAATACTTGATGCAAATCATATTAGTGTTGATAAAGTAGATATGAAACGTGCTGAACCAGATAAGGGTAAAAAAACATTACGTTATATTCAGCAATTTCCAGAATTAAAGGAAATAAATGTTTATGAAGACCGTGATACTGATATTCAATCTTATGAAGCAATAAAGAAACAGATTCCAAAAGGTATTAGATTTAACATATATTTAGCTAAAGAAGGTAAAATATCTTTATTAGAAAACAAATTTACAATATTAAATATTATTCGTGAAGAAATTCAAAATATATTAAAAAATTAAAAGAACTGTATTTATAATAAAATTTAATAACACATTATGCTTAAAAATGGAAGACCATATCATCTACCACAAGTTAGTGCACCGTTTGAAATAGTTCTTCAAAAACTTGATGAAGAAGGTATAAATTATGAATTAATTTCATTAAATCCAAGTGAAGACGATGATATTAAAACATCACAACCTGTCGTATATTCAGATGAAATGGAAAAATGTAATATTAATGATATGAATCCAATTTGGTTAAGCATTGATAATCAAATAATTGATGGACACCACAGATATACTAAAGCATTAATTGACAATGAGTTACTTAAAGCAATTAAAATTGATTTAAATGAAAAAGATACAGCAAGGGTATTAAATAAGATTCAAGATATTTACGAATATGAGCAAGCACGTAATATGGAAGAAGTAGAAAATCAAGGTGCAATCAATTATTATAATAATGCTGAAAGTGGTAAGGGTAATACAAATACAGAATTTTTAGATTCTCTGGAAGAAGATAATCTTGCATTACAAGCAGAAACACCAAGTAAAAATGAAAAAACAATTGTCGCATATAGAAAAGAACCAATTAAAGAAAATTCAGTTATTGGAAACTTTTTTATGTTAAAACCAATTGATGGATATGATAAATATGAAATTGATTTTGAAAATTTATTGGACATACAAGCATTAGGTGTTATTTATAAAGATGGACAAGAACCAGTTGATATATTAGCAAAAAATTGGTTTCCACATGTAAATTTTGAGAAATTAAGTGAGCAATATAATGTGCCATCAATGAATCTAAAAAATAAAGCAATTGCAGAAAAAGCAATGAAAAATGGTTATGATGGAATTAAATATAACGATACATTAATACAAGGATTAAAATAATTAAAAATATGGGTACATTTAAAATTACAAACATAACAAATCTCGCTTCAAAGCGTGATTTTAAATACAAATCAATACTTGATATTGATTATGTAGATAAAATGACTAAAAAAGTTATTAGTATAAAACCGGGTGATGTTGTTTATTTAACGGTATCATCATTACCATTGTCAGCACATAGATTAAGAGTTAAAAATTTAATAACTGTAGATGAAATTGATGGTACAGAACTTGCTATATCAATGAATAATATAAAAACCAAAACAGTTACTAAAGAAGTTATTGATGATGAAGAAAAAAAATCGGTTCAAAAAAGTAAAAAAAAATCAGTTAAAAAAGAAGAAGAAACAGATACTGAGATAGATATACCACATATATAAAATATATTTATTTTTAAATAATATAATGCCAATATTTTATTGGCTTTTTTTATGTTTTTAGTAATAAAATTATGGATATAGAAACAAATTTTCATATTGATTATCACATATCTCATCTTTGTAATTTAAGTTGTGAAAGTTGTAATCATCTTACAAATAGTAAACATAATAAAATATTAACATTAAAAGAAATTGAAAATGATTTTTTATTATGGTACAAAAAAATTCAACCTTGTAGTATACATTTACTTGGTGGTGAACCACTTTTAAATCCCCAAATATACGAAATATTAGAATTAATAAGAAATTATTTTAAAAATAGTAATATAAAATTATTAACTAACGGATTATTATTACATAAATATCCAAATTTGCCCATTTATTTAAAAAATAATAATATATTTTTAAAAATATCATTACATGGTCATAATTTAAACGAAAATTTAGAATTGGTAAATCAATGGGTTAATAAATATGATATAAAATATGATGTGATAGATAATACTAAAATTTGGTCTAAAAGATATAACGGAATTGATAATTTAATACGACCATTTCATAATGAAAATAATCCCAAAAAAAGTTATAGTGTATGTTGGGATGTTTCTTGCAAACAATTATATGATGGCAAATTATGGAAATGTCCAATTGTAACATATTATCAATTACAAAAAATAAAATATCCTGAAATAAAACAATATTGGAAAGAATTTGATATGTATCAACCATTAAGTTCAAATTGTTCAAATGATGAATTAAAAAAATTTTTATCTACAAAAGAAGAATTGTGTTGTGGATTATGTCCAACAATAGAAAATAAAATTAAACCAAAAAGCACATTAAATTTTATTTAATTTTTTTAAAAACCCTTTCATATTTGATGACTTTGTATTATTTTTACGTATTTAGTAATAAATTACATTATTTTATAATAAATTATAAACATGGACGGAAAAATCAGAGTTTTATTTTACAATCTTGATGGTGCTGGAGTAAATTATTTTAGAACATTAACACCAGCAATGGAACTTGAAAGAAATCATTCAGAAGATTTTTATGTTGAAATTAACCCACAAATTGATTTTAATGACCCTAAATACATTGATTATCTTAAAACATTTCATATCATACATTATCACCGCCAATTTCTTGGCGAAACACAAAAAATGATTCAATTAGCGAATGAACTAAGAAAAGCTGGGACAATATTAATTGTTGATATTGATGACTATTGGAAATTACATAGGCAACATCCTTTTTATATAATGAGTCAAGAAAAAAAATTACATATTCCAATCATTGAAAATCTTAAAATTGCTGATTATGTTACAACAACAACTGATTTATTTGCTTCAGAAATTCGTACAATAACTGGTAAAGATAATGTTGAAGTATTTTATAATTCTGTTGACCCTATTTGGATGAAACAATTTCAAAATAATTGGAAACCTGACCCTGATGGTTTGGTTCGAATTACTTATATGGCAGGTAGTTCGCATTTAGGTGATATGGAGCAACTTGAAGGAGTTATGAATGTATTATCAAATGACATAAATACTAGAAATAAATTCAAAGTAATTATTTCCGGTTGGGATACTGAAGGTAATACAACAGATATTACTTTCAATCAAGAATTTGGTGATGAATTACAAAAAAGAGGTTTATGGACACCTCAAACAGTAAAAGCAATTAATAATTCCAGAGGTAATGTTGATATAATCCCTAAATTACCCATAGATTTGAAAGAAAAATATAGAAATAATGTTTTTAATCAAAAACAAAGAGATATTAAATCAGTTGAAAGTGTGTATTTAATTTATGAAAAAATTTTAACTGATAATCATCATATGATTAAAAATCCAGATTATCTTCAATGGCTTATGAATTTTGAAAGAAACGTAAAATATGAAAATGAGGGTAATTTTGGTAGACGTTGGACACAAAAAGCAAATACATATGCACAAGTACTTGATGAAACTGATATAGTTATTGCTCCACTTGCCAATAATCCATTTAATAAAATGAAGTCGAATCTTAAACAAGTTGAATGTTGGACAAGAAAACTTCCTATAGTATGTTCAGATATTCCACCATATAATGTACATGGTAAGCACATGGAAAATTGTGTATTAATTCCGATGGAATTACCAAAAAATGCAAGAAAATATTGGGTTAAGTATTTAAAGAGACTTATATTGGATGCAGATTTAAGAAAAAAACTTGGTGAACAATTATATGAAGACTTTAAGGTTGAATATTCATTAAAAAATGTAACCCAGAAACGTGCAGAATTTTATAAGGCAGTAGTTGCTAAAACATTAGTAGTAATTTAAAAAACAAAAACATGAAAAAAAGTAAAATTAAAAAATTAATAAGAAAAGAAATTAACAAAATACTTCCTTTCTTAATAGAAGAATTATTAAATGCAGTAAAATATCAGAACATTTATAACAAATCTGATGATATTGGTAAAGTAGAAAATGTTGACAATAAATCAAATACTACATTCGATGAGGATGTGAGATTTGATAATATCAAGAAAGAATATCCAGAAATCGATGAAATTAAAAATAAAGTTCAACAAACTTTTTTTCCTTCTGGTGTTGAAACTAGGTTTCCTTCTGGTGTTGAAACTAGGTTTGTTAACTATTTAGCAGAAGCTGTTTTATTAAATAAAAGAATTATTAAACGAGATGGAAATTGGAAAGGTGAATATTATAAGAATCTTTTTAATGAATTTAAAAAATTTGTTGACGATTATAATGATGTGTATTATAATAAGGCAAAAAAAGAATTATCATTAAATAATGAATTAAATAATATTTCCACTACTTTGAATGATTTAAAAAAAGAATCAATTATTAATAATAAATTAGTAATTGATTTGGATGAATTGAAAAAAGAAAATGTTGAACAAAAAATTAATAATATGACTAATGAAGCAAATAATAGTTAATTAATAAATTTAGATGAAACATTTATTTCAAAAAATAATTCTTTGGACATATATAAAAATTCATACAATTATTATATATGTTTCTTTGGCATTATATAGGACTGAAGAAGACATATTAAAATCATCTGCTATTGATATTCAGGATAAAGATAAAAAAACAACAAGAAAACTTCATAAAAATCCTTTGCTTGAAAAATTTTATGCTGGTCAACGTGATGAACGCTATGTTAAAGATTATTATGAACTTCTTAAGAAAGCAGATAAATTTATGTGCAAATCAACACCACATCAAATGGCTGTTGCTGCAGATAAACATGGCATGAGTTATGGAATGAAAGACCAATATGGTCGTAGATATGAACATTATGGATTTTTCGATGATAAGCATAAACATGCTGGTAAGACATTGGGTGAGGTTTTGACTTTAGAATTTGAAGAAAGGCGTACTAAAGATGACAATTATAAAATAATGTACATTTTTAATAATAAACCAATTGAAGTGGGTTTTGCAAAAGTATTGGATGTTGTAGAAAAAACCCAAAAAGAAAATGCGGATTTTAAATATGAGGTACAAGATATGTTCAAGAAATCCAAATCTTTTGAATTTCCAATTAAAGCAACACATATTAATGAAAATATTATAAATAAAATTGAGGAATTAACAGAATATTTACACATAAAAAGAATCGGTTTTGAATATAGGATATTAGAATTTTTCATACCATTGAAGTTTAAAACTTTAGAATTAGATGATGATTCAAATGCATTTAAGGAAATTCAAGATATTAAAGAAATTTATGTGAGAGATGAATATGGCGAATTGAAAGCATTTAGAATTATTAAATTCGTGAAAAGATTAATACATAATGACATATATGAAGTCCTGAAATTTGAAGGAATTGAAATGGAAACAATAAAATTATAATAAAACTAAAACGAAATATTATGGCAGATTCAAGTTTTTTAGAAAAACTCAAAAAAGCAGTTGATACTGGTGAGTTTAATTCAGAAGCAGCAAAAAAAATAATTGAAATTGATAAATTAGCAGATGAAAAATTATCAACAATGACAAAACCTAATATATCTATTGATGATAGTGATTTATCAAAATCAATTAATGACCGTGTAAAAAAAGCAGGTATTAAAACTGTAAGTGAAGAAGAAGTACTTATACTTAATTCAGAATATGAAAAAAAAATGCAAGAAATGAAAGAAAGTGATGAAGAAAATAAACGAATTGCTGGATTAACAAATTTGGCTGATAAACAACTTGAAACACTTATCGAAATTGAAGATATGTTGAAAGCAAGCATTCAAGATTTATTATCTTTTACCAAAGAACTTGAAGAAAAATTTGGTAAAGAATTTGAAGCAAAGAATCCAATATTTACAAACTTACTTGAAAAAATTAATCAAATAAATATGAAATATAAGAATTCTATTATTAACAATTAAAAATAATTATTATGGCAAAAATTGAAAAAGCATCAGAAGAAATGATTAATCTTTTCGGTGAAATTAAAAGTAAAACAACAATCAAAAATTGGCTTGAATTTGAAGTTCTTTGTAACAATAAACAAAAGGAACTTTATAAAATCGTTAAAACAAATGACCTTGTAGAGGTATTAACAAATGGTATTAATTTTGCGGTCATTTTTAACGAAGAAATTTTCGACCAATTACCCCCAGACTTACAAGAAATTGCAATTGTTGAATGTCTTGCAGGTGTAAGTGTCAATGAAACAGACACAGTTTCATTAGAGAAACCTAATTTCAATACACATACTGGTGTATTAGAAAAATATGGACATGCTCCAATTATTACATTACATGAATCAATTAAAAGCCTTTATGATGTAAAAAAACAAAAAGAGGATGAGGCAAAAGCATTAACAAAAGGTAAACGAGGTAGAAAACCAAAGCAAATGTAAATAAATTATTAATAATATTAAATCCCGGCAAGTTTGTCGGGATTTTTTATTTATTAAGTATTTATATAAAAAATAATTACAATGAATTCTTATAATATTACCTATCCATTTCAAGATGACCAAGCAACTAATTCGTTTCTTTTAATGAATCAAGTAACTAAAGATTCATATAGTTCTAACTTGCTTTTACTTTTATTGACACAAAAAAATGAAAGATATTATGAACCTGATTATGGTACAAATTTATTAAAATATATATTTGAACCAAATGATGATTTAACTTCAAGTCAAATAGAAGAGGAAATAAAAAATACTGTTTCATTATATATTCCAGAGATTAAAATAACTTCTGTAACATTTAATAAACTTGTTGATGATAATGGACAACCAATATCTGATAGTCAATTAAATGTTAATATTAAGTTTGTATATACTGAAGGTGTACTTAATGAAGAAGGTAATATTGATTTAAATTTTTAAATATGATAATATCTTTGTGTACTACATGTATGAATAGAATAGAGTTTTTAAATTTAACTATATTTAAAAATATTGAATTAATTAAAGAATTTAATGCTTCTAATAGTGATAAATTTGAAATATCATTATGTAATTATGATTCTAAAGATGATATGGATAATTTTGTTTCGAATAATCTTCAAGAATATATAAATTTAGGACTATTAAGGTATATTAAAATAAATAATAAAAAATATTATAATTCATCTCATTCCAAAAATATTGCACATAAATATTCAACAGGAGAGGTATTAATTAATTTTGATTGTGATAATATATTAAATAAAAATATTATAAATTTTATATATCAAACATTTTTATCAAATGACATTAATAACATATGTTTATGTGATTTAGAATGTTTAGGATTTATAGGATTAAGTAGATTTAATTATTTTAAATTAGGTGGTTATAATGAAAATTTATTTTCATATGGTTATGATGATAAAGACATAAAATTAAGAATTAAAAAATATCTTCATTGCTTAGAAATATTATTACCAGAAGAATTTTTTTATAATAAAAATTGTGTTATTCATCAAAATGATGAGGTTAAATTTATCAATATGAAAAAAGAATTACCTAATGGAATAATTTTTACTGATATATATCAAACAATGGAATATAATAAAACAATTATGAATTATTATGATGATAATAATATTATGAATCCAAACGAATTTGAAGGAATTGATTTTGGAAAATTAAATTAATAATATGAAAAAATATACAACCAATGAGTTTATAAAAAAAGCAATAAATATACATGGAAATAAATATGATTATTCTTTAGTTGAATATTATGGTTCACAAAATAAAATAATAATTATTTGTCCAAAGCATGGTAAATTTGAACAAACACCAAATAATCATTTAAATGGCAATGGTTGTCCTGATTGTGTGAAAAATAAAAAAATGAATACGATTAATTTTATTGAAAAGTCTAAAGTTATTCATGGTAATAAATATGAATATAATTTAGTGAAGTATTGCGGTTCACACGCTAATGTTAATATTGTTTGTAAAATACATGGTGTTTTTAACCAAATGCCAACAAATCATTTAAATGGTAATGGTTGTCCTGATTGCGGATATAATGAAAATGGTAAAATATTTAAATTAGATAATTTGGAATTTATAAATAGAGCAAAAAATATACACGAAAATAAATATAATTATAAATTAGTTGAATATAATGGGTGGAACAATAAAATAAAAATTATTTGTAATAAACATGGTATTTTTGAACAAATGGCTGGTGCTCATTTATGTGGTAAAGGATGTAAATTATGTAACGAATCAAAGGGCGAAATAATCATAAAAAAATATTTAGATAAACGAAATATTAAATATATTAGAGAAAAAACATTTGATGGTTGTAAGAATAAACGTTTGCTATATTATGATTTTTATTTACCTAAACAAAATTTATTAATTGAATATGATGGTTTGCAACATTTAAAATTGGTTAACTATTTTGGTGGTAAGATTGCATTTAAATTACGACAAAAAAATGACGAAATTAAAAATTTATTTACAAAAAATAATAATTTTAAATTATTGAGAATAAAATATAACGAAATTAATAATATCAATCAAATATTGGGGGGAATAATATAATGGCTAATAATACAACAAATATAATTCAATATGGTTCACGAACATTTAGTGAAATAAGAATGGATTTAATTTCCTTAATTAAACAAATGTATCCTGAAGTACTTAAAGATTTTACCGATTCAAGCGTTGGTGCAATGCTTATTGATTTAAATGCTGGTGTTGCCAATAACTTGAGTATCAATACTGATAGGGCGTTTCAGGAAAATATTTTAGAATATGCACAACAAAAGTCATCGATTCTTAATATTGCAAAAAATATGGGATTTAATATTCCTGCAAGAAGACCAAGTGTTACAGTTGTAGATTTTACAGTAGTAGTTCCTGTTTTAGGTAATGCTCCAGACTCATCATATTATCCTGTTTTAGATATGGGGGCACAAGTAATTGGTGGTGGTAAAATTTTTGAAACTCAATCAAATATTGATTGGAATTCACCATTTAGTAGTTTAGGTGACCCTAATCGTAGAATTATACCAAATTTAGATTCAAATGGTATTCCTGTAAGTTATTTTGTTACTAAAAGAGAAGTTGTTATAAATGGTGGAACAAATATATATAAAAAAATAATTAATTCAACAGATGTAATACCATTTTTTAGTATAACATTACCTGACCCAGATGTAATTGAAATTGAAAATATAATACTTTTAGAAGGAACTAATTATACAACAAATCCACCAATTAGTGAATTTTATAATACAAATAATAGATATTTTGAAGTTGATTATTTAGCGCAACAACGTGTATTTGTTGAAGATACACAAAGTTCAAGTGCTAATACAAATACACAAGGATTGAAATCTGCAACATGGATTGATGTAACAAAAAAATTCATTAAAGAATATACTCCACAAGGTTATTGTAAATTAACATTTGGTTCTGGTGATGCTGATGTAAATGCATTTAAAGAAGGTTTTCTAAAAGAAGGTGTAAGTAATGTTTATTTTCTTGAAAATTTTTTAAATAATACTGCTTTAGGTGAAAAACTTAAAGCAAATTATACATTATTTGTACGATATAGAACAGGTGGCGGTATTAGTTCAAATATCGGTACTGATGTGCTTACACAATTTGGTTCATATAATCTTAGAATAGCAGGTTCTCGTCAAGATTATAACCAAACAGTACAAAGAAGTTTAAAAGTAACAAATCCAATTCCAGCAATTGGTGGAAATGATGGTTTGAGTGTAGAACAAATTAGACAATTAATCAAATATAATTTTTCAAGTCAAGAAAGAAGTGTAACATTAACAGATTACTTATTACAGGTATATAAAATGCCGGGAAAATTTGGCTCTCCATTTCGAGCCAATGCATATAAAGAAAATAATAAAGTGGTTATTCCAATACTTGGTATTGGTTCGGATGGTAAATTATCTAATACAAGTAATTCTTTATTAAAAGCAAATATTGCAGAATATTTATCACAATATCGAATGATTAATGATTACATTGAAATCAGGGATGGTCAAATATTTAATTTAGCATTTGATATTGATGTATATGTTGAAAATATATCAGATAATCAAGTTGCGAATAGTATTATAACACTTGTTATAAATTTTCTTGATATTAATACACATGAAATGAATCAAGACATATTTCTTGGTCAACTCCAAAAAGAAATTTTGGCAGCAAATGGTGTTATAAATGTTATTGGTATAACGGTTTATAATAAAGTAGGTGGACAATATTCAAATAATATAATCGCACAACCAATAGTAAATACAACTACTGGTGAAATTTCTGTGGTTAATAATACAATTCATTCAATGCAAGATTCAATGTTTGAAATTAAATATCCACAAAAAGATATTACAGTGTTTTTAAGAAAAAAAGTGGGATAATGGAAATAATTAAAAAAACTATACTTCAAGCACTAACTACTGGAACAACATCTGGATGTAAAGGTAATTGCAGAATTATTATTCCAAATTTAGTTGCAGTTTATTACATTAAAATTTGTCTTGTACAAGAAACACATGATTTTGGTTTTTTTGATGCAGATATGATTGATTCTTTGCCTTATGGTTATGAAGAACCAATTGGACTTGGAAATTTATTATAAAATTTAATTATATGATAATAACAGGCACAACAATAAATAGTAGATTAACGGAATTAAAAAAATATACTAAAGGAGTTCTATTTTTTCAACAATATATTGACGGTGGTTCAACATTAACTGATGGTGTTGACTATAATAATTCAACAGAAAATGTGATTGTTGTTTATTATATTGGTGGAATTAAATTTATTGATACTTATATTGGAAGTGCGACAACAACAACATTTAATTTTACTGGACAAGGATATAATAGTCCAGATTTTATTAATAAGCCATATTATAAAGATTTTAATAAAGAAAATATTATTAGCAATCCAGAAATTAATAATGACATATTTATAATAAGACAAGAATTATCGGCATTCGATTTAAATTATAGATTAGAATATATAAAAAGTTTAATTGATTTAACGACATATGCTGGTGGTAGATTTTTTAATATAGTAAGTAATACATAAAATATGAAAATAATTCAATCTTTTGCACAATTTAAAGAAGGTAGTCCTTATAGTAACAAAAACGTTTTTTTAAATTTTTATTCATTTTATTTAAGTTATTTAACATTAAATAAATATTATGGTAATGTAACAATGATTTGTAATGAAGAAGCATATAATTCTTTTATAAAATATATACCATATGATGAAATAATTATAAAAGAAAATAAAAATGATATTAATTTTTGGAATGCCTATAAAATAGATGCAATGAAAATAATTGATGATGATATTATACATGTTGATTCTGATGTTTTTATTTTCGATGATTTATTTAGTGAATTCATTAATAATGATTATTGGGATATTATGGTACAAGATATAACACCAGCAAAAGATTCATATATAGTTATGGGTGATTTTGTAAAAGATAATGAAAAATTTTTAAGTGAAAATGATATAATTTATTTAAATGAATATGATAATAGATTTACAAGTTGTGGCACTTTTGGAATTAAAAAAAGGGTCAGAGATATATATTTCAATGCGGTTGATAAATTACATACAGGAATTAAAAATGGTGTAGTAACTGGTAAAAATCTTAGTATCTTAATGGAAGAATTAACGGCATATTTAGTTTCAATTCATTATAATTTAAAATTATATGATATATTAACACACGAATTAATTGTTAAATATAATAAATCACGTGCTGGTGATATAAAAAAATATACTCATTTATGGTTTGGTTATAAATTTACTGATAGAAATATCACATTAATGAAAAATAAGGTTAGACAAGAATTTCCACATAATTATTCTTTGATTGATAAATATGAAATGGAAGTTTTAAATGAAATTAAAATTTAATACGAACGTATTTATAAATAATAAAACATAATATGGCAGTAGGTACATTTGGCATAACAAGACCAGCAGATGTTAGTATCGATGATATTGATATTTATTATAATTATATTCCTAATAGGGAAACATTAAATAATGATATATTTAAATTAAATACTTCTGAAATATTATCATATAATTATTTACCAACAGATGAACAAATTTCTGGTAATGAAAATCTTCTTGAAGGATTATATAATTTAAGACTACCAGCATCAGTATTTTCTAATTTAGGTATTTATACATTATATATAAAACCTAAAAAAACCATAACTACAATTATTGATTGTAGTGTATTATCTTCATTACCAAGTGTAAGAGGAATTGTACTTGATAGTAATCAATTACCATCAAATATGAAAGCAAATAATGCATTACAGGGATATCGAATTGAATATATTGATGCAACTACCAATAAAAAAATAAGAAATGTTGTTCGTTATGTAGTAACCTCAAATAAAGTAGTTCCTGTTAGTGAAAATGTTGGAAATACCAGTCAAAAAGCTATTAGATATCGTTTTGATGATAGTGGTTCTTTATTATTTTTACAATTAACACCAAGTAGTTCTTCAGACGTAAAACCAAATATTTCACCATTTATTGGTAATCCAAATCAAACAATTATTATTTCAAATACATTTTTTTCACCACTTGTAATTGAAGTCGATTTAGTTGCAAATACAATTGATACTCTTTCTAATATTGTTGCTGGTGAACAAATTAAAGATGTTGACAATGGAATATTAACATATTACGATGAAAATAGGGTTATTACAAAACAATTTAATATTTATGAAATAAAAGATGATGTTGGTAATGTGCCATTATATGAAGTCAAAGAAAAACGTGTGAATCTAGACGAAACACAAAACTTTAATTCAGTTACAAATGGTTTATAATAAACGAATTTAATTAAATTTCAAAAAAATCCCAATCTTAGATTTGGGATTTTTCTTTTTATTGTATTTATATTAAATTGTAAAGACTGTGGCAAAAGTAAAAGTAATAAACACAAATCTCGACCAAAATTTAAATGGAACTTTTTTTAATGACTTTCCTTCAAAAACAATATTTACGTTTGGAAGTTTTAATGTTACATCTAATTTTGATGGTAAATTAACCATAGACTATACCAATACACTTAGTTCATTTGTTCGTCCAGTTACATTAGAAACAATGGGTGTTACTGATGTTCAGTCACAAATATTACAAACATATACAACAAATGCTGTATTGAATCTTGATAAATCAGATTTAAATACATTTATTAGATTTGGTTCTGCTTATGAATTTTTAAGAGTATCAATACAAAATATTATTCTTGCATATCCGGGAAGTCTTTTTGCAAATTCTCAAAAAGTTCGTGGTGGTAATATAACATTTTCTGGCTATTCATATAATGCAACTGGAAATACTGCTACATTTTATATACCAACAGCATTTACAACAAATATTTTTGGATTAGTCTTTAATTCAGGAAATACAACTACATCAAGTGATGTTGATATTAAAAATTTAAATATTTCATATAATAATTACGTTGTTTGGTTACCATTTACTCCAGAATCTTTTTATCCTATAGTTGGATTTACAGGAAATTCTACAAATAGTATGTATACTCTTTCAAAATATTATTTGAAAGTGCAAGTTACTGGTGACCCATTTTCTTTCATGAAAACAGGTAATACACCTAATTATAAAATTAAAACAGGTAATGTTGATTTTCATATAAAACCAAACAATATTATATTTGAAGAGTATCGAGCATTACTTAATGATTATGAAAAATATATCGTTTCACAAAGAAATGGAACTGATGGATTTCAATTCGTATTAAAAGACCCCACATTACTTGATGATGGTACAATTATATATTCAGATGCAATAATGCTTTGGACAACATCTGATAAATATAATATAGATATAAACACCCCAAATTATCAAAAATTTTTACAAATTGTATTAACAATTGGTGCAAAATATGATAAAATTAAAACGGATTTAATTGCAAGATTTTTAACACCTTCTTCACTAAAAACATATGACCAAACAGAAGAAGGTAAAATAACTAAACTACTACGAATTTATGGTAGAGAATTTGACCAATTAAGACAATTTATTGATTCTTTAGTTTATATTAATAAAGTTACATATGACAAATTAAATAATATACCTGACCAATTAATAAAAAATATGTCCAGAACATTTGGATGGGATTATTTTTCATTAGTTAATGAAAATGAATTGGTTCAAGGATTTTTAACTGTTAATGATGAAGAAAGAAATTTAAATGAAAATCTTTTACCAGCAGAAATTGATATTGAATTATGGAGAAGAATATTAAACAATACGAACTATTTTTGGAAATCAAAAGGAACTCGTGAAGCAATTAAATCAATGTTTTTATTGATTGGTATACCTGAACCATTCATTAATATTACAGAATACGTTTATACTGTTGATGGTAAAATTAATCCAAATAGTGTTAATATTGCTCAACAAGATTTTCCTTCAAATTCATTACCTTATGATACAAGTGGTTATCCTGTTGCACCATTAGAAACTAATGATTTTTATTTTCAAATTTCAGGAGATACAGATAGTGGTCAAGCATATCTTGATGTATTTCGTATGGCAGGATTTAATCTTTCTTCAACTGTCGATAATAAAAAATCTTGGATTCAAACGGGTGCAACAACAAGAATTCATTATGATACTCCACAATATTATCAAAAAGATAGTAAACTTGTAATTAATACCAAAGAAGTTGATATTGCATTAGATATGGCACGTGGTATAGAATATGATGTTTATGATTATATTAAAAATGTAGATTTTCCAGCAAATAATAGTGGATATACATTACCATATTCATATGTTAATATATCATTAGATTATACTGGAACTTCAAATACATTTCAACTTCCAACACCATATGATAAAACTCAAGGTTATTTTGAAGTTCGTTATAATGGTATATTATTAAACGCACCACGTATTTTTAATCCCCCATATGGTTATGGTAGTGATATTCCACCTATTGGTATGGGTAATTTAACTGCTGAAGAAGTATTAGACCCAGAATATTTAAGTGCTGATTATAGTGTTTCTGGAAATAGTTTTACAATTTTAAATGGTAATTATGCAACAAATTCAAATAATCGTAGAGATGTTATTGAAGCAACTTTTATTTATAGTGGTGGAACACGACCAGTTACAGGTATTACGATTCAATATATTGTAACACGTATTAAACCACAATTTCCATATACATATATTCCATTACCAAGTTTTCCACGTGGTGATGTTCAAGTAACAATAAATGGTATTGCACTAACAAAAGGCACATCACAATTTACTGCAGATTATATTATTGACCCAAATAATACTACTGGTCATAGTCAAATTATTTTACAAAATACAGATGTAATTTCATTTTTAGCAATTAATCCAGAAGTTCAAGTAGCATATGTTGAAGTTCATGGTAGTAATGATATTAATGCAAGAAGTGAAGTGGTAAGAATTGATAGTTTTAATAATAGTAAAATATATTTTAATCTTAGTGCAAATAAGTATGTTTATAAATTAAATTATAAGGCAAATAAAGCATCTGATATTAAATTTTTAGTAGATGGTATTGCATTAGAACCATATAGAGATTATGATATTAACGTAATGAATCCATACGAAGTATATTTACCAAATGGTCTTAGATATGGGAATGTTCTTAGTGCTTATTATCTTGTTGGTGGAAATGCTGCATTCACACCAGTTGTTTCAGATAGTTTTGGAATTGGGGATATAAGTAAATTATCATTTTTAGAATTTATTGAATTAATTCAAAGAAAAATGATTAATGCAAGAAATAGAAAAACTATATCAGATTTTAAAGGCGGTTGGTATCCTGCATTATTAAGAATTTATGAAATGTATTTACAAAGAGCATTGCTTCCAACAGGAGATACTTTGCATTCAAATGGATATACTTTTGAAAACTTATATTCGTTTTTAAGTAAATATAATGCATTCTTTCAAAAATTTGTAGACCAATTATTGTCAGCTACAATTATATTAAAAAAGGGTGGATTATTAATTCGTAATACTGTATTTACTAAACAAAAATTCATGTATAAGAGAGGTGTAAACGTCTCTCCATCTGGAACAACATATTATTATAATCCAGAACCAAATCCTTATGATTATGGAAATTCTATTCCACCTATTGGTGTTGGTAATTTAACATATAGAGGAACAGTACAATATTTGGGCGATGATGGTGCTATGTTTATTATAAAACAAAATCCAGAACCATCACCTATTGATTTATATGTTGAAACTAAAGCAGGTACTGCTGGTATTGGCTCGATGATAAATATTGGTGGTAAAAATATTACCGGATTAAGTCTTATAAGAGAATATGGTGTTATGTATAAGAAATCAACATCTACAACATGGACAAAACATTTTGTATCAGGTAAACCTTCAACTAATTCATTTAGTTTTACAATAAATGGTTTATTAGAAGGTACTGTATATAATTATAAAGCAGTTGTTCATTCAGATGTTCTTGCGGATACTGGTAATACATTATCATTAAAAACGTTATCAACACCACCCCCAACACCACCATCAGGTAAAACAAAACAAAGTACATCAAGTTCTTCATCAGCACTTTATTATACTGGTGGTTATGCAATTCAACGTTATGCTGATGTTCAATGGTATGGTATGCAATACAGACCAATTGGAAGTACTGCAACATTTAATGTAACACCAACATTATTTACAAATATTCCAGCAACATCTCAAGTATGTAATGTAACTATTGTTGGTGAAATAAGTAATACTTTTACAGTATCTGCTGTATGTGGAGTAACACCAATTACTTGGTTAACACCACAAACACCTGCCCCACCAACTCCAGCAGGTATAACACAAAGTGTTACAATACAATCAACTACAGTTGCAAGAACTGGCTGTACAATATATACGCCAACAGTTGGAATACCTAAAATTGTTGTATTTGAACAAAATGGTGTACCACAAACACATGTAGTAAATGTAATTACTTGTACTGGTGGATATTGTTATCCTACCAATGTATATCAACCGGGTACTATTACTCCACCAAATGCTGGTGATTGTTACTATGTAAATATTTGTTATTATATATGTAAAGGTACAAGTGCAGCAAATCATATTACTTGTGTTTGTGTAAAATGTAATGGTACTACAATTAGTGGATGGAATTGTAGTGTTGCTAATCTTGGTAAAGGTAGTGGATATTATGATGGTAGTTTTGGTACTAAACTTATATGTCATAGTGATAATTTACAATTATTTACATGTGCTATAAGCGATAATACAAAATGCGCATCAGATATTGCTGAACTTTGGATTGGTGGTATTACAAATAGTGTTGGAACATATACTGTTGGTTCTCCATATTTAATAAGTGAAACAACATCAAATATTTCTTGCTGTTGCTGTTGTGGTGGTAAGCCAACACCAGAATAATAAAATAATGAGTATTTATAAATAATATAATAAAATAATATAATATGCCAACACCAACACCAACTTGGACAACAACAACTCTGACTGCAGGACCTCTCGCAAGTAATTCATATACTATGTCAATTCCAAATTTGTCAGCAAGTACTATATATGAATATAGAGCATATTTTATTGTTAATGGTACTGCATATTATGGTAATATACTTACTGGTACAACATTACCAGCAACACTTGCTTCACCGACAGTAAGTACTGGTACTGCAGGTGCTGCTTTACCAACAGAATTTCCTGTAAATAATAGTGAGGTAAATACTATAGGTGATGCTCCAATTATGGAATATGGAATATTATATACCCAACTTAGTGCATGGGGAACAGATTCTAATTTAATTTACTCAAATTATCCAACTTATTTGAAAATAAATTCAACTTGTTCTGTAATTGGTGCAGGAGTTCCTTTTAGTAATTTAGCATGTGGTCTTGCATCAAATACTATGACATATTTTCGAGCATTTGCAAAAAGTGCTGTTGGTATTGGATATGGCAGTGTTCAATGTAAACAAACATTAGTTAATACAGTTTCACTTTGTAGTCTTTGTGATACATCTGGAAGTGGTGATAGTGTAGAATCAAGTGCATGTTTTATATATTCAATAACAAGAACTGCTGGCGATTGTTTCTATCCAACAATTAATTGGACAGTAGTAAAAGGAGCAACATCAGACCCAGAAGGTGGTACAGTTAGTGTTTATTGTAATGGTGCTTGTATTCGTGGTGGTGGAAGAGTTAGTAGATTAGCATTTTCATGTAGTGGTTCATTCGCACCATTTCTCGTTGATTCAAATGATGTTATTGTATTATGTGCTGAAGCAAATACTGATGGTTCATCATATACTACTGCATCAGCAAATATTAGTAGTATATGTAATTGTATTGGTCATTATACTGTTGGTTCACCATATAGTATTTTTGCAGATACAAGATACAAGATAATATAAAAAATAATTATTCTGTATTTATATCTAAATAATAATTAAATGGCATTTATTGAAAAAAAAGACCCTATTGTTATAGACATAAAATTAACATCAAAAGGTAGAGAATTATTATCTCAAGGTAAATTAAATTTTAAATATTATACTATTGGTGATAGTGAAGTAGATTATGCATATACAGATGCAGTTAATGCTGTTTCTACTGGATATACTGCATTTAATACAAATATATTAAAACCCGTTGATAAGAATCCGAATGTATTAAGTTTCATTCCAAGAAATTTAAGTGGTGACCCATATAATGTAATATCAAGCATACCAGTTAGTTCATATAGTGTTGAAAATAAAGTAGATTCTATAGGATTTTTTACAAATGATGGTGATTATTTTATTGTAGATAGTAATCACGTAAAACAACCAGATGCAATGGTTCGAGTAAATGAAATTGTGGGTGGTTTAGACCTTGTATTATATAAAGCACCAACATATGGCAAAAGTGGAAATGAACCCAAAGCTGGTGATTTATTACTTATAAAATGGACACCCCATACAGGATATTATGTTTATAAAAATCATCCCTCACCTTATTTATGGTATAAAATTATTACTATAAAATCAGGTACTTTAGCAAAAAATGGTCGTCATATTACTGTTGATAGAGAATTACCTGATTTTAGTATGTTGGGACTTTCTTCAGGAATTACTGTAGGTGCAATGATTTATTATAATACAATTCATTATACTGGTGATACTATAGCAAATATGTCTTCTACTGAATATCTTGATGAAAGTGTTTTATCTTTTTTACAAAATAGTCAATGTCCAACAATTATATTTCCTTTTTGGAATATGTCAATTATATTTACAGAAGAAATTGCAGGAGTAAAAGCAGCAAATATAAAATATACACAATTTAAAAACAAAGCATTTGGTAGTTTTGTATCATATATTCAAAATCAAGCACCTATTTATAAAAAATTGGGGGTTATTCATTATACAAATTCAAGTCCAGCTAATGTTTATGGGGAAGGATTTTTATTAGATTCACCAGTATTAGAAATTCCTACAATAATGTGGCATAAATCAAAAAAAACAGAATTAGGACTTAAATTAAAAGCATATTCAGCAGATGGAAATCCTATGTATGATATTGCAGATAAAAATGTTAATCATGGATTAAGAACTGCTTATTATTATCTTGTTGATGTTAATGATACATCATCAACGCCATATTCTGTTGGTAAAGTATTTCTTGAATTAAAAATATTTGTTATAGAAGACCAAGAACTATTATATGCAATGTCATATAAATCAAATAGGTCTTGGACTCTTCCTAATTATACAATTAATACATAAATAATATGGCATCTACTTATACAATTTATGCAACATACGCATTAGTTCCAACTGGAAATACAGCAGCAGGATATAGACGAGCAATTCATTGTAATTATATTAATAGCACACAACTTATTACTACTAATATTAATGTAGAAGAACTTCGCATTAATTTTGTAAACAATAGTGATTTTAAATTCTTAAGTAGTGCAACAGGATATACTGCTATTACACTTGCAACAGGATATACTGTTAATAGAATATATGTAATATTTCAAAGAATTTTTAATCAACCCGGACAACCAATACCAAAACCAGTATCAACTGATTGGAAATATTTAGATGTTACCGACCAAATTATTGGACATCATAATCCATTAACTGCAAAAGATTTAACAAGTATTGTTTTTAAAATACCATTCATAAATTATACTCATTATTTAACTTATGATTTAGACTATCTTAATTATCCATCAGCAAGTCAAACAGGTCAATTATGTTTTGGTGATGAAGAATATTTTTTTGGAAATGTAACTACCGAAATTAAAGCAGATGTTTATACTACAGACATGTCAATCAATGTAAATTTAAATGAATTTAATTCAAGTACTAATTTATCTTGGGAAGGTGGTTTTTCTAAAGTTTATATTAGTGAAGTTGCATTATTTGATAGTAATAAAAATTTAGTTGCTATTGGTAAACTGAATGACCCTGTGCCAAAAGATGAAACAATTTCCAGAACACTTCTTTTTGCAATTGATTTTTAAAATAATCATAAAATTTTATATTTTTTTATAGTTTCTTAGTATTTATTATAAATTATGGATAAAATTTATAATAAAAATATGAAAGATTTACTTACGCTCAGTAATACAAAACCAAAATCTATTATAATTGAAGGTGATTTACATAATAGATTTAAGTTATTATGTAAAGGAAAAAGTTTAAAAATTGGTGGTGTTATCGAAGACCTTATACAATTGTATTTGGATAACCCCAAAGCAATTCAAAAAATGATTGACGAATTTAAAGAAAAACATTTAAATTACGTATAATATATAAAGATGCTATTATGGAAAAATACATATGGTCATTAGATATAAGTACAACTAATATTGGAAGTGCTTTATGGTCTGATAAAGGAAAACTTATTGAACTAAAACATCTTGAATTAAAGACTGATAAAAATATTCCTGTTGAAATTAGAGATATTCATAAAGCAGAAATTTTTAGAAAATATGTAAATGAATATAAAGAACGTATATTACATGAACTTAACGGTGAAATAATACATATTATTGTAGAAGAACCACTTGGTGGAAGCAATAATGCGAACACAGTATCATTATTATATGGATTCAATGGTATTTGTAGATATATTTTATTTACTATATTTGGTTTATATCCTAAGAAAATAAGTGTATATGACTCACGTAAAATATTTTGTTCTGAATTAGTTAAAGTTACATTTAAAAAGGGAGAAAAAGTTGAAACGCTTTCATTTCCACCTGAATATCGTGATAAGAAAAAGTTGTATATCTGGGAAAAAGTTTGTAAATTAGAACCCCAAATTGAATGGTTTTATAAAAAAGATAGTAAAGAACCAAAAGATATGTGTTTTGATATGTCTGATAGTTATGCTGTTGGATTTGCTGGATTAAAACAATTGAAAATAATTAAATGAAATACATATATTTAATTCAATCATTAGAAAATAGTTATTATAAAATTGGAGTATCTAAGCATCCAAATAAACGTCTAAAAGAATTGCAAACGGGAAACTCTTCTGAATTAAAATTAATTGATTCATATCAATCAGAATTTGCACATCAAATCGAAAGAACATTACAACGAAGATATTCACACTTAAAAAAAGAAGGTGAATGGTTTGATTTATCTGTAATTAATGAAACCACTTTCAATAAAGAATGTCAAAAAATTGAGGAAAATCTAGTATTTTTGAAAAAAAGTGGAAATGTATTTATAAAAAACCTTGTGTTTTTGGTATATTTGTATTAAGTTTGACAAAACATCAAAAAATAATTTTATCTAATTATATATACATGAAAAAAGAACGAATAGAAAAAGCAGTAGAAATCCTTAATTACGCAACAAAAAATCAAATATCGGTTAAAGAAGCCTCAGTAAAATGTGGGTATTCAGATACATATGTAAAAAACATCAAAGCATTGGCATATGATGAATATTATAATGGAATTCTTGAAGATGAACTATTTGAATTATTTAATCAAGCATATGAAGAATATAAATATTATCGTGGTTTTAGTATAAAAGAAGATAATATTATAAATAAAGAAAAATCAGATGGAAAAACAACTATTACTGGTAAAGGAAATGAAATGGAAGTTGAATGGAAAACTGGTTCAAATTATCCGGTAAATCACATAAAAACTCTTGATGAATTACTTGAAGTAGCTGATGTTGATTTAGATATTTGGAAAGTAAAAGATTTTGTAATTAATAAATGGGATGTTACTTCATGGAAAAAAGAAAATCCTGAAACAATTCAAAACTTTCAAGTTAAAGCACGTCTTGAAAAAGATGTTCAACTTAGTGAAGCAATAGATATTCAAAAGATATTTGCTGACATGGCACAAACGTATAAACCACCTATTTTAAATGTTACTCCAAAATTACAAAAAAAATCTGAAGAGAATAATTTACTCGAAATTAGCATATTTGATTTACATTTTGGTAAATTAGCATGGCATGGCGAAACTGGTGAGGATTATGACATAAAAATCGCAAGTAAAAGATTTATTAATGCAATTGAAACATTATTAAGACATGCAAGTGGATTTCCTATTACCCGAATATTATTTCCAGTTGGAAATGATTTTTTTAATTCAGATAATATGTTTGATACGACAAGTCATCAAACTAGTCAAGATGAAGATGTTAGATGGCAAAAAACATTTACAGTGGGTGTTAAACTTTTGGTTGATGGCATTAATATATTAAAACAAATTGGTGTACCAATTGATATAATTGTAATTCCCGGCAATCATGATTTTGAACGTAGTTATTATATGGGTTCATATTTAGAAGCATGGTTTAATGGTGATGAACAAGTATGTGTTAATAACGATGCTTTACCACGAAAATATTATAAACACGGTAATGTTTTACTTGGATTTACTCATGGTAGTGAAGAAAAAGAAAATTCATTACCATTATTAATGGCAAGTGATATTGAATCTAAACCATATTGGAGTAATACTTTATATCATGAATTTCATATTGGGCACATTCATCGTAAAAAAGATATTAAATTCACAGTTTTAGATAAAGCAAAAGTATTAAGCGAAGACCTTGGTGTTACTGTTAGATATTTATCAAGTTTGACAGGTACTGACCAATGGCATTTTTCGAAAGGTTTTATAGGTGCTATAAAAGCTGCAGATGGTTTTATCTGGAACGATAAGACAGGATTATTGGCGCATTTAAACGCTAATTTAAATATTGATTAATATAATTAAAACATTAATGTCAAAAAGATTAACAACTAAAGAATTTATAATGAAAGCTAATCATATTCATCACAATGAATATGATTATTCTTTAGTTAATTATCTTAATAATAGAACAAAAATTAAAATTATATGTTTGACGCATGGTATATTTGAACAACAACCAGATTCACATTTACGTGGTCGGGGTTGTCCTATTTGTTATGGAAAATTAAAATCTAACATAAATGAATTTATCAATAAAGTAAAAATTATACACAATAATAAATATGATTATTCTAAATCAGTTTATATTAATAATACTTCTCCAATTTCTATAATTTGTCCTAAACATGGAGAATTTTTTCAAGAACCAAAATCGCATTTAATTGGTAAGGGATGTGCTAAATGTGCTGGTCTATTTATGAATACTGAATATTTTATTGAGAAAGCAAATAAAATTCATAGCAATAAATATGATTATTCTAAAGTAGTTTATGTCGATAATATTAGTAAAGTAAAAATAATATGTCCCAAACATGGTGAGTTTGAGCAAAAACCAAATTACCATTTAGGTGGTTCAGGTTGTTCATATTGTTGTGGTCATAAATGTAATAAAGATGTTTTTATTGAAAAAGCAAAAAAGATTCATGGTAATAAATATGATTATTCCAATAGTATCTATATTTCAAATAGAAGTAAAATTGAAATTATTTGTCCTATTCATGGTTCTTTTATTCAAAAAACAAGTAATCATTTAGTTGGTAGTGGTTGTCCTATATGTAAAAGTAGTAAAGGTGAACAACAAATAATTAATTATCTAAAAAATAATAATATTAAATTTGAACATCAAAAAAAATTTGACGATTGTATTGGAAAAATATTTAAACTTCCTTTTGATTTTTATTTACCAAATCATAATATATTAATTGAATTTGATGGAAAACAACATTTTGAAATAGTAAAATTTAATAAATTATTATCAGATAATGAGGCATTGATTGAATTTTTAAATTTAAAACAAAATGATATAATAAAAAATGAATATTGTTCGAATAATAATATTCAATTAATAAGAATTTCATATAAAGAAAAAAACATTAATGAATTTCTAAATAATAAATTAATAAATATTTTAAAACCTCAAATAATTTAATAATATGGCAAAAAAAGATAATAATTTAATAAAATTGGCAAAAGATAATAAAATATCTACACCAGAAAAAGAAGAAGAAAAAATAATTAGTCCTGCAGAAGAACGTGACTTAAAGGCAAAACAAAAAGTTGAAGAACTATTACAAGATGTACAATTAACATCAGAAAAAAAAGAAGAAGAATTGCTTGAAGTTGATGAAGAACCAAAAGGAATTGAATGGCTTGAAGAACAAATTCAATTACTTTCTAATGCAAATGAAAATCTTAAATCAGAATTAACCCTTGCAAAAGATGATTATGTAAGAATTTTCGAAGAAAATCAACATCTTAAAGATGGTGTTGGAGATGGTGCAATAAAATTAAAAATAATTGAGTTGTTTAATGAATTACAAAATAATCATAATCAATTAGGTACTGACCCTATATCAGGTATTGGTAATTTTAGAATTTATTGTCCGGGTTTCTTAAATCGTTTAATATTATTCTTTCCTTTCTTGGAAAATATTAGAAGGTTTTAAATTATTGATATAAATAAATGAATTTTTAAATATAATATTTATGAAAACAAATGAACAAATTATTGAAAGATGGTCTAAAACTGGAATGTTAGATGGTCTTCCTGAAGATAGAAAAGAAATGGTTGCAACATCATTTGAATTCTTATTAAATTATTTAGTAGAAAATGATATATCTAATAATGGAGATATTGAATCACTCTCATTTCCAATAATAAGACGAATTGGTGCAGTTGTTGATATTACCACTGATGATATAGAAAATATTGTTCAAGAAATTAAAGAACAATATTATGAATATAATACTTTTGATGAAGAATTATATGAAAACGATAAAGAACTAGCTTTTTGTACTGAATTTTCTGAAAAGAAAATTAATGAAATGAAAAAATAAAATTAAAAATATTTATATGATTTGCCTTAAATTCCTTTGATTTAGGGCATTTTTTTTTTATATTTGTATAATGGTTAGAGGACAAGAATTTCACGCTATCATTCAAAATATTTTTGGTGATGTTAATGGTTATTTGCAAAGCGAACAATTGCAAGTAAATTGTCCTCGTTGTCAAGAAAGAGAAGGTTTATCTTATCCAGATGAAAAATTTAATTTGGAAATAAATACTGCCAAACGAATGTTTCGTTGTTGGAAATGTGATGAACCTAAATTTTCTGGTTCTTTGGGTAGGTTAATTAGAATGTTTGGTAGTCATATGGATTATGATATATATAAGTCATATGCTAACATTTTAATTGATTATAGTAATAATGAAGATGAAAAAGAATTTGTACAAATTAAACTTCCTAATGAAATGATATCGTTTTCTCAATTAGAAGAAGGAAATCCTGAACATTTTGAAGCATATAATTATATCATTAATGAAAGAAAAATAAGTCGAGATATTATTTTAAAATATCGGCTTGGTTTTTGTACTACTGGAAAATATGCTAAAAGAATAATTATTCCATCTTATGATAAGAACGGTGAAATAAATTATTTTGTTGGTAGAAGTTATGACCCGAAAGAAAAAAGAAAAAAATATTTAAATCCATTTGCGGATAAAGATAAAATCATTTTTAATGAAGGTTTTGTAAATTGGGATTCTACTGTATACCTTGTTGAAGGTGCGTTTGAAATGTTATCATTTCCCGTCAATATTATACCAATATTAGGAAAAACATTATCAGCCACATTGTTTTTGAAACTGCAAGAATTAAAACCTGATGTCGTTATTTTGTTAGACCCTGATGCCTATAAAAATGCTATAGAACTATATTATATGTTACATACTATTTATGTTGGCTGTGAAGAAAGGGTTAAATTAGTTAAAATTCCAAATGAAAAAGATTTAGATGAACTTCGTAAAAATAAAGGAATTGATGAAGTAATTAAAAGTCTTTATACTGCAAGAGGTTTAACTATAGATGATTATTTTATTAATAAGTTACAAAAACCATATGATAATAGAACAGGAAGATACGATACTTATTCAAAATATTTTGAATGGAAATCAACAAGCACAAGAAAAACTATATAACAAATATAAAAAATCTGTTAAAAATTTTTTAAAAAGTAAATATTCTATTTATTACGACCTTGAAGATGATGTATCTGAAATAATGATTAAAGTTTTTTTAAATTTAAAATCATTTGATTGTACAAAATCAAAATTTAGGTCATGGGTTTTTAGTATTGCTAAAAATTATATGATTGATAAATGGAGAAATAATTCTTGTACCGCTACATCAATAACTGGTAATATATCATTTACATCATCAGCAGATATTAGTAATTCATTCACCACGACATCCAATAATACATGCAGTTTAACATTTATGGCAAATGGAATATGTACTACAAATAATATGGAATTCGAAAATAATAGTTCAATAAGTTATATTTCAACACAAATATCACCACAAGATTTTACATTGCTTGATATGAAATACGTTCAAGGATACGATTATTGCGAAATTGGAAAAGAATTTAATGTTACAAGTTCTACAATTAGTAATAGAGTTAATTATATAAAAACCAAACTCAAAAAAAATAACCCAGAGATAATTTACAATTAAATCAAGTATTTATAAAAAATATTTGATACTATGAAAAAAGGTATTTTCGAGTATGTTAATCTACAAAAGCAAAATCTTACCAGTAAAGAAGGAAAATCTTATGTGAGATATATTGTAGTTTCTGATGTAAATTTAGAAACAAAAAAAGTAAAAGAAAAATTATCTGCACTTGGTTTTCAATGGAATGGTAAAGAATGGTGGATGTTCGGAAATAAATTAAGTACTGCAGTTCTTGATGGATTAAAAACAATTAATGCTGAATTAGAAACACAAGGTGGTCAAACTGGTAATCTTGAAGATTTTATGTCACAATTAGAAAATCTTAAATCCGAAGTTCAAAATTCAAGTATGCCAGCAAAAACAAAATCAGAACTTGAAACAAAAATAGAACAATATATTGAAGATATTGCAAATGCTACTGATGAAAGAGCAGCAAGTGCAGAATTTCAAAAATTTTTAGATTTTTCTCATAAATTTCATAAATATAGTTTCAGTAATATCATGTTAATCTATTTACAAGACCCAAATGCAACACAGGTTGCAGGTGAAGGTAAATGGAATAAAAAATTTCATAGAAAAGTCATTGATAAAAAGAAAGCAATTTCAATTTGGTGTGCAAATAAATTTTTTAAAACTGCAGATGGAAAACTTTCTCAATATACTTTAGACCAGCAAAATAGAGATAATGAATATGTTACAAAAGTTGAAGCAGGTATTGAACAAATTGATAATACTAAAATGAATGCAATTAAAACAAGAAGAAATATTGTTCATGTAAAATTCGACCCATGTGTTGTTTATGATGTTGCAAATACAGAAGGTGAACCAATTCAAGATAAACCGGAATGGGAAGGTGAATATGATGACCGTGCCGATGCAAAAGCATTATTTACAATTGCAAAAAAAAGTTTGGAAAAGATGGGCATGAGAGTAACACAAGACCCTGCAACTGCAGGTGAAGCTGGCTGGAGTAGAAAAGGACAAATAAATGTTAGTCAGAATGCGACTGGTAGTGGTGCTGCATCAACAATATTTCATGAATGGGCACACGATTTATTACATCAATCAGGTGGTAAATTTTATAATAAAGCATTAGATTATTTTCAGAAAAAAGGTGATTTAAATTTTGCAATGATAAAACAAATTAAAGAAATTCAAGCAGAAACAGTATCTGCAGTTCTTTGTAAGCATTATGGATTATCAGTAGAACATCACCCAACATATATGGCTTTATGGCAAGCACAGGGTAAATTAAGTAGCAAACAATTAATTAAAGAAAATATTACAACAATTACTGATGTATCAAACTTTATAATTGGTCAAATTGATGTATATAAAGATGAATTTGAAGCTGCAAGAACAAGTATGCAACAACAAATGCAACCAGAACAATAAAAAAAGCATCATATTCGATGCCTTTTTTATTTTTGGGACTCTTAATATATTTACTTAATCTCAATTGTTTTTTTAGTTAACTTTGTATCACCCACGAGTTTAGGAACAATTACTCTAAGTATTCCATCAACTAATGAAGCACTAATATTTTCTTTATCAATTTCGTCTGGAAGCACAAACATTCTTTCGTATTTACCAAAATAAGTTTGTTTACGATTATATTTTACATCTTTTATTTCTTTACGTTCAGCTTTAATTGTCATAACATCTTTGTCAATATTAATATTCATATCATCTTTTTTTACACCAGCTAATGATATTTCTATTTGAAATTCTTTATCATTTTCAATGACATTATGTTTGGGTATTCTTGCTGTTGTAGTACTTGTTGATGCATCATTCATCATGTCATCAAACAAACTTATGAATGGGTCATAGTGAAATCTTTTTATTAACATATTATATAAATTTTTAAATATAAAATTATTTTTAATTAGAATTAATCAAATGTTATACCATAAACAAATATATGACATCTTGACACTAAAATAGACACGTTGACAAATTTTTAAAATCCTTGCATTATACGTGGCTTTTCAATATATTTGTAAAAATAATTTTATGTAATTTGATTATGAAATGATTCAAAAAATTGCCCATCTTGGGGATATTCATATACGCAAATCACCATCTCGTAATGAAGAATATCAAAAAGTATTTGAAACCTTATATAAAAGTTTAGAAGAACAAAAACCTGATAGGATAGTAATTGTAGGAGACCTCGTTCATGATTATTTAAATCTCGAAAGCGAACAATTAGTTCTAGCTTCAAATTTTTTAAATACATTAGCAAATATTGCTCCTGTTAGAATAACTCGTGGTAATCATGATTTTCTTCGTAAAAATAATAAAAGAACTGATAGCATTGAAGCTATAACAAAAATATTAAACAATCCTAATATTATTTATTATAATAAGACCGGATTTTATGATGATGAAAATGTAACATGGGTGGTTTGGCATCATGGTGATAAGAACAACAATTCTTGGAAAACCAAACAAGGCAAGCAAATTGAAATTGATAGAAAAACTAATAAGAGGGTTTATATTGACCTTTTCCATGACCCAATAAATGGTTGTAAAACCACAACAGGTTTTGAAATGAAAAGTAAATCATATTATAAACTTTCAGACTTCAAATCAGACTTTGGTTTTTTTGCTGATATTCATATCCAACAATACTTAGATAAAAATAAAACTAAAGGATATTGTGGAAGCCTTGTAAGTCAGGATGTTACAGAAGGAGATTCTTGTTTTCACGGATATCTTCTGTGGAATATTTTAAATAAAACAGTTCAAGAAATTCCCATATATGATGATTATTCATTTAAAAATATTAGAATTACACAATATGTTGATTTTGATGATTTGGATTTCGAAATTGAAAATCCAACCAAATATATGAAAATTAGATTCATTTGGGGCACATTACCACAAACACGTACTAAAGAAAATGAGAGAAAAGTAATTGAATATTTAAAATCTAAACATAAAAATGTCACAATTTCACATAAAAATGAATTTCTTGAAAATGAAAAAATTGATGTAAATGAAAATGTTTCATTACAAAATGTAACCACAAAAGAAGTTCAACATGAAATTTTTAAAGAATTTTTAACTAAAATAGGTAGTGATGAACAACTTGTTAATGATGTAATTGCATTAGATGAAGAAATACTTACAGAAATTGATATAGTTGAAGACCAAAGTATAGAATGGAATGTTGTCAAATTTGGTGGTAAAAATTTTATGTCATATGGTCAATTTGATATTGACTGGAGAAATGAAGATGGTCTATATCAAATAATCGGAAAAAATACTTTCGGCAAGACAACTATTTTAAAATCAATTAGTTATGCGCTTTTTGGTAAAACTTTGGAAACTGAAACTCGTATGAAATACGGTGACATACGATTTATTAATAATAGAAATGGTGCAACATCATGTGAGGTATATATGATTATTGAAGCTAATGGTGAATATTTTGGTATTAAAAAGAAAACAGAAATTAATAAAAACAAATGTGGAGAAATTACTGGTGCACCAACAACATTGAGTTATTATATGCTGGCAACGCCAGATGATGAAATGAATGACGAAACATCAATAGAAAAACTTGATGAAAACCATAGAGTAAAAACTCAAAAGAAAGTAGAATCAATTATCGGCAGTTATGATAATTTTATGCGAATTGTAATGACAACTTCCGATTCACTCAATCGCATACTCAGTAACGATATGTCTACATTTATCGACAGTTTGCTCTATGATAGCGGATTGGATATATTTGATAAAAAACTTGAAGGTCTTAAAGTTTATCAAAAACGGGTTAATGAAAAACCTAGAGTTTTATGTAATGTAGAATTTACAAATATGGAGAATGCAAGGTTACAACAGGAAATTATTGCACTTGAAGGAGAAATAACTCAAATTGAAACAGTAAAACTTCCTGACATTCAAAATCGAATTGAAATTGGTAGAAAATATGTGGAAGACCTTTCAAAGAAATTATATAAAATAGACTCAGAAATTTACAATCTGGACGTAGATAAAGCACGAGAGGACATAAGTGCCAATAAAAAGAATATCATTGAAATAAAGGCACAAGAAATGGTTTTAAAGCAAAGTATAATACCATTGAAAGAAACATATGATATTGAAAAATTAAAAATTCTTCTTGAACAAAAAGATACACATAAAACTACTGAATATAATAAAAAATTAGAAATTAAAAATCTTGAACGGCTAAAATCTGAAGAAGAACATAAAATTGAAATAATTAATGGTGATATTTTTAAATTAAAACAAGACGGTATTAAATTAAAAAAAGAAATTGCTGACCTCAAAAATAGTAAAATTTGTAGTCAATGTGGACAAGTTATTGAAAAACAAGAACATAAAGACCATATTGAAAATGCTGTTAAAGAAAAGGAAAAGGAAATGTATATTATTGCTGATAAAATTAATGTAAAACAAGCAATTGATATACATGAACATCAAATAATAATTAATGTAAAGATTAATGAAATTGAAAAAATAAATGAAAGTATAAAACAATCTGCATTAGAAATGGAAGAGATTCTTAAAGAAATAGGAACACTCACCAATGAAAAAAATGATGTTGAAAAACGTAAAGAATTACAAATAGAATTAGACCAAGTTCCAATAAAAATTCAAAATGAAGAACTAAAAATTGGTATTCTTGAACAAAAGATAACAAGCCATGAGAATAGTTTACTTCAAATTGAAGAAAATCAAAAGATTGAAAAGGGTATTGCTACAGCTAAATTAAAATTAAACGAACTTGAAACTGAAAAAACCAATGAGAATGAAAATGTATATATTAGAAAAACAAATATTGGTGAAAAACAATTAAAAATTAAAAATAATGAAGTATTAATTATAGATTTTAAAGCACAAGAATATAGAGATACGGTTATGAATCTTTATAAAAAATGCGTTCATCGGGATGGTATACCAAGACAAATGTTAAGTAATTATATTATACCAAAAATTAATTTAACTCTGGAAAATATATTATCTGTTGCACAATTTAAAGTATGGCTTGATTTAGATGAACTTAGACCCAAATTAAAATATAATGACAGACCTGCAATTATTGATTGTATTAGTGCTAGTGGTAAGGAAAGAACATTTTCTAGTGTAGTATTGAAATTTGCATTAAATCAAATTAATGTAAAAGCAAAACCAACAATATTTTTACTTGATGAAGTAATGGGTAAATTAGATGAGGATAGTATTGAAGAATTTATTGAAATATTACAATTAATAAAAAATAATATGAAGAAAGTATTGGTTGTTGAACATAATGCAAATATTAATCCTGATTATTTAATTAATGTCGAATTAAATGAAGATGGAATATCATCACTTATATTAGAATAAAAACGTATTCTAAAACTATTTATGGATAAACTGTAGATATGGATTTAAAAAAATATGATGAATTAAGAAAAAAGATTAACACTAAAGACTTTGAGGGTAATAATAAGGGTCTTGATAAGTGGTTATATTTATTCTCTTTTATTGGAAATGCTGGTTCTATTTTCTTTTCATACTTTCTTGTATATCCGGGTTTATTAAAAGCAATTACAATTAATTTAATCGGTGGTATTTGGGCAAGTATTTTTGCATTTACTTTCACAATAATATTTCTTGTTATTTTTGAAGTAATTAAACGATATTTAATTAGGAGTTTTTCAACAGATTTTGTTTCAAATAAAAAGAAAATAAAAGCAAGTATTGTTGGTTGGTTAACAATATCAGTTTCAATAATTCTTTTGAGCTTTTACTTATCAATAATTGGTTCAAAAAATTTGGCATCAACAAGCACTTATAAAGATAATGTTATTGAAAATAAAACAACAAATATTACCGATAGTTTATCAATATTATATGAAAAGAAAAAGAAAACATATGAGGATGATAATACAACTTTAAGAATGATTAATAATGATTTACGTCAAAAATTAACAGAAACTCCAGTTACTTATATAACAATTAGAAATCAATATCAAGCAAATATTGATAAAAATGTAAAAATTATTGAAATTAATCAAAATGAAGTGGATAAAATCGAAGATAAATTATCTCAAAATGTTGTTGATTTAAAAACAAATCTTAGTGAAGTAAAAAATGTTAATAAGACAGAAGATGTACAAAACATTATTTTATTTGTAATTGTTGCATGTTTTTGTGAAATTATCATTTTTGCTGGTGTATATTTTAGAGAATGGTTTGAATATAATTTATTTATTATACATCAACAAAAATTTGAAAAAATATATACGAAAAAAGATAGATATCGTTCACTATTAACATTTGTATATAATGATGGTAAATTAACAAATGGCGATAAAGTAATAAGTGGTTTAGAATTAAAAGAATTGGTTGCTGAGAAAACAAATATAGGAAATTCTAATAAAATGGTTGAAGGATTTTTATTTGATATGGATAGACTTGGAGTGTTTAATACTGTTGGTAAAAGAAGATTTATTGCTGTAACATATCATGAAGCAATGAATATAATTGAAAGTTTTGATGATACATTGAGAATATTAGAAAATATGAAATAATTATGAAAAATATTGAAGCATTAGAAAAAGGTAGACTCATTAAAGAGGCATTAAAAATTGTAGATAAACTTGCTAAATCAGATTTGGCAGATATAGACGGTAAATTTACAAATGATGATTTTGATTATGGAAGTTTACAAGATTTAATAATAAAATCTCGTTCATTAAAGAAAAATCAATGGTGGAAATTATTTTAAAATATGATTAGTCAAAGTGAAAATATAATTAAACGCTTACGAAAAGAAGGCAAAGTGACTGAAGTAATTATGACTTCTGAACAAATATCTGAATGGATGAAACAAATGGTGAAAATTAAAGAAGAATTTAGAATAAAAGAAATTAATTCTTGGCAAGCAGCTAAAGATGTGTATTTAGATTAAATTAAAATAATTATGAGTAAAACAGACTGGAATTTAAGATTTATGAGAATGGCTGATTTAGAGGTGGCTCAATGGAGTAAAGACCGTTCGAGAAAAATTGGTGCAGTAATTATTAAAGACAGAGAAATAGTTACAACTGGTTTTAATGGAATGCCACGAGGTGTTAATGATGATGTTGATGCCCGTCATGAAAAACCCGAAAAATATCATTGGTTTATCCACGCAGAATCCAATGCAATAATTAATGCAGCACGACAAGGTAAAAGTACATTAGGTGCTGATATATATGTTAATTTATTTCCTTGTGATACATGCGCTGGATTTATTGTTCAAGCAGGAATAAAAAAAGTTTTCTGTGATAAAGAACCTGATTTTAATGACCCTAAATTTGGTGAAGGATTTAAAAGGGCATTGATAATTTTATCTGAAGGAAGTGTAGAAGTTATATACATGAATTATGATGCACATAGATAATGAAACATATAAAATAAATGAAGTAAATCGTCATAAAACTCAAACAGTTAAAACACAAATTGTATTGGCATCAAGTTTGAGAAAAGATAGTTATTATATTACTAGATTATTACATAAAGATTTTGGTAAAACAAAAAAATGGAACACATATACTATTAGTAGAGATGGAACTATTTTTCAACATTACGATAATAAATATCATTCAGATTTTCTTGGCATTAAAGAAGTAGATAAACAATCTGTTTCAATTATAATGGAAAACATGGGAAGTTTATTTCAAACAACTGAAGGAAAACATATTAATTGGATAAATGAAGTTTGTGATGAACAAAATGTAATTGAAAAACAATGGTATGGATATAATTATTGGGAAAAATTTTCAGATACACAATTAGAAAGTTTAGTATTACTTTGTGAGGAATTATGTGAACAATTCAATATTCCAAAAGTTTGCATTGAATTTCATCATTATCATAAAGATACTATTAAATTTAGAGGTATTGTATTTAGAAGTAATTATATCGAAGATAGTAGTGATATAAATCCATTATTTGATATTTCCAAATTCAATGAAATGTTACATAAAGAACTTGTATGAAAAAAATTATAAGAAAAATTGGAGATTGGTGGTGGTTAAATGTTGGTTTTCATCATTACATGCATAAATTAGAGAAATATGTTAAAAAGAATTCAATTGTTTTAATATATACTGATGTTGATTAAGTATTTATAATAAAATTTATATGGATAATAAAAATATAAACAACAAAAGTACACCGAATCAAATGCGTATTCTTATGAAAAGAATACGTGAAGGAAAATATGAAGCAAGTGAATCACCAAAAGAAATGAAGAAGGATTTATCTATACGTGATATGCTTAAAATTACACGTAAAATTAATGAGGGTATTGGTGATGATGAACAAAAAATAGCACAGAATAAAAAAACCGTCTATGACCAAAGCAGAGAAGAAGAAAAATTTAATGATTTTTTTAGAGATATGAATGTTAATATTAAATTCATTGATTTAGAAATTTATGATAATTTGGTTTTCTGGGGTGGTACAATTGATGGTGTAATTCAATTTATTTATAAAGTAACACCCGATGAAAAAACATCAGGAGTTGAATTTAATTATTTGGAAGATTTTTCACCAGATAATCCCGAAAATGATGAAATTGTAGGTAGAATTGAATCATATTATGATACATTTTTTAAATACTGGAGAAATAACATGTTACAACAATAATAATTAAATTTATGAACGCAATATTATTAAAATTTTGGACGTTTTTAAAACAAAAAAACAATATGTTAATTGCAATTGTAATTGCTATCATTTTGTTTTTGTCTATAGTCGATTATTTTCAACATAAGAAAATTGTAGGACTGAAAGATAAATATGATACAGAAGTTAAATTAAAAGATGCTTTGCTGGATACTGTTCATGTTTATAAAAATAAACAAGGCGAAATGGTTGCTGAAAAATTGACAATGCAAGAAACAGTAAAAAATCTTAGCAAAATGTATGGTCAATTAACTGCTTCTCAACAAGAATTGATGGATAGAGTAAAAGATATTAATAAAAAGAATGATATTATTGCAGCAGCATTAATTCAAACCAATGTAAATCTTGATTCACTAAAAGGTGGAAAAGTTAGTATCAATGAAAAAGATAGTAGCATTACTTTTAAAGATTCAACAAAAAATATTAAATATGATTTATTAATTAGTCATGCAATTCCCGCATTAAAAAATGTTAAACCATTATTAACATTTAAAGAATTTTTACTACCAAATAAACAATTTATTGAATTTCATTGGGATAAAAAAGCAAAAACTGATTATCCCGTATCATTTAGTGTAAGTAATAGTAATGATTATTTTAAAACAGTAAATATTGATAGTTATGCAATTCCTGCAATTAATAAAGATAAGATAGATAAATCTGATTGGAAAAAATTTACTGATTGGATTGGAAAAAATAGTAAATATGTATTAATTGGTGGTGCTGGTGTTGCAGTAGGACATTTTCTTATAAAATAAAAATATGTTTAAGCAAACATATTCAAGAACACATGTTTTATTAATATGCGTTCTTTTTATTTTTAATGCCGATTAAGTATTTATAATAAAATTATTATATGAATAATGATGATGTAAAAAAAATCGTTAATGATGAAATTAATAAGTTTGTTAATGATGCTTTAGATAGGGAAGTTAAGAAAATACTTAAAAAATCTGGAAGTCAAACAAGAAATGAAATGATTTCAACAATAAAAGATAGTATGGAAATGGTGTTTAAGACATTATGGGTTAAAAAGGATTTTTGGAAGACAGGAATTAAGTAATCGATTGATTATTAATGAGTTATGAGAAGTAAAGAAGCAATTGCAAAAAGTAAAAGAAATTATTATCTAAGAAATAAAGAAAAGATATCACAATATGCTAAAGAATATGTTCAAAAGAATAAAGAAAAAATTTCACAACGTCAAAAAAGATGGTCGTTAATAAATAAAGAAAAAATTAAAAATCGATTATCTGAATATTATCAAAATAATTCTAATATAATAAAAAAACGTAGTTCTGAACGTTATTTAAATCAAAATAATAAAATTCGATTAAAACAAAAAGAATATTATAAAAAGAATAAAGAAAAAATTTCAAATATTATTTTAAAATATCGTGAAAAACATAAAGACAAAATTTCAAAATATTTAAAAAATTATAATAAAATTAATAAAGAAAAAATTGTAAAGCAAAGGTCTGAAAATTATTTTAGAAATAAAGAAGAACGAAATAAAAAAAATAAAGAATATAGAGAAAAAAATGGTGAGAAAATTAAGGAATATAACATAAAACGTAAAGAATGGATAAAAAATTATAATTATATATATAAAAAGAATAGAAATTCTAATGATGCTTTATATAAACTAACGACTAATATTAGAAGTTTAATTCGTTGTTCCATAAAATTAAAAGGCAATAAAAAATCGTCAAAAACACAAGATATTCTCGGTTGTACGTTTGAAGAATTTAAAAAACATTTAGAATCAAAATTTGAACCTTGGATGAATTGGAATAATTATGGGAATTGGAATGGATATCCCAAAGAAATAAATACTGCATGGGATATTGACCATATAGTACCAATGTCAACAGCAAAAACCGAAAAAGATGTTTTAAAGTTAAATCATTATACCAATTTTCAACCGCTTTGTTCATACACCAATAGACATATTAAATCGGGAAATATTATTACTATAAACAATTGATAATATTCAAGTATTTATACTAAAAAAGAACAAATAATGGCAACATTTAAACCAACATTAGCAAAACCGATAAGTGTACAGTCAAAGAAATATGAAAGTAATTTTAATAAAACTATGCATAACACTGCACCTGATGTTAAGTTAAGTGAAAGTATTGTAATGAATGAAATTGATTCATATTTAAATGAAGAAGATTTTAAACTTAAGAAAAAAATATTTTCATTGCCGAAAATGGAAGCATTAGTTTTTTCTGACCCAAAATTAAGTGCAGAATATAATAAAATGATGGGCGATGGTAAAGATGATAATACTGGAACAAATCGTTATGGATACCACGCAAACGAAACCGTTCAAAATATATTGTTCAATGATTATGTGCTTAATAGCCCAAAATATTTACAAAAATATAAAATGGCAATACCTGTAAAAAAAGAACGCAGGGACCAAAGCGGCATTAATCAATTAAAACAAGCAGGAGAAGAAAAAATGAAAAAGACTGACAGTACAGGAACTAAATTAGTTGAACCCAAAGTTAAATCTGAAGTTGATGAAACTAGTGAACCATTAACTAAAGTATTATTTTTAGTTAATGAAAAAGACCCCAAAAATCCTGATTTATTTGCATATTTTCCTGAAGAAAATTATGACAATAAAGGAAATTTAAAAGTGGGATATTCTCATGTTGGTCAACACGGTGGAGTAGACCCAAGGTATGCAAAAGAAAGTAGACTTGCAACTCCTGAAGAATATCAAAATCTTAAAACCGAACTTGAAAGTATTGGTTATAATTTTGATGTATTAAATTCTACAAATGAAAGTACGGGTGCTGCAGGTGGTTCTGGTGCATTCGCTCCAGCATTAGGATATAAGAAGAATACGATTAGTGAAGAAAATGAAATTGACGAACCAAATGAAGAAGATTGTTTTATTTCATCAAATGGTTATAAACTTTCAGTTAGTTGTGGTGGAAAATTTATTGGTGAATTTGTTGAAGACCAAGACGCATTTGATGCAGTAAAAACTTGGAAGGAT